TGGTACATCTGTATCCTTTTCAGCTATCGAATCTGGTACGAAAACAGTAACGTTTACTGTATCAAGTTGACCGTTCGGATTATAGAAACTTAGATACCTCTTAACACCGTCATTTGTAAATAGCACTGTATCATTCCATGGATTAGCCCGCTTATAAGAAGATGTATAGCCAGAGCCGAAAACATTGATTCTGTTAGTTCTCGCGGTGTTAAATTTAACAAGGTATGTTGTATGAGGTTGTAGAATAAAATCCGTCTGTAAAGTTTCGGTTGCTGTAAACGTTCCGACGTAGGTGAACAGTAAGCCGTTTGCAGCCTTAACCTCATCTTTAGTCACTAAGTTCTCGATTTGCTCAGGTAGAAATTCACCTGCAAGCAGTTGATACGGTGGGTATCTTGTGTCTATGTTGAAAACGGCATACGCTGCATTTTGAGGCGCAACGATTTTTTCTTTGCTGTAGACGCTCGCATCTCCACGTCTAATTACATTGCTCGATTGTGCCGCAGATAAAAACGCATAAGGTCTCGCACCTATCGATGCTTGGCCGGTAAGATAGAAGACATCTCCGGGCTGACATGCGAGACAAACGCATTTATATGAGGATGCATCACCTGTCGGCGCAAACGGCTCGATGTATGAATAATTCCCCGTGCCATAATATTTTCCTACGACCCATTCAGAAATTTCAGAGACGCCTGTGATCTCACTTAAACTGCTTTTCAAATCCCCTACCTGCTCCCGGATGGCCTCGCCCAGCGTAGCATGCGACACACCGTTAACGTCGATTCTCGCATTTTCAACCTCTGCTGCTGACGGGGCTTCGCCGCTGGGGGCGATGATCTGGTTGATCTGGGTCTGAAGAAGCGTGTCGCCGCTCTCGCGGTTCGTGATCTCAGCGCTCACCGCCGACGTTCTGGCCGCGATCTCGTCCGCAATGCCCTGCTGGAGCGCGGTGTCCGCCTCGGCCCTGGCGGTGGCCTCCTCCGCGATCCGGTCGCCGGTCGCCTTGGCTTCCGCTGCCTGATCCTCCTGCGTCAGCGTCTTGTCGATCGTGACATCCATCGTAGGGATCGCGGTGATCGCGCTTGCGAACGCCGTTGGACTCATAAGCTCGTCGGTGCCGCCCTTCGCGCGGATTGCATCCGCTGTGCTTGTCAGAATCGTTTCGTCAATACTAACTCTACTCATTAGTAAGTCCTCCCTTCGGCTGTTTCAAGTGTACCCGTGAGCGGATGACGGATAATCGTGACCGTCGCTGCGGTCCCTGGGTCTAAATCAGATGCAACATTTTTAGTTACCCGCACTGCCGCTGCATAACGTGGAGTGGTGTCCGTGATCCGAAACTCATAAAGTGTACATGCAAAGTCTTTTGGATTCAACACGACGTTAAACTGCACAAGTTTTGCACCCACCGCGCTCACGTTATTCATAAACGCAACAGCATTTAAAGTCGATACGGATTTCTCTTCATCATCAGACGAAGGGAGAGCACTAATGTTCATCTTAACTGTAACTTCATTACTGCGGATTCCGCTCCAAACCTTTCTAAAAAGAATAAGACTGCGGGCGATGCCACCCGCAGTCTGCTATCATTACCACTCAAACATAAGAGGGGATTCGGTCGTATAACCCTCTCCGTTATCGAACAGTGTATCTCTCGTAAAACAATAAACGCCAGTTGTAGGAACGTGGTATGTGCCACGACAATTATGATTATTGTCGGTGTAGTTCATCGTGTAGTCACCAGCGTTAAGGAAGTACAGGCGATGATACGGGTTCTCCGTGTACAGGACATAGCCCATACCAGCGGGAGCCATAGGTACAAGGTCATTGTACGCGATATTCCCAGCCTGTGTGCCGTTATAAACGTCGCCATTGGCCTCGCGCCCCCAATAGTAACCATAACCAGACGCTTCGGTAATATAGTTGCCAACCGTAATAACACGTTGCGTACCATCGCGAGCTGCCACCGTATAAATGGCCTGACCGGCAATCTGACTTAAATCAGAGGGCATCAGAGTCCCCGCCAAGGTCAGCTTAGATTCACACGCATGAATATACCGGCTAAACTCGAAATAATCGATAGGAGCGCAAATAGTTTGCCAGCCGGAACCAGGTAATTCGGACGGTTGGACATATTCGCTGCTACTGGTTGTGGTCAAAGGAATCTCAAGGTGAGCAACATAAGTTGGATTCGCTGTCGGCACCGGCGTAGGCTCGTTGATTGTTTTGCCAAAAGCAATATAGTAATAAGTCTTACCCTTATCGTTGAACATCTTGGCCGGATCACTGCTGGAGTTTGTGTTTGTCAGATACCAAGACATTGTAGTATCAGTCCATAAAGTACGCACATCCGCACAAGCAGTTTCCTGCCCAACAAAGTGCGCCCAAGGCGAACCCCTCATGCAAATAGCGGGGGAGTACCTCGCTTCATTTTCATATGCATTAGGGAAGTGCAGGTCTGCATGGAACAACAGGACAGCCAGCGGTGCTTTATTACCCAACTCGGTCGAGAAGTCATGCGTCATCATATTGCTCGGACCAAACGCAGACGACGTGCTTGTACCGTGATAAGCACCGAACGTCATCGAGACCTCACGATTCGTGGTTGCATCGTTAAGCCCGAGCTTATCCATAATATCCGGGAGCATCCCGTCATGCCAGACAGGCACAGACGTGGATACAGGGTCACCAGTGGCCGTCTTGGTCACGCGCTGGATTTGAAGTACATTCTTATCCAAACCGTTAGCGGACGGTGCTAAGAGCAGTTGGTTAATCGAATATGCGCTTTCGTTGGTCGAGTAGGTTTCATTGGCGATATAGGTATAATCCGAAACTGCATCATGCCGAATGCCTGTATGGCTCTGTGTGTTTGTGTTGGAACGAGTTGGGCCATACATGCTCATAGAGGCAGAGTGCCCGGAGTTATAAGCCGTACCAGCTTCGGGTGTTTGCGGGTTGATAACAAGCGGTGTTTCAACGGGCAAACCGTTCAACATAAAAGTATAGTAGTTAGTTGTGCTCCCAGCTTCGCCGTCATTGGCGAACACCTGTAAAATGCGACGAGGATCGCTCTGATACGGGGTGACAACAAGACCAGCCTGCGCTTCTTCAGGAGTGCCGGTGGCCGAATCAAGTTGCTGTACTAAAAGCCGCAGATTGCCATCCGAAGCAGTACCGATAACTGCGTAGGAAAGGGCAGAGGCAGTATCATTCAGAACAAGACTGGGGTTTTGTTTGGAAATAGTAATGTTGCCGGACATAATGCCGCCCGCCGTAGGAAGGTACGCCGCCTCAAAATTCTCCAACCATTCATACAGCGTAGTGGAAGTGTCAGCTGCATCGACCGCGTTCGTTCCAACATACACATGCTTAGAGTTGAGAATAGGGAAGTCTGTACCGCCAAGGCAGTACAGGCCACCGGCGATAGGTACTGTTCCGTTCCAATTAATCGTTCTTGCCATTTCATCACCTCACTTATGATAAAGGCAGGGTTGCCTGAACTTGCCAAACACCGGGGATCGGCTGCTCAGACCTATGAATATAATAAACGCCGCCATCCGGGCCGCCGACACTAATAGGAGCGCCGTTCCGATAAAGGGTATAAAACCCGCCCGGCCACTGAGACGTTACATAAGTAATCAGCGGACCATTGCTCAAGTTCTCCACATTAATAGTGCCAAATCTGGCTGGCGTTAAGAGAAAACGATACTGTTGTTGCGCTGAGATGGACGGGATTGCCAAGGAAATATTGCACGGCGTCCCTTGGGTAGCCTGAATTGGTACACCAAACGCACGGAAATTGTGGTTGGCAATCATCGTATCAATTTCGGCTTGGGTAAAACTATGAGCATAGATAGGGAACGTTAAAGGTACTGCCGTTGAAGTCCACTTAGCGTAGAGATTTGTGTCTGCATAGATCGAAGAGGCGGGGTTAAACTCAGTCCCAGCCATGCAAGCGGCGCTTGTATACCAGCCACCAAAAGCATAATCTGTCCGAGTCGGATCTTCTGGCATAGTAATAGGAGCGCCGTCAATTACAGTAACAGTTTCTAACACAGCTTCATTGTAATTAAGGTAGAACGTAACGGTATGCAAACCGTCGCCGGTCTCCAACCAATGAGCATACAGCTCTGTATCTGCTGTAATATAGAACGGGTTTGAAGCTTCCTCACCGGCTATCTCATCTGTGAACCAGCCAAGAAAACGATAACCAACTACCTGCGCAATATTATCGGCCTCATCGATCGTTACATACGACTCAGGGCGAAGCCCACTATAAATAGATGCAGATGGACCGACAGTGCCATCCGGGAGATTATAGGTTAAGGTTAGAGTAACACGGGGCTGAGACTGCCACACAGGCCACAATTCAAGATTAGTGGTAATAGCGGTAGAAAAGTCGAATGGATCGTTGGTGGCCGGATTGTCAGTCCAATGAACAAAAGTATACCCAGCTCGCGTCACAGTCGGGGGAGTAACAAAGCTACCGGTAGTTACCTCTTTGACAATAGTGCCGCCGCTTCCGTCATAAAAGGTGACCGTATAAGATATAACGGTGGCCAATGTCCCACCGGGATGTTGTTCGATATGTCCATAGTCTCTGGTGTCTTTATTGGGGGTATCCCACGTTTCGCCATTCGATCCATTACCGGGGTTTAACTCGACATCAACCGTAGTATCCGGATTGCCCGGTGTTACTACATCGACAATATCAGGAGTGGAAGTATTAGAGTTAATTGCATCGCCTAAAGCCATAATCCACCTCCTTATCTTTTTAATTACGTCCAAGAACATGTTTAAACTCCTCAATTTTTTCGTCAAAGACTCCGCATCCAAGCCACCTTCTTGTGTTAAACGCACAATTTCATCGCGCCCGCCATAATCAATACATCCGATCTTCCGCTTCAGGAATGGACACGAGTGCATATTCCAGCGCGTCCGTAACCTGTAAGAACTTACCAGCGTCTCCCGTCTGCGGTTCAGGCACAATGCCACCTAACATTTGAAATAAGGATTGTTTAGTAATACGGCGCACATTGCCATTGCTCTGCACAATAACAAAGGTATCGCCGCTATTTAAATCAGCAACAACTTGTTTTTGATTTAATTTAATAGCCGCCATCGTATCCTCCTTTCATCAACATTTAAGAGGTTGCAAGATAGTACGTAGTATTAATTCCAGGCGTACCCGCAAACGAACCGCCAGTACCAGAGAACATATTGCTGAGTGAGTACGCCCCGAGGGTTCCTGTACCAGAAGCAGGGATTCTGTATGGCACAGTATAACTGCCATCGCTCGTCTTAGAAAGCTTAATGCTTGTACAGCCGCTGAACATATAGTAATAACAGCGCTCAGTTAACGTTGTAGCCGGAAGAATCGGCGGCATAGTTAGACTTGTACAACGATAGAACATATCGTAATAACAGCGCTCCGTTAACGTTGTAGCCAAAAGTGCGGGTGCCGAAGTTAAGCTTGTACAATTATAAAACATCTCTCGACAACAACTCGGTGCCAATGTAGTAGCCGCGAGTTCGGGTGCCGAAAGAAGTCCTGTACAACCATAAAACATCCCCGCATAACATTCGCTCGCTAACGTAGTCGCTGGAAGATCAGGCGCTACAGAGATGCCTGTGCAACCACGGAACATCGAGTAATAACAACGATCCGCCAGTACAGTGGCCGGGAGGGTGGGCGGTGCAGTAAGGCCCGGACAATTATAGAACATATACTGGTAACAGCCAGATACCAACGTAGTAGCTGGGAGAGTTGGAGCTGTACTAAGGTTTGTACAATTGTAAAATATTCCACTATAACAAGAATCGGCCAATATCGTAGCCGGAAGCGCTGGTGCTGTGGTAATGCCCGTGCAACCAGAAAACATACTCTCATAGCAAGAGCTTGCCAGCGCTGTGGCCGGGAGTGTGGGTGCTGTAAGCAAGTTAGTACAGCCAGCAAACATATTGTTATAACAAGCAGTTGTCAATGTCGTAGCTGGGAGCACAGGTGCAGACGTAAGCCCTGTACAACCGTCAAACATAGCTACATAACACGAATTTGACAGTGTAATAGCTGGTAACTCGGGTGCGGTGGTAAGACTTACACAATCGTAAAACAGTCTGTCATAACAATGTTCGGCCATCGCCGGATGTTCGCCCAAAGCAACAGTCTGATAATCTAACAATAGTTCAATGTTACCGATACACGAGACACCATTTGTGTCAGATCCGGTAAGTACGAAACGTTTAGAAGTGCCATAGCTACCGCCAGTTATTACAGTGTTCCCGACACCTCTGAGATAAATCGTATTATCAGCTCCAGATGCAATTTCACTACCATCCCACTCTGTCCACTCAGCCGCATCAGTCGAAGCATACAGTGTTCCGTCCCAATGTTTTGCACCATCACCCGTTGCAAGCGTCGCAATATTTGAGAACGTCAGATATGATTGGGCGGGATCGGGTGCGCTTTCATCATTATCAACGAAATAACGCCAATCTTCATCAAGCAACTGTGCCGACAACTCATCAACCAAGTACGGCACATCTTCCGTTCGCACGGGGAGGGTTATATCATAGAGCATTATGCGAGGAGGCGCATTCCAAATAACGTCGTAGGTAAACATAGTTCACCTCACGATGCAGAAGTATATGTAATTGCGTACGGATGCGGGTTCCGCACGATATACATGTGACCACGGAAGGGGATGCCGATCGCACCATCAGCAGAGCGCACAGTAATCTGATAAATAAACTTTCCATAAAGCTCGGCTGTGTCCACAGATGGGATAGAGAAAGCGGCCAGACACATATTGCCATCGTTATCCTCCGCAATCGCGGTCTTATAAACAAGGGTAGGCGTGTCCTCGGGTGTCTTGTACTGTGTTTCATCCATATACTTAACGACCGACAAGGTCGCCATACCATCAGTTAAGTTTAAATAAGTACCATTAGAATCCTTAAACCTAAAGCCTCGCATCTGTGTTTCGCCGCCAACAAAAGTCCACTCAGGAAGCAAATCATAACTTGTAAGCATCTATGCTCACCCCCCTATATTGATCGGGTACTCACAGGTAACCGTAACTGTACCGCTGACACCGCTATCGCCAGCAGTTACAAAGTGATTCCAGCCATCAACCAGTCTCGGGAAATAATAGCTTGTACAATACTTATACAAGTTCAAACCTCCTGTATTATCAGTGATGACCTTGTTCTCACAGTCAATCGTGACCCTGGTGACAGAGCTGGGCAGACCGGCAAAAATCAACTTACGGTTACTGTCAAATTCATTATATAGTGCAAACCCGTTCGTTCCGGTCGAAGTCAGCTCAACCTGGATCTTCGGGTAATAGTAATCGTTGATATTGGCACGACTGTAAATATCGGCAGCGTCGCCCAGTGCGACCGTTGTAATCTCAGGCAAAGTGTAGGCATAAGGAGAGTCACAGTGTACAGTACACTTATAAGCCCACTTCTGCATATCAATCTCAATCGTCTCCAAATCGGTAATCATACAGCGGAAACGCAGATCGTCTAAGTCTGTCTGGGAAATGGACAACCATTTATATCCATCCTTATGGAGAAGCCACTTAGCCACCTTAGCCATATCGAACCGGGTAATAGGCTCTTGCTTCTCAACGGTCAGCTCATTGGCGCCAAAGATAATGGTGAACTCTAAGGCGTCTTCATACCCTCTATCATAGTAGAGAGTACGGAACCGTCGCTGCACCCGTTCCTCATAAAGGGTTGGGCCTTTAGCAAATACACTGTCTCCCGGTTTCGTGGAATCAAATTCATACAGCATCATGCCGAATTCTTCACATGAGATGCCGTTAAAAGAAAACGATGATCCGTAAAAACTCATGCGACACCTCCCTTAATAGAATAGCCCCTCCCTAAGAGGGAGGGGCGTGGATTCTTATTCAGATGCCTCGGCATCCTTATCTGTATCAATGCCCTGTGTAACAATGTCCTTCAGGACAGTCATAGAACCAGCAAGGTTTGTTACGTTCTGGAATCCCTGAACGCTGGTTTGGTCAAGTGCCGTTAGTGCGGCATTGATACGCGCAATTGCTTCATTAACTTTCATACTCATTTTACTCCTTTTATTCTTTATTATGATGCGTCCTCTAAGGCGCTAACACGCTTGTCTAACTCCATAATGTCTACTGTTTTGAGCGGCGTCAGTTCGTCTCCATCAACCTCTCCCTCGACAGCATAACACCCGTTTGCTGTCACGACAAAATCATGGTAACTACTACCATCATTGTATCGTATACGGGCTCCGGCGTTTGTTACAATAACATAAGAACCCTCTGACTCATATGACAACACACCGTTACCATCAGTGTAAACACCGGCATTACCAAGTTTGTTATCGCTAATAATCGGGCTGCTGTCAGATTTTGAAATAGGGCCATACGACGGGGTAAACATTGCAACGCCGTATGTAGTGTTGTCGAATCGATCACGTCCTGTTGCAGGCATCAAAACACCGTAGCCACCTGTGATATCAGAGTCGCCTTCAATCTGACTTGCAACAACAAACCCACTTAAAGCATAAATGTTGTTGCCAAAGATTTGCGGCGATTCAATCCTGCTCCAATCGATATAGGTATCTGCAATATAGGCCGGTAACGCATTCTCGGGCGAAGCATCAAAGTCAAAGCGAACCCAGACACCCTCATTAGCGTAATAGACATCTGTTGTCAGGTCGGCTTGGCCTATAAAATCGTTATAAGGCAGGTTGTTCAAATAGAACCCGGTGACGACACAGGTGTCACCATCCCTCTTATTCTCATGCCAATCTTGGATATCCCTACTGCTATTGTCTTCAGCATAACGATAATATGCCTTGGTCATATTGGAGAAGTTGGTAGGCCAGGTAATACTGCCGCCAAGCACAATATTGCCATTCATGTTGACGTTACCGTCTTTGTCAATGGTAAAGTTATAGTTTTTGGTGGTAGGATTATAGCCAATCGACGTGTCGCCCTCAGAGTTGACGTTGAAGTTATAGATGGTGTTGCCCGCTGGGGTGGTCGAGCCAGAGTCACCAATGTGCAGAGCTGTACCGGTGATTTCAGCATTGCCATTACCGGACAGCGTACCGCTCAGGTCAGAACTATAGATCTGGCCTTTGAAGTAGGCGTTGCCCTGCATATCTAACCAGAAGTTTGCGACAGGCGGGTTGTCCGGGTCATAATTAGAGAGATCAGCAACAGACGAACCGTCTTTTAAGAGAGCATTACCGTCAGCATCTATAAGCGTACCTTTTCCACCAATAATACCCAGCCGTGCATTCTCAAAGATAGATCCTATGCCATTGTGAAGATTGAACGTGGAGTTGGACAGGGTAGCACCGTTGGCATCTACTCGGAACTTAGGGTTTGGAGTAGCCTGTCCATCATCGGCAGTGCTTTCAATGACAAGGTTGTTACCAGCAAGGATCTTACCGACGATAACGTTGCCAACTACACCGTAATCGACCAGCCCTGTCTCAGGGTTATAAATCTCACCGATGGCTACGTCAGCAGTGTCCCAGTTATCAGAGGTCATCACGATGTTGTTGTTGACCATCCAAACCTGTTTAGGGTTAACGTTGCCATCATCATCTATCTGCTTCAAGCGGATACCACCCTGATCGATAGTAACAGACTGATTCTTACCGGCCAGCACATTGTTCTTGGCAGCATCCAGCGCACCCGTGATAAAGTTATACACAGCGTTGGATGCATTGGAATTTGTATAGGCACGGGCAGAATACTTCCCGGCATCAGCCTGTTTGCTCGTAGTGACAGCTTTATCCAGGATATCACTTAGCTTAAAGGCAGGATCACTCAGCGAATACTTGTTGCCAAATTCCAGCTTCAGCTCGGTAATATCCTCGAAGTCCATCTCAGCACCAATCAGGATAGGCTCGTACACTGTATCGTCGTCCAGCTCCAGATAGAGCTTTTGACCTAAATACAGGGCATTTTTAAAAGACTCAAACTCTTCCAAATTCAGGAAGTTAGCACTGTCAATCGAGAATTCATAGGTAGGCTCTGCCATTTTGGACAGCGTGTCCATAGCGTAATCATAAAGCTCGCGCTCAACAGATAAAGCCTCATAGGTCGAGCTCGTCTCAGAGAGGTAGAGCAGACCATCTTGATTTGCAATCTCAAACACAGCACTAACAGCTCTGTCATTAAAACCAAAGTTACTGCGTACCGTAGCGGCAATACCGATATCATCACCATCGTCATAATCAAATTCATTATGCGTGGTGTTCGAAACGTAGGTAACCGTACCTTTCTGGTCATAATACGAAGTGTTCACGCTGTACTGAGCATTCAGAGCTTTGGCTTCGTCGGTCATCTGCCCATAGTAGATAGACGCAACAAACGAACCGTTGCCATAGTCCAGCACTGTAGCAGAAATCAGCTTGGACATAATCACAGGGATAGGCGTGAACCCGTTCACAGTCTCACCGCAGATGCCGACATACCCTCCACTGATAGAGTAGGTGGTAATATTTTCACCGGTAGTGACTGTGACAACACACTCGTCGTCACCAACAGACATAAAGTAGATATACCCCGGTCGTGCATCGACACTCGCCACCGATTGATTTTGCATACCGGAAGCATAGGTACTGACCTCGGACAGTACAAAGGTAGAGTCCTGAAGGTCGCCCTCTTTGATATACTGGTTGAGCGTCTGATACTCAGGCACAGAGAAATATTTCTTCGGTGCTAACCTGTTTGTAATCTCCTGAAGTTCGGCGTACACACTGTCAATCGTTGCTTGGTGAGCAGTAATCAGTGCCTTTTGTGCGTCGATCTGATCCTGAATATCACTAAGCTTTTCTTTGGCAGCGTCAATAGCCCTACTGTATTCGGTGGCACTATCTGTTCCATCCGCAACAGCCTGCAAAGCCTGTTGATTGATGGTGCGCACAGTTTCTTCCTCAGTATACTCACCTTGCAAAACAGAGAGAGCCTGCTGTTCCATAAGCAGCCGTTCGGTCAACATCGCATACTGGATATTCAGGTTGTAGAACCTATCCTTAGCCGTATTGATATCCGTTACCCACTGCTGATACTTCGCTGCCAGCTCAGAGCCAACGTTCTTTTCTGTGGCATAGTGAGAAAGGTCGTAAATCTTGTTGCCGCCTATAGGGTTGATAGTGCTAATATCAACGCCGTCAGCACCACTTACGGAAAGGCAGGTCGTGATATTATCAGTGTCCTCTTTAACAGTTATCTGACGGGTCAGATTATCTTGAGATAAGAACACGGGGCGCGTACCAACACTGCTCGTATCATTGATAGAACGCATATTGATGTATCGCTGGTTAATGTCGAAGTCGAAGACACACCCATAGCTCTCCTGAAGCGTTTCCTTCATAAAATTATAGACGTTCACTTCTTCGCCATCAAAGGTGCGATAAGGGCAGCCAGCCCCGTAGAGAGAAGAATCACAACTGCCAACAGACCACTTGGGCATTGTCTCTAAGAGCATATCCATAATGGAGAGCGTAGTGTGCGTAGGGTCATATAAGGGGAATGTGCCCTCTTCGATATATGCTTGCTTCAACGTGAACTCATAGTCAAGAGAGTAGGCTGTACATTTCTTAACCTCTGTTAGGCCATCACTTTCAGTGGATGGATTGGCCAGCATAAACCAGCCAATGTTGTGCCACTCAATGTATTGCAGGCCAACGACTTCATCATATCCCGGCGTTTCCACGCCATTAACATAGCGGGGGAGATCAAAGGTAAGCTCAGAGATCTCGTTGAACAGGATATGTGCGTGAACATTAATAGCATTGCCCAGCGAAGCAAGCCGTTGCTGTTGAGCGTTGCAAAGCACCAATATTTGTTGTTCACTGTAATCTATCCTTGAAAAGTCTATAAGCACTTTCTCACCCCCATATAGTAGAACCCTCCCGCCACCATATAGCAACGGGAGGGGGTAAGTGTTTTATGCACGGACACCACGCCTGTTCATCGTAGTACGCAGACGTTCCAGCGCAACCTCGGCAATCTCATTGCCAAAGCGTCTGGCCGAAGCCGTGTCTGTGTTATTGGATTGTAAGGTTACATTAAAGGTAAATGTATCACCAGAAGCCCGGTTGGACTCTTGACCATTGTAAGCCCGATTACCCATCCTTGCCATAACTGACTGAACAGACAGGGTAGAGGCAAGTGTGTCAAGAATGGACTGGAGGTTTTTCTTCTGTCCATCATTTAGGACAAGCTCACCACGCTTCAACACAGCAAACATTTCACTGTCAGTCAGCCCGGCAGTTTTTCCAACGATACCACCGGAGTGGAAGGAGGGGAACCCATAGTAGCTGTACAGCGGGATGGTTTTGCCTTTTACTTTGATAAACCAACCGTTATCATACCAGACAGTTAAACCATTGGCATTCAGCGTAGCCGCGTCTTGTTGATTGAGCTGATGGTAGTTTGCAGTTGCCGCATTCTTGGGGTTCTGCTTACGTTCCACACTGCGGTTGTACATGCGGCTGACGATATCTTCCAGATTGACAAAGCGCCTGCTGTTTGACGTAGTTGCACCGAGGCTATCGCTAAAGCTACTGGGAGAAATAGAGATAGCATCCTGCAAACCAGCTTTTTTATAAGCGACCTCAAGTTGGCCATTATATGCTCGTAGTGCTTCTGTGGCAGTATTCCATGCGGTTGTGATAGAATCTGGGCCGTCGATTTCCGTCTGATGATCTACAGCGTATTGATGCAGGCGCTCATAAAGAGAACCCGTGTCAGACTCAATCATTTTGATAGCTTTGAGATAAAGCTGATGCTCATCATCAAGCTCGGCCTGGATCTCTTCTTTCCGTTGTTCAACACTATCCTGATACGCTTCTTTTTCTTTATCAAGACGTTCGGTCAAAGCGTCCTCGGCGTAGTCATTATTAGCATCAGCAACTTCAGCTTGGAGATCAGAGAGTTCAGATTCGAGAGAGGCACGTTTTGCTTGCGCTTCACGGCTGTCATCAAGAGACAAACGAGCGATACGGGATTGTAGCTTTGCAATCTGCTTCAGCTTCTCCTCAATGCTCTTCTGGTGGTCGGCTTCTTTCTTTTGCAGAGCCAGTGCTTCTTTACGTTTATCGATGATTTCGGCGTAAGCATCCGCCTGTGCTTCAAGCGCCTCAACCTCGTCTTCGCCATCGGCCTTAATTAACTCTTTAACCGCATCGAGAATCGTGTCGATAGCATCTTGAGAATCACTACGAATAGACTGAGCATATCCATTCCGTTTGTCCAGGTATTCAGCAGGAGTTAAAAACCCTTGGTTATACAGTGTCTCAAGTTCTGACAGGAGGTTACGAACCACGCCATTTCTGGTCATAGGACTACCTACCCATAGATCAAAGTCATCCATGTAGTCCAGATAGTCGTCGTAAGCACCACAAAGGGTATCAACCCAATCTTTAGCATACTTCTTCCATTGATCTTGCAAATCCTGTACAAGCTCGTGGTTTTCGTCGAGCCCATACTTTTTAAGATATGCTGTCGTTTCAGCGATTCGCTTCTCAATAGCAGCCAGAATATCTTTCGTCAGCGTTTCCTGTGCCTTATAGTTATTCTTGTCAGCATACTCGGACATTAAACGGTCTTGCTGTTCTAACCAGTCTGAGAATAGTTCTTGTCTACCCTTATAGAGCTTTTCATCAATTGCACTGATTTCCTTGGCATATTGTTTTTCATGCTCGGTAGAGTCTTTATAGTAATAGTTCTCAATCGCTTCAAGCTCGGCATAGTATTTCTCTTTATTAATCTTATCCAGCGCAAGCAGATGATCAAGATCGTCAATCTCTTGTTCTGCTTCTTTTTTCCACTCATCTTCCGATGGTTTGTCTCCGGAACTACCAGAACTCCCAGAATTACCACCGCTTCCACCAAGTTTCTGGTAATTTGTGGGCAGGTAGGGTGCGTAATTGATACTGTCAGCAATGCTGTTGTAACCGCCTTGCAGTTCACGCAACCGTTTTACCACGACATTTAAGTTGTGCGCATACGCTTTTTGTGCACCAGTCGCTCCGCTTTGCACCGCAACCTCGTCGGCCATAAAGGCCATCATTTCGAGTTCTTCTAAAGACTTACCAACATACAGCTCAGAGTTCTTCAGCATCGTTTTGATAACTTGTGCCTGCACTGCCAGCTTTGCTTCTTCCAAACTCTTGAAATTGGTCAGGTCAACACCATAAGTCTTAGCAATACTAACAAACGCATTGTTTTCATTCGAGACAATATTGCTCCATGCATTTGCGTCCAAAGTCATTTTGGCAGCAGCCAAGTTGCGGTAGTTTTGCTCATCGGTTGCATAATACGAACTAAGTGCGGAGAGAACATCGGCGGCAGTTACCTTCCCTATAAGGTAGTCTTCGATAACCTGCTTCAATCCGGCATCAAGTTCTGCAATATTTTTTACCGTATCGATCGAAAGCGATCCGCTCTCGTCAAACTCTGTTTGTGCCGTCTGCAAGAGCTCATAGGTACTATTCAGCTTATCAAGTCCATCAACGAGGTCTCCAACGCTATCAGATGCGGCGCTGGCGGTCTCAGGTAGATCAGACGGCACAAGGTCACTATTCGTAGACAGAATATCAAAAATATCTTTGTACTCTATGCCAAGTGCGTGGACGGACTCAATAAAGGAGCGCACACCCGTATCGCTTTCGGCTAACCGCGTCATTTTAATGACCGAGGCATCGTCGCTTTGGAAGAAATCTGACAGCGTTTTAAAGGTGTCTTCATCAACGCTGCCAAGTAAATTATCGATAGCGGAAGCCGCACCTTTAACACCACTCTGTAAGACTAACAGCCGATTGGTAAGATTATCAAAGGTCGCGATAATCCCGGCATCGACCTCGTTAGCCGGATCAAGTGCTTTAACAATATCGGACAGTTCCTCATAGAGTGATGTGGCCGCTTCAAGATATTCTTTCTTTCGTGCCAAAGCCGCATCCGCGTCCGCCTGTGACTGAGCATTACGGTATTTCCGGGCCTCTATGGCCGCTTGGTCATAGAGCCAGCGTAATGTCTCAAGACTTGTACGCTGATACATACCAACGCCCATCGGATCATTGGCCACTGTATATGCGCCATAAGCACCGAAATACTCGTCCTCCTCAAATGCCTTATAATTGGCAAGAGCGGCAGAGCGCATTTCCTCACGAGTAGACTCTGCAAGTCCTTCCTGCAAAATCTTCTGGCGTTCCAGTTCTTCGTTTTGTTTTTGCAGAATACTTAACTCGCGCTCTTCTTCGGTCGAAATCGTACCCTGTTCTTTAAGTGCAACCAGCTCCTCAATTCGCGCCTTGTTTGATTCAAGCTCTGTATCGATAGCGGACAGGTCTTCAGATATATTTTTGTACTCTGTTGACAATTCACTGAGCGTCTTTTTGTTCTCACCGAACATTTTGTTCAGTTGAATTGCAGCCGCAACAGCAATGCCGATCGCGGCTGCAATAGCCGTCACATACGGAATAGCCGTTGCGATAGTCGCGGCCAGACCAGTACCCCCAGCCAGCGAACCAAAACCAAAGAGTTGTGCAATTTGTGCCGCAATACTCGTACCACCAATGCCAACAGCCGCGCCACCTAAGCCCAACAACGTGCCGTTTCCAAAGAACGGTATTTCAGAAAATTTATGCAGAGTATTAACCAGTGCAGTTAAGGCTTTAACGATGGCAATAATAGCATCGGAGTCTGCTAAAGATTGCATGAAGGATTGCCACGAGGTCTGCAACACACCAAGTTGTGCATTGATAGAGTCCATGTAGACCTCATTAGCATCAGCCAAAGTGCCAGCGGCATTCGTCGCTGTTTCATACGCACCTTGCAAATCTTTAAGGTTAGTAATTGCGGAGGTCACGATGGCGGCCTGACGTTTACCGCCTAACGTTTCCAATAATGCCGCCTGGTTAATATCAGACATTTTGTCCCAAACGGCTGAAATCTCAGTCAAAATCTCATAGGTAGACTTGAATGTGCGCGGGTCTTTCATAATATCAACACCCGACAACCCTAAGATAGTCTCCCGCATTTTAGACGAGCTCTCAACGAACTCGTCGGTTTCTTCACCCATTTCTTCAAGTTCGGCCTTAGCGCCGCGAATTCTCAGGGTTCAATCTGTTACTTTCGGCCTGAGCCTACTGACCATTACAAATAATGGCGGGCAGTCATTTCTGGCTACCTCTCACGTTTCTTTGCAAGGTTATAGCGTGAGTTCGGATCGTATCTTCTTGCAGTAGCGGAGGTTACATTGTTACCAATATAACCGTTACGATCTCTACGGATTCTACAACAATATGCAGTCTTTCCTCGGTCTTAACCACCTCTGGCCTTTAACCGATATAGCTACTTTTATAGACGGCACACATTTTACCGTCTTCATGGCATTCAATCTGTTACTTTCGGTTACCACCTACTGACCATCATCAAGATGGCGGGTAGTCATTTCTGGCTACCTCTCGCATTTCCTTATGATGCATTATTGTGCGAGTTCGGACTGTAACTTCACCCCGTAAACGGGGGATAGGGGAGGTCGCTATGTTACCATAGAAACCATTTCAGTCTCTCGGATCTCTGAATATAGTACGCGTGTGCGCGAACGATACTATATTCAGTTATCACGGTCTGACCCGTGCCCGGGCTTTAACCGTTATACCTATTTACTGAATACACATTACTGTGTATTTGGGCAATGTTGTTTACCCACACCACGCGGATTTTGAACTGCCGCGTTTGCGGCAGCGAGGATAGCAACGCTCTCTTCAAGAGAGTTGCCAGCAGCGGCCATAGCCGCACCACCATTTTCTAACGCTTCGCCTAACTCACCAGCAGAGATGGCGTACCGTGCGCCAACTGCCGTCAAGATGTCAGCCACATGCTCAGACTCAGAGGCTTCCAATCCAAAACCTTTTAAGATAGCTGTGATAGCAGTCGTCGCTTCATTTGTCGTAGTAGCGGCAACGTTAGCATAGCGAGCAGTAACAGACGCCATTTCCAGAGATTCGTCAAGTGTATAGCCTAAACGAGCATACGTCTCCGTAGACTTCATAATGTCCGTTACTGCGTTACCGGACGCACGGGCCGCTGCCGTTGCGCCCTTCGTGTATTCTTGCAGTGTTGATGCACTTGCGCCAGTAACAACTTGTAACTGAGTTAACGCAGAATCAATGTCACGGACGGCCTGTACACCTTCACGCAAGGCTCTCCACATAGTACGCATGGCGACACCAAGTAAAAGAGTACGGGTGATATACTGACCGATCCGATCAACAGTATGTGTGACAGCCTGAGTCTGCGCACGTTCTGCCTCAAGCGCCGCCTTACGCCGCTCTTCTTCGAGTTGACGTAACCGTTTTTCATTCTCTTCCTTTTCCTTTGCGGCTTCTTTTGCTATTTGTGCTTCAAGCTCAATGTCTTCCATAGCGCGTTGGGCCTTACGAGCTCTTTCTTCCGCTTCATACTTCGCCTCTTCGGCAAGAAAGGCTTCCCACTTTGCCCGTGCCTGTTTACGCCCATTTTCCGCGTCTTGCGCAAGCCAAGTGTCGGCTTCACGTTGGGCTGATACTTCGGCAGCCTCGCGCTGCGCACGGTTTAATTCAACAGCGGCCTTTGCCGCGTTATCATAAACATAGTTTAACGTTTCAAGTTCGGACGAATAGCGTTGAACCTGTGCTTCTGCACGTGCAATCTCTTTCTCATCCACAGCGATCGACAGTGCCGCTTTGCTATGTTGAAGCATTCGCTCTGCGTGCCCAATCGAATCTGCCCAACCACGTCCAAGAATGTCCTCTGCCGTTATTGTTCGAGATCCGGTTGCATCGAAGACGGAACGCATATTTTCTTGTAAGATGCTATTAAAAAGACGATTAGTCTCTTTGCCAAGACTGCCCGCCCACGTTGCTGGCTTAAAAGCTTTTTGCATAGATGCGGCCAGCTTGGATACATCTAAATCAGGTGTAATCTTAATAGTCTTTTCTACAGCGGCGGCAATCTTTTGATAGCCACGCATTACGTCGCCATAAGTACCGTTATAATCAAGCCCTATTGTTACATCAAATGCTGAACCGTTTGCCATCTCATCACTCTCCTTTATCCATAAGAAAAGCTCTGCAAGACGGCAGAGCGGATTGTGTTATTTCTTGACGTTCATTCGGATATTCGATTTAAACATTGGGTCACCTTTATGCTTGCCTCGCGTATAATAATATTGGCCAGAGTTGCGTGCTTTAGGGGGATTGCCACCTTCGGCGATTTTCTCTGTGTAACGACCCCAACGTCCAAACATATATTCACTGGTAATATCAATGCTGAATTGATCAAGTACACTTGCGTAATCGTTGAAGTTTATCACTGCCATAAAGAAGCGCATATCACTTTCCCGTTTCAACCGACTTAGCGTTTTGACCCCGTGCCAATAACCATGAACATGACGACCACCCATAGCGCTGATATCATAACCAGTTGTGAAGAGATCAACAATGTTGTCGATACCATTAAAGGCCGCTGGATATAACGAGGGCCGATAAACAGCGGACGGTTTAAATGTCATAATAAACTCGTATGTTCCATCTTGCTTCAACTCTGTCTTGCGCACCGACAAATCACTTTTATGGATCGGACGCGTTCCGCCAATACGAGTTAACTCGTGAGGTAAAGCGCTCAAAATTGTGCCTTTATAATATTCGATGACATTGTTCTTTAAATAAGCTGTTTCATTACGTCGATTCTTTTTGCGATAAGCGCGTAGCTCATCTTGTCCTTGCTGGGTGTGATTGTAATAACGGTCGATATGCTTCTGGATTTCTTTATTAAAGCCGGTGAATTTTGCCACTACAACCACATCCTTTCATTTTTTTATTCAGCAGGAGGGAGATCAACAACCTTCTTGCGCTTTACTGCCTTACGCGGCTTCTTTGCACCCTGCTGTTCCATCACTGCTTGGACGAGCTTCTGTTCGTCAATACCTTTATCCCGGATCTCCTGCATCGTTGTCATCATCGCGTTCAGATTCTCCTGCGAAATAGTCGAGTCTGCCTTAGTCAGCAGGGAGGCGGCAGCGTCCAGTACGTTATTCAACTTAGAGCACGCCTTGCCTACAGAATCAGCAAGCGACTCCAGTGCTCGTTCAACCTTTTGTTCATGTTCAACTTTGTTACGCTGTGCGATGATTCCCGCAACCATCTTAGACAACATATCAAACTGTTGCCACACCTCACAAGGCGCATCATCTTGCCATACAACGTCGGTTACAGCAAGCCCGATGGGGTAACATTCGTCAAGGCTATCTGGTACATCGATATCAGTTATAAGCTTTAACTGTGCATACTGAATAACCGTATTCTCGATCTCGGGGTGATAATTACCCTCTTGGTCATAACAAAGGTCGGCTGCGGCCTGGGCATGAGCCATGATATCGGCAAACGCAATGTCATCCTTAAAGTGGGCAGTCAGGGTTTCACCATTCAGCTCGTAAGTAAAAGTTTTCATCCTTCATTCTCCTTTTGTTCTTTTTTCTCCGGTTGTTCCTTATATTCCGCACAGAGACCAATACATATAGCCTCTGCTACGTCATTACTGACATCTATTTGATAAAGCTCTTTGACAAGAGCCATAGCCATCTTCTTTAATTCGGCACGTTTCACACCGCGCCCCGCCTTAATTCCAACCTCTTTCCGCCATACTGCTGGCTTGTAGAGGGAGAACGTAAGGCCGCGTGCATCGCATAGTTGCATGATCCTGCCTTGCAAACGTGCGAGTTCAACCAGAGTTTTTACGTTGGTCTGGAGATTCACATCTTCAAAGACAACGAGATCCGGTTGAAAAATGTCAAGTTTTTTTGCAATTTGCTGTACCATATTTGAGACACGCCCCGTCGTATCGGTGCTGTGCGGCACAGCAATCAAATCATAAGCAAGCAGTTTGCCGTCTTCGAAATAAGCCCACGCTGTAAGGCTCGTGGCCTGATCAAATGATAAAATCTTCAATAGACCACCACCTTGTAAAAACGTAATAAAAAGGGTCGGAAGGTAAAAACCAACCGACCCTCCTTATATATTGAGTTAATAATCAGGCGTCTTCTTCATCCAGATAGATGAGGTCGAGCACGTTGTCGTCATCGTCCGCAGACAGATCAAAGGTCAGAGTGATGGACGCGGGATCGCCATCGTTCGCGAAGTTAACCGTGAAGTTCGGGTTGCAAGTCGCACGATAAGCGACCATCTTCAGAGCATGGTCAATATTGTCCTCGTCACGCTGAAGAGTATCGCCATACAGCTTATAGGGCTTCGGAATAGAAGTACCCTTGATATGGAGCACCTGGCCATCCGCACCGGTCTTAGTCAGATAGTAGGCAATATACTTAGTGCCGACCACGAGATCACCATCAACCTCAGTGCCGAGGTCATCATCCGCCGCATAGATGTGCATAGAATCTGCAACCGGAGTCTTGGTCGGGGTATAAGATGTTTCAGTAGCGGTGAAGGGCTCGCGACGCATGAAGTCAACGGCCTCGCTGTTAAGAACACCACCGGTAACAAGCTCATAGAGCTTCATGGTCATAATCTGGGTCTCGACTTCCAGAGTGCCCTGATCGCCGGAACGCCAAGCAACCTTCTGGCGGTGGCCACGGCTGCCGTAAGCCCAGACAAGTTCACCGGTCAGGTTAACAGCAGTAGTATTTGCAAAGTCAAAGTAGCACACAGGGGTGCCGGTTCTGTAGTCAGCAATAGTGAAGTTAACTACGTCGCGGCTGCCAAAGGTGCTGATAGCAGAGGTAGTACCCATAACTGCTTACCTTCCTTTCATTTATTAGTAGAGAGATTTTTATACCACTGATCCATTGGGAACTTATCTTGCCCCCAAGCGGCCCAGCGGTGACTTGATATATCAAGCGTAACATTGTTGTTTGTACGCTGGAACTGATCGTAGAGTTGGGCAACTGTCAGTTTGCCAACGTTCAGAAGATTGTACGATGGGTGTCTGGCACAGAGAGCGCCAATCAAATTAGGGAGCAACAGGTCGCGATTGACCGCTCTGTGTTTAGCGGCTTCTGCACGGCCTTTCTGCATTTTCTCCCAAATAGCCTTGGCTTTCTTACTGGCAAACTTTGTCGGCGTATCTTCTTTGTCTTGAGCAATACCGGATGCACGACACACGACCTCGCGGATATCATCCATTCGTTCCTCTGTCAGCACAGTGCCATTGATACGGAAACCGTCCCGTTTATCCCACAAGATTTCTCCAACAATGAAGAACTCTAATGCTTCGATAAATCGATCCCGCAGCTCTGGCATAGCGCCAACCAGTTGCAGAACAGAGACTCCAGCCAGATCGGCGGTGTCGTCAGCAACCCCCAACACGCCAAAGATATCCTTTTGCTTTAAAAGCAGAAGACTCAGGTATTGCTGGTAGGTTTCATGCCCGTGCCCTTCAGGAGGTAAGTCTTTGATGTCATCCAAGGTTGGCTGATAGACAATAATGCCATCATCAACTTTTATGGGTGACCCCATGATGATTGCGTAATCATCAATACTTAGCGCCATAGCGCTCCCTCCTCGGCTCAATAAGGCGGTAGGTCAACATCTTGGAAGTAAACGAATCCGGAACAACCGCCGTGGTTGCGCTTATCAGTTCGATCTGACCTACATTAAAAAGGCGCTGTCCATTCAACAGCAAATCAACCTCATTAGTCAGGTTATCTCTACGATTGCCCTTAACCCCTTTAAATTTCTTGGGGTCCAGCGGCACATATTCCTTATAGCATACGATTTGAACGTACAGCTCCCATGCGTTGAACGACTGGCTGGTAACGTTCGTCATATCTGCATCAACCATAATGAACGCATCCTGCCTCTCCACAGTTCGATCAATATAGTTGAAATCAAACAAACAGTTGGCAAGCGCTGTGCTTGTTTCATCGCTCTCTAAGTCTACGTTAGGATCGTCAAGGAGCAGTCCAACAACTTCCTGAGAGTGTGTAATAGCGGCGAGGACTTTAGACTTGTAATCGATACCGTCTTGCAACGGAGTCTTATACTTTTCAGGCAATGTTCCTCACCTCCACATCCACACTGACTTGCTCGTACCGGCCATCACTGTCTTTAAGAGTAACGACCATATCAGCGCCAATCAGTTCATCCAGATCGGAGGCTTGAATCACAAGCTTGTTCCCGTCTACTGTGACTGTCAGACCTTCAAGCTCGTCATATGTCCAAACCGGAGTGACCGTATCATCCACCGTCACACCGTCTTCCTTATAGAACACAGCGGTCAGAGTGCGAGTGCGATTCAGCAGAACATTCGGCCTGCCAAGAATCTTGCAATGCATCCCGACAACAGGAGTAATATCAGGCGCCAGAGCTTCAGGATCAGCATCAGGTGTTGTGCCCGGAGCCATGTAATCGCAAATCTCCAGTTCCAGGTTATCCTTGAACTCAGAGTAAACGTCACGGATACACTTCAACACGAGCAGGTGGTCTGCGCTGTTGTAAGACCGTGCGTTCGGAACGGCAGAAGTAATCTTGAACGCATTCAGGATAGGCCGTCCGCTTTTGTCCCAGCCGCGATGCGAAGCAATGCGCTTATCAACATAGAGCTTATCGGTCACATCGTTGTATGGGAGATAGATTGCGAACTGCTCTTCGCTCTTCTGCATCTGATTTGTACCAGTCACAGTCGAGGAATAACCGCTGGCCTTGATAGCGCCCCAAACTTCGTGGATTACACTGTCAAAATTCTGGAAACGGAACAGCTTATTGCACTGAAGCATCTTGCCGGTCTTATGCGTTGTAGCATCGGCACGAGCTTCCATAACGATCCAGTGTTCGCCAAAACAATCGATCAGGTCACCAGCGTACAGGTCATCACCCGGCATACAAATAACGTTGTACGTATGTTCTTCGCCCGCACGAGTAAAAATCATCGGCTGAGGCTCACCGTTGCGGAGAGCGTCCGGCTGATAGTCCGGGCTGTCAACGCCAAGGCGCTGGAGGTCTGCTCGGTTATGAGCAATGTTGCGGTCACGCTTGGTCAGGCCACGCGCACCGATATATGCATAATACGAATCAAACATGGCGCTCACCAACTTCTTTGTCGATTCGTTGTATCAGGCTTAACATCTTAAAGACTTGCCTGCGGAAAGCGTTATACTCCAACGGTTGTTGGTTAAGCCCATGGATCGTATTCACTATAAAAATATAGGAGGGGCTGTCGCTCAATTCCGCAAAAGTATCAAAGCCACCGGTAACCTCAGTTGAAAGACTATAGATGTACCGGGTTAAATCGGGGAGAGAAGAGTCACGCTCGCGCTCTTCTTCATACAGAGGCAACATCTTGTAGATGTGTCCGGTCAGGGCGTTTAAGTACACACGCAGTTTTCTGTTCTCCATACTGCGCCCCCTTACTTCGGGTTCGGGTTCTTAACGCTCAGTTGACCAATCAGACCATGATGGTAGGTGTATTGAGTGATTCTGTCTCGATATTCCTTGCGCACCTGGTCCCTGAAATCCTGAGACTCACGTAACAGGTTGGCAGGGGAGAAGAACGTATAGTCTTTCGTGGACAAAGAGTTGCGCAACATTTCCTGGTCAGCAATGCGAGCAGAGATCCAATAGTAGGTGATACCCAGAGCTAAAATCTCAGACACCTCATTGTCCAAATCAATATTGAATGTAGCGTTCTCGTCATCGCGATCGCTCAAATCAAGTAGACATACAGGCTCGAAATCACTCAATGCGCTGTGGAGGAATGCAGAGAGCACGGCGGTAACGTCCTCGTCGGCCATCTGCAAGAAGTCGTAATCCTTAAACCGGAATACGGCACGGTTATAAATGTCCTCGTAAGAGGTAGCCATTAGGCGTCACCTCCTGATTATTCGGGTCTGTCAAGCTCACAGCCAAGCGCTGCTTCAAGAGTGCGAATCACTTTCAGGGAGTCAAGAGAGCCATTCTGAATCGCCGTGTTTGCCGCAACCATCAGGTTGGTACGAGCACCGTTGCTCAGGTAGCGAATCTTATCCTTCAGTTCCGCATCTTTCAGTTTCAGCAGGGCATTCAGGTTAGTGGGGTCAATCAGGTTCTTATAATACTGACTGATTAACAGTGCATCATAGACCTCCGCAACAGGTACATCAGCATACTCGTCATCAATCAGTTCGATCAGAACAATCCACTGGTTTTCAAAGAAAGCCCGCTGGGTAGCCGCCATAACACGAATGTCGCCAACGGTCAGCGTCAGTACGTCACCCGGATTGCTCCAGATATACTGAGAACCGGTACGCGGATTGATATAGATGAGCTCGCCATAGGTCGTGCTCTTAACGTTGACGAGCATGTCGTCAGTCAGCTTCAGACGCTCGCGCCGTGCGGGCTGAGTCACAACAGTTTCTACGGGCTTTTCGCTTGCAGTCTTGCTTGCAGCCTTTTTCGTAGTCTTAGCCATTTTACAAAAACTCCTTTTACTCAAAGGCGGTTGACCAAAACGGTCAACCGCCTTATATCAAATTTGCCTATCAGTCAATTAGGACATGGTGTAGATACCCATCTTCTCGTTGAAGATAGCACCGACGCCAACACGAGCGGCCATGAGATACTCACGGGTCAGGTCGGCCTGCTCAAGCTCGTTGCGCTCGATCAGGAGGCCGTCACCCTCGTTGACAACCTTGATGGGCTTGTCGTCGCCAGCGACAACATAGATCTTGTTGTCATTGATGGCAAAGACATCGGTGCCAACCTTATGGGCCTGCTTAATGGCAATCATCGGAGTGCCATAGAAACGGCCAGCGAAACCGCTGTTATAGATGTCTTCCTTCATGCTGGAAGCGGCAAGAGCAATGCCGTTAGCAGAAGTATCGATCACCTTTGCAAGACCGGCACGAGTACCAATGATATGGGCAGTCTTGCCGGTAGCGGCCTCAACATGGTCAATCAGCTCACGCAGAGTGGCCACAGCGAACGTGCCGCTCTTCACATAGGTGGCGTTCATGCCAACAGAAGTAGCGGTCACACCCTCCAGAGCGGTCGCAATCATGGTACGCAGATAACGCTGCCAAGAAGTGCCAACGCGCTCCACCAGGGTGTTGAAATCAATACGGCCAGCCAGGAGACGGTTCATCTCCTCATACACCTTAATGGCATAGAGCTGGGTGGGAACGTTCACGTACTGACCAACGTTGAGACGCTGACGACGCACAGAGGTGGAACCCTCAGCGATCTTGGCAACAACGAAGTCGGACTTGTCCTCAGTCCAAAAGCGGTTCTCGTCACCGAGAGCGATGTTGCGATAATCAACGAGATTAAAAATAGCCTCGTCACCACGCAGACCATCCTCGACGAGATAGGGGATGAGCTCCTCGACGATATCGAACAGAGCGTTGCCGCGATGGAAGGTGCGCATATTGATCTTGGTGGAACCGCCATTAGCATCAATAAAAGCCTTACGCAGAGTTTCAGAAGTCTCCTTGGCGGAGAAGTTACCATTCACAGTGCCATGCATAGAGTCAATGGCGAGCTGAACAACATTCTTATCCATTGTCGTTTCCCTCCTTCATTCAAAATTAGCCGAACACATGAATGACGTAGAAGGTCTCGCCATTCCGGGTAACGGTCGCGATGCACTTACCGATCGTAGTGCCAGAGCCAGAAGTGCTCAGTTTGTAAGCAGCAGCGGCCTTAACGTCGCCACCGACAGTGGGAGCGGCATCAAAGCCCTCGACAGACAGCTCGAACTCATCACCGACGTTCAGGATGTAGCCACGAACGATCTGACCGGCCTCAATGTAGAAGTCGTGCAGATCCTTCAGGTGCTCGTCCTTCATCAGCTCGGGAGCAACAACAAGCACGACCTGATCGATGGTCTCAGAGCCGGTCGGCTTAACACCGGTAAAAGCCTCCATCTCACCCTCAGCAAGAGCGGTATAGGTGAGGAGACCACCATTATCCATATCCTCGGGAGCAACAAGATTCACCAGCTTGCTCGGATTGTAAGTACCAAGCAGCTTGCTGGTATGACAAACAGCATGTGCCATATAGCATTACCTCCAATTTAATTTTTAATGTTTGTACTTATTGAACAGTCCGCCATACGGCGACGCTGTTTCAGGGACGTTTTCATTGTTCAGTGCGAACTGAACTGTCTGAGCTTCAGCAGTCTTTTTCGCAGTCACCTTGACTTGCTTGCCACGCAGAGCGAACAGATGAAGCTTCAGCTCTTCAACAGGGAGATTCTTTTCCTTGATAGCCGCGAACTCTTCCAGACCGGAGATGTCATCAAACTCAGACAGGACTGTGTTGACCTCGGCTTCATAAGCCTGACGCTCAACATTTGCCCGATAGGCACGAAGCTCTTCAAGCTCTGTACGAGTCGCGTCAACAGCCGCCTGCTCGTCGGCAGTCAGCCAAGACTGGAACACTCGCTCACCGGCATTGGCAATTGCATAGGTATGCTCCGCGTCGTTGGCCGTGTACCCATAGCGAACAAATTCAATTGTATAACCGTCATCGCTATAAGTCTCATGGCGCACATACACATAGGTATCGTCGTAGTCCATCATGTAGAAGTAATCGTGTTCACCGCTAAACTGATGGACGGCCTCGCCCAGGGCATCGCGTTTCGCAGACTCAAGCATCGCGAACTGAGCTTCAGGTGTAACTTCGGGAGCGTCCACATCGACCTCAGCCTCAAAAGCTTCGGCATCGGCAGGCTCATCGGTTTCAGCGCCAGCGTCTTCAGCGTCGTCATCAGACTCCGCAACCGGCTCTGCGGCGGGTTCGCCATCATCCTGCTCGTCAACGGACGGTGCGCTGCGCACGCGGTCGAGAAACTCATCAATAGCGGCACGCAGTTCTTCCTCGGTCATGTCCTCACGCAGAGCAAAGTCAACATCACTCTGTTGAAGATTTTTCTCAGCAAAGATAGCAGCAATCTTTTCACAATCCAGCATTGCGTTACCTCCTTTCTTGGAAGCATAATCTTCAAACAAATGGACAAGATGACTCTGCATCTCATCCATCAGTTGAGCAAATAATGACGCTCCATTACCTTCTGCACTAAAAGCCTGATACGGCTCAATACGCGCCGAAGGAAAGCAGGGCTTCGTAGAGTGAAGTTGCCAGTCCGGGTCGTCCGGTTTGGCACGGCCAAGAATGCAGAGAGCAGAGAAGTTAATATCCATGATCTCCATATACTTGGCATCCACAGCCCAAGAGCGTGTATCTGCAAAGGTTACCTCGGCAGACTGGTTAAACCACACATCGTCAGTGGCGGTTGCCTCCAACAGTTCAGGGTAACGACCAGTCCAGAGATAAGCTTCAACAGTGAGGTATTCCACGTCGGCATCGTTCTCACGCACGTTCTCGAACTTCGCAGTATTGGCAATCACAACGCCAAAGGGAACGGTCAGCGGTTTCAGTTCAAGATCGTCAGTGATACCATAGTCGTGGGAACCAAAATAAAAGCTTTTGTTTCCATCGGCATCTACCGCTTCAAGCAGATGCCCGACTACCGGCGCGTAATCAAGAGAGGGGATGGCTTGCTCAATCGTCTCCTTGGCGATGTAGATCATGTTCGCATTCGCACCCGGAGCAATTGCCCAAATCTTCACACGGCTGAATTCAGAGTTGCTGGTATCCAGCAGTTGATAATGTGCAGTACCCTGCACCGATGCTACATTCTGCATGGGCAACCACCTCCTCTTAAAAACAAACATGGCGGGTCTGAGCAAGGAAGCCCTGCTCAAACACCGCCTGTAAGCGTTGTAATATTTCCTCTGTACGGGAACTCTTTTGAACGGCATACATCTTCTTGCCGTTCACTTCCTGTCTCACAACAGGGATTCCGGCGTTCCGCAGTTGAGTGGCTGCGGACGGGTTCTCAAATACCAACATTCTCATAGCAATCACACATTCCCATTCGAGTCAGCGCCTCTGGTACGTTCGCCACCAGCGCTGAGGTCTTCGTCATCCATTGCCGGACGACCGCCATCGTCATATGGATTGCCAATCGTGTAACCGCTGACCAGCGGGAACCAATCATCGCTGCCCATGACCGTTCTTTCCACATAATCAAGACCGGGAAGAGCCGCCTGTCTCATGTACAGGCACGCGGCATAAGCCGCCTTACTACCCGGGACACCCAAAGTGGCCGCATCGCGATAAAACTGGATCTGGTCATCCTGATTGAAGATCGTCATCGGGAGGAACTGAATGCGGAACTTGATAGTCCCAGACATATTTTTCAGAATGCGGTTAATCAACCTCTCCGCCTGAACCATATAGCCATGCATCATCTGTTCGTCTGCCTTAATGGAAAGCTTCAGACCACCGGCTGTAGCATTGGTGCTGTCACCAAACAACAGGGAAGAAGTACCCGAGTCCTGCCAGAACTGTTGAGAGGCACGGCTTACCGTGTCAACATCACTCGTGCCGGTAGAACGTTCGAACTTGTAGTCGGTGATCTCCATCGGGCTGATAACAGCACCGATATACGGAGGCAGAGCATTGCAAAGATGTTGATAGTATTGCTGGGCAAGTTTCCAGTCTACCGTGGGTGTACCATCGCTGTTGAGCTGAATACGCATGGCAAGCAGCTTATAGTTGGCGATCTCTTCCGCCGTCTCCTGAAGGGCTTTATAGGTCTCGATATCATAGAGCATAGGCAGAGCCGAACACCACGGCGGAATAGAATAAGCCCCGGTCGTCTCATCTGCTTTCATGCAGAACGAGATATTGGCCGGGACCTCCTGCCATTTCTGGCCGGTCGCTTTATAGGCGTTGTACATACGGGTGAACTCAGGGGGATACAGGTTGAGCCGGTTCTCACGAATCCGGCTCATATCCACAGAGTACATCCACGTACCGTCATTAATAGACGTAAGCGCACAGTAATCAGGGTTGATGCGCTGGATGTAGAACGACATGTTTGTAGACCAGACAGCACCATACAGGATACCGTCACGGAGAACGATAGTCATTGCCTTTTCCAGCTCGTGCTGGAGGTTCATGTTCTCCAGCATAGACATGACCTTGAGATACTGCTTGCGGAAGTTTACCTCTTTAACATGCTGGCGATCGAACTCCAGCGGCGAAACCACATACGCCCACTTCATGAGCAGAGCGTAATACTGGATCAGTCGTTTGTACTGGGTCGAAATGTCATACATGTAGATGCTGGCATCCCGCAACGCTTTCTCGTTGGCAGAAGGAGACTGCATATAACGCAGAATCTCTTCCTTGGTATAGCGTGTGTAAGTCGGATTGGGTCGTGTAGAAATATCGTCTGTATTCCAGATCGGAGTCTTGGCAGTGCGGGCGAACGACCGCGCAATAGCCAACGCCTTTTCAAACTCAACCCTCGCCTTATCGAGGTCAATGTCGCTTGTGCTTTTCTGGGCAACACGCTCATCACTCACGCTCATCACCTCATTTCAGTATTGGTCTGCGGAAGCTTATCATATCAGCCATCGTACTCATATCATTACGAGGCTTCTGCATCTCCCGCTCTAATTCTTTGGATACAAAGATGTTGTATGAAAGAGAAGAGTACCGGTCTTTTCTCATACCGGAACGTTCTTTAACCCTGACAGTGCTTCCGCTCTTTTGCTCTACCCGCAGGTTGACAAGCTCATTGACAAGGAGCGTCGTATGTATGTACGGCATCTGGAACTCGTTGCGCATGACAGGCGAAAGCTTACTGTAGTTTTTCAGTTGCGCCAGCTCATCTCTACAATCATAATCAGACTGGAGAAGACGCACCGTGCCGTTACGGAAGGATTCACGCAACAACAGTGCCGCCTGAGAGTTGAACGCCTCGGAAGCAATAATCGACCAGATAACCTTTGGTGCGCCTCTGACAGCGCATCGTGCGGAAATCTCATCGTTGTTGCAACAGTCCAGCGCCGGGTAGGTCAACCCTGTCTCTTTGTCGTAGATATCAGCCATAAGCAGGTCAACAATTGGCAAACCGTTGCCTCTGGTATCGATTGCGATATAGTCAATGTTGTATTCCTCATAGAGCTGACGAACCCTGAGCGCCAGAGCATCAGAGCGCACACCTTCGATATTTTCTGTGTAGACAATATTGTTGATGTACTTATCGGTGCTGTTGGTTACAGCCATCGGCGTCAGGGAGTTCACAAAGATGGACGCTGCGTCGTTGTCGTGTTTCGTCGAAGCCATAAGCGCGATATCCACAGAGAGAATACGCTTCTCACCGTGCGCCTTTGGCGGGATCTTCACACGGCTGTCAGATACCAGCTCAGACCTATTAGACGGGAGCCAGGGGAATTTTAACTTGCGGCACTTATCCAAGTCCTCAAACTTGTACAGACTATCTTCTCCGGACGAGATCCACAAAGCTTCACTCTCCATACGGAAGGACAGTTCTGAGAAGTCAGACTCCGACATTTCGTTCTCTACCTGCGCTCTGCTTAACAGGTCACACATGATAGAAACCTGATAGGGAAGAGAGCAAATAAAGTAATCGCGCCCACGCACCATGTTCACACAGTACGCACGCGCTTTCTCAAATGCCCATGAAGACTCGTACCAGCAAGAGCTGGCATACAGCTCACCATTCGGTTCACGAGGATAGCCAGCGTATTCGGGCTTATCCAGAAAACCGGGGTGGCGCTCAACAGTCAGGAACTTTCGTAACACCGTGTTGATTGTAACAGGATCGACCATGCGGTATTCATCAATTCAACTATGTTATCGTAAGGGCTTTTTATCCCCTACTTCTGTGCCTTTCGGTACAGTTCAGCATACATTTTTACCCGTTACCGGGTATCGGAGACTCGTGGGTGAATTATAGTCTGCCTGTTGGCAGGATCATCACCTATGCGTTACGGTGGCTTATGCTGTTACACACAAGCTTACCTCGGTATTAACATGCGAATAACCATCCGTTTAGTCTTCACCGATTTTCCCCGATCCACCTATACTGTTACCAGCATAGGGGCCAATTCTATTAGCACTATGTTAGCTCTGTTGTGTCGAGCGTTTTCGTTAGCTGTCACCAGCTTAATATTGGAAGTGTTACGGAAGAAGATTTCTCCCTCCGTAACGTTGAAAACAAAGTTTTCTATCTCTGCCTTTAAATACGGAGACGTTGGAATCAGGATCGTCTGAATCTTTTCCAAAATCTCAGCACCCTGTTTGCGTGTCTTTGAAGCCACAGCGATCACAGTGCCGGGGTAGAGGATACACTTAATAACGCAGTAGATAGCCAGCAGAAAGGATTTGCCCTGCACAATGTTACCGGTCGGGCTTTTTATCCCGACCTTCTACACCTTTCGGCGTAGGTCAGCATATATTTTTACCCATTACTGGGTATCGGACACTCGTGGCGACGTTATTGCTCTCTTAACGCTCAGTCGCTATGCGTTACGGTGGCGGGTGATTGCCCGCTTACCTCGGTATTCCCATATCTGTTAAGACTTAGGGTTTACCGATTTTGCCCAATTATTGCCCGCACATTACTATGCGGCGAGGCCATTGACCTCGGGCGGCAAGGTACATGACATAGTTACAGTGAAACATCACCCAAAGAATGATGACCTGGAACCACTTCAAGTTTATCTTCAGGTAGTCTGAGGCGAACCGTTGCGGGTTAGCTCTGTAGTACGAACAGCGCTCCGCAATGGTGTCCATCATATTATCTACCTGTTCCTGTTCTACCTGTCTGGCAGTCTTCTGTGCTCGTCTGGCCTTGCGGCGCTTTTTCTCAGCGGCTTCGGCAGCCTGCTTTGCTTCACGCAGAGAGCGTGGGAGCAGGTCGTCCGGCACTGCCGTGACCAGATTCTTCTCCAACTGCTTCTTTTTCTTTTCGGCAGCCTTCTGCTTCTCCTTCTCCGTCATTGGCTTGCGGCCAGGCTTAAAGGTGATCTCCGTCGCCATTACTCATCACCGCCGTCCTCTTCGTCGTCGGCGGCACGCTTGGCGTTACCAAAGATAGAATCGATCTCCTGTGAATCGCCGGTATCGATATCTGTATAATCGGGCGGCGTCACAGAATACTTGGCAACCTCTGCCTCATACTCAGCCGTGTAGTCGTTCTTAATGTTGAACATCTTACACAGATGACCGAAGAACCAGGTGCGCACAAGCTTTGTGATACCATCCACGTCGGCAAACTCAGGGGACGGCTCAGGAATCGGACGTTCCTCCTCCCATTTACGGATGAGAGTACCGAACGTTTCAACCTGAGCGATCTGGTCTTCCTTACTCTTTTTAGGAGAAAGGTTAGACGTATCCAGAAGCGACTGGAATGCTTTCATAGCGTCGGCAGTTGCCTTGGAATCACCGGCCTGCTGTGACCGGCGAATATTTAACTGGGCGACGCACAATGCCTTAATACACTCTTCCAGCGCCTTTGTATTGCACTCATAGCGATTGATCCAATCGTCATACTGTTCGGCGAGGAACTGATATTCATCAGGCCGATAGCCGAGACCAAAGACGTGAATGATCGCCGGGTCGATGGTGACGTGGTTTGCATCAGGGTCAAACAGGTCGCCATCTGCTTCTTCCATCTCAGTAATATGAGACGAAGCGATACGACGCTGCATCACCGTGTCCACATAGGTCGAGCCGTACTTCTGAACCTGACGCAGGCCACGGATAGACCCATAGAGCGAACAAAGCACAATGTCCTTTTTGTTGCGATTGTCACGCGAACGAATCGCGGTGTTGATCGCGTCGTCATTGTAGTACCAGTCACAGATAGCGCACATCACCTCAACGGCGCGGCGCTCGTCATTATCCAGTGCCGGTAAAACCTTTTTTGTATAATAGCGTTCGAGACAGCCCTTGCAGATCGGGATGTATCCCTCGTTCCCGGCAAACAGCTCAGAACTTGACTGCATAAAGTTGGTGTTCAGGCGGACATACTCGGTGCCGCATGAAACACACTTGTGAACAACCTTCTTCGGACGGCCTCGCTTCGGCGTAGGCGGCAAGCCCATATCGATTCGCTCTGTCTTCGCTGTGGGCTTTGCGTCTTTCTTAGATTTAGCTGCCATCCGTAAACCTCCAAATTACTTCTTCTTTTTAGAGGCGCGGGTGGACGGCTCGGGCGGGGGAACAGAAGAGGGGTCAAGCGCCTCAACTGCTTTCTTGATATCTGGTGCGGCCTTAAAGCGGAGCTTGACCTTGGCCGGGACGATAACCTTTTCACCGGTGATCGGATTGCGACCAGGAGTGGACGGACGAACCTTATGCATAAAGGTGCCAAGCTTAGGAAGCTTGATCTCGTTTTCCTCCACGAGCGCCTGTGCGAGCGCGTCAAGGATAACGTTCGTCCAGCATTTAGCATCGTGCAGAGAGGGGTACTTGGAGAAGTCGATCAGATCTCCTTCATAAGCCACTCTTGCGAGCTCCGCAGACTTGCGGATCAGGTCAGTGCGATTCATAAATCATTCTCCTTTTACTCTGTTTACTCCATGGCTTTTAAGCAATGCTCTCAAGCCTAACCGTTTTCGGCAGGGTGATCCCATGGATATCCTGACCAAAATAGATGAAGCCTTTCTGTTGCGGGGCATAAAGCTTCCCGTCTGTATAATCAAGTTTGGCGATATCGGCACAACAGCCCTGCTCGTAGAGAGTAACTGAGCCGATACGGTACATACCAATGTGGTGCGTATGCGCCATAATCAGTGTATTGAACTGCAAGTTATTGGCCTGGAAGTGCGCCATCGCTTTCTGTGCCGTCTTCAGCATACTGACTGAGAAAGTCTGAGGATGACAGAACACAGCGTCACCGATTTGTACCCACCAGTTATCCGTGTACTCTATCTCAACGTCTGTCAGCACGTCTTGCAGAGGCTCATAGTAAATCTTTGAGCCGGTCATCTTGTCGTAGTGATGAAACCCGTCCACCAGAATCAGCTCCAGCGAGGTGCGGGGCATCAACTCCAGAAGCTCATTGTCAAGTTGCTTCACAAAATACTTCTGGAAGCGTAGGTCATGGTTGCCATAGGTGACGACAAGCTTCTTGGGTTGAATAAAGTTCACCAGCTCAATGAGATAGCTCCGGGCACCGACCATTTCCTCAATCGGGTTGACCCGGTAAATCTTTGAGAACGAGCTAATAGATTGGCAATCAGTGATATCGCCGTTCAGCACCAGCGTATCCACACAGCCTTTGTAGCGGGCGAACGTCGATACAGGCAGTTCAAAAGGAATGTGAAGGTCAGAAATGCAGAGGATGCGATGCGCAATGTCGCGGGTCAGAAGCTTCCTCTCATACTCCCGGCCAGCCGTGAACATGCGGTAGTCCTTCCGCCATTTCTCTTCTCTGTAGGTCACACCGTAAGCCTCGTTCAACAGCTTGGTGATCTGCTCTACATTTAAGCCGTACTCTTTCTTGTGGTCGAACAGCCTTAACCAGTAGTCGGTCAGCGACTCTTCGCCACGCACCCAAACCGGTTTTACTTCCGCCATCGCACACGCTCCGATCTCCACCCTGGGCGAATCCGTTCAAGGATGGCGAGCACCGTGCTGGCCTCCTCAATGTAATACTTCTTACGCTTACTCTTGTGGTGCGCGTTTACGATCGCGATGTGAGCGGTCGGCACCTCTCGACGCATCAGGTCGGCTTCCTCACGGGTTATTAAAATCAAACGTCATTCATTCCTTTTTGTTTATTTTTACGGGAAATAGTAAAATTCCCCTAAGAGAGTCTAAGGGAAATTCGCATTTATTAAGAAACACCATAGGTTTTCTATGTTTTTTCTGTAAAAAAATTGCAAAAAATAAACCCAGAACCCTTGTAGCTTCAGGGGTTCTGGGATATTTTTAAAAATTACGTAATGTGGACTTTAATTAATTAAAATCTCTTGATTTCCTAAGACGATTATGCAACACCTCTACGGCGTCTGTTGTCTAATGCGTGAGAAATTCTGCGATTATTTATCTTACACCGGCGACAGAGGACAGGTTTTCTGCCCTTGCCGGACGGCAGGTCAAACGGTGCGCCGCACGAGATACAATACCCAAGCGTGGAGGACTGCGGCGGATTCTCAGAAATCCACTGACAGACCTGACACCTTGTCTGGTGCAGAGACGCGGGGACGAACTCTTTGCCACAGTCCACGCACACAGCGCTCTGACGAGGCGGCACATAGGTAAGATCAGCGGCACAGTCTGAACACAGCAGTTGGTGCGGGTGCATCTGAACGAAACGCTTGCCGCAGCGCTTGCACATCTTATTTGCACCGGCATTATTAGCGCGGAGGTTGTTGTAAACGATATCCCCGTAGCAGTCCCAGAAAACAGCCTTGTGCGGTGTCTTATGTATGTCGAACAGGTATTTGATGAGTACATCGCAAACGTGTTCTGCCGTACCGTACTTGGACATTTCTTTCTTGATGTTCTTGATAGATTCAATATACACGCTGTCCGCGTCCAGCTTGCCAATGCTGTAGTTCCCCATAGACGAAGTGAGCTGTCTGAACTCTTTGTACAACTCCTCGTCCTGTTCGGTCAGCTTGTACATGCGCTTAGACATGAGCATCTTATAGTTCAGTGTGCCGAGCTGCTTCTTCTGAAAGTTAAACTTATAGGACTGAATCTTGTCAGACAGCCGGTTCACAACACTTGGCGTCCACGGCTCGACTTGAGAGACCTCTTTGTCTTTTGCGTAGATGAAGAAGTGGGGGACTTTGCCCTTAGTGAGAGACGCAATGCGTTGTTCCCATTCGGCGGGGACGGTTGGTTTGTATAAGGTTTTTGCATAATCGATCACGAAGTTGTTCATCATTACTTCAATCTTTACAGCGTCCTCGTCGGGGTTTGGGCGGTTCCATATCTGAGATATCTGGTTCGATATAACGCCTATGTTGCCACCCGTCCACGCGGCAACCATACCGTCATACATGGTCTCCTCGTCTACATGCATTGCACCGGCCTTGGCCATCTCATAGTAGAGAGGAACAACGTGTTCACAATTTCTTTTCGCCACAGTAACGATTGACGGATCTGCTACTACAAGGCCGCGATCACCGTCGTAGTCATTTTGCAAGATTTTCGAGATCGTGTCGTGTGTACTGGAATATAAGCCATCCGTCTGAAACCACCGCCGCAGCTCTGGCACGCCATCACTTGCTGTGTTATGCCTGACGGCGTGTTCCTTATAGAGGTGAGGGCTTCTGAGAACGTCCAGCTCCTTAGCATAACGGTATGGGCGGGCGTAGACCTCGCCGTTCTGAAGCAGTCCTTCCGGCACCTCTACACCGTTAAACCAATGGTCACAGGCCGCATAGAGGTCGGGTATCAGGAACAGGTATTTACCGTCTATATCCAGTCTGCCAGCCAAAGCTTTCCACTCTATTGAGTTCTTTAAATCCCGGAGCGTCTCCCTACAGTAAGGGTCTTGCAGGAGCTCTGGATAGTAGGCCAGACTCTTCTGGAACGCGCTCATCTGGTCTTTGTCCTTTGTCGCGCCGAACACCTGGAGCATCGTCTGGCGATCAGACGAAAGGTTGGAAAGCTTACGGTTCGTCCTCTCACACAAAGCGGTCAGCTCGTCGTCTGTCATATCCACGAGGGTCTGGAGCATCTGGTAGTTAAACTTGGCGGTATCGATGTGGTCAGGCTCTTCGTTGCACGTACCTGCCACGCAGCCGTACCGCCTGAAGTTCTGCTGATAAGTTTCCCACGAATCGAAATACTTCCACATCTTGAACTGGCTCTTGGTAAAAATGATCTGAATACCCTCAGCCAGTATGTCGTGTTCGACCCCATAGATATCTTTGATCAGACCGTGGTTGCGGCTGCTGTCGTGGGCGTTGGCCTCCCGTATAAACTTATCAAACGGGAAGACAGCCAGCAGTCCTTTGATCCACGGCGCTCGAATCATAAAGTTTTTCTTTGACACCTTCGGCAGCACCATACCGCAACCGTCCGTATGGGGGATCGGCACGTCCATCCTCTGCCGGGTGATCTCAAACGTCTTCGTGTCTATGTAATCCACCGTATCATTGACCTTGGTTTCAAAGTCCTCGATAACGATAGAGTGCTCAATGGGAAAAGCCTCCCATGGCGTCGTAGCGCTGTTGCAGAGCGCGAGGTAGGCGAGGTACTTATTGATATTCACCCCGCCCTTAGCGTTGATCTGAGGGACTGTGAGGCCGCAGGAGAGTGCCGGGAAGCACGCCCGGTAATCCTTCTCCCTGATAGCCACAAACTTTTTGGTTCTGATCTGACCGGCAGAGGCGGAGAAGAATACGTAATGGTCACCGTTCATATCAAAGCCGTTCTTGATAATACTCTCAGCCACGCCAAAGTAATAAACCTTGACGATGACCAGCTCGTAGTTGAGCTGAGTATTGCTCATGCCGAGGCATCTGGTCAGTGCTGAATCAAAGATGGAGACAATATTTACATCGTTGAAAGCCTCTGGTCGGACCTGACGCACGAGGCCGACGTTATTGGCGATGGTCGTCTTCAGCAGTTCTTTTGTCTCCCGGATCTCCCGGTTCTTCTCCTTGATCTCGGCAGGGGAGAGGAGGGCGTCGCGCATACCCTCGATATCGTCACTTGGGATCAGTGCCTTACGGCGGCGGGCGGTGGTCGTCTTCTTGATACGTGTGCGCATATCAGACGTATCAGGCGGCGGGGAATCGGGCGGATTATCAGCATGGTCTACAAGGCGTCTCATGCGCTTGTCTTCAGCGATCTCGTGTCTTAAAGCCTGAATACGTTTATCAAGCGCTGACTCTTCGTCCGTATAAAAGCAGGCGGTGTCAAAGGTATAAACACTATGTTGAATTTCCAGATTAATAACAAACACTCCCTTAGTCATACTCTAAGACAAGTGCCATATAGGCAGCGTGTCTCTCATTCAAGTCATTCACGTAAGCACATTCGTCCGTATTGCCAGTAGCAGTAAAGTCATCACACAGCTCAAACTCATCACAAACATTTACCCAAATACAATCATTACAAGTCATACCGTTCTTTCTCGATTCTTCAAAGACGCGCAGTCTGCAACTGCGTGGAGACATCCATATCCCTGTAGAAAGAAATAATCATGCGGCGGTATCCACCTCCTTAATCCAATCCTCCAGCAGACCTCTCATCCGCTCGGAAGGTATGTATATCCAGATCTCCTTGCCGTCGCGGATGGCACTGCGCCAGATCCACTGAAGCATTTCAGACAACGCCCAGCGGTCCTCGTCTATTGTGACACCACGTTGAATCAAAAAGTTTTTTAGCGGAGGGGACATAAAGCGATTCAGCGGATAGGCCAAATACTTGCGATACCGGAATTCGTTGGTGGCCCGTGAGGTGCAGGGGACGAACCCTTTGGCGTAGCCGTGAGGGTTGACCATTGGCTTACGGGTTTGAAGTTGCCCTTTAACCATTGTTCGTTCTTTAAAAGCTGTCCACATTACCTCATGAACAGGGGCTGAATACCGTCTAAAATAATTTCTGATATGCCGTCCAATCAATGTGACCAGCATTGCATTCTGCGCACGTTCGTACCAGCCATGGCTCAACGGGTAGCGTGCCGCGACCTTAGCTCCGACGTGATTGAGTTTTTCATCCCGGCAGATATGCACCTTGTTGGCCAACCCAGGTATTCCATACTCCCGTGGCTCTGTAGTGAGTGAATAAGTCTGCGGCGAGTTGCCGGTAACGAACACCTCATGGTACTCGATGCCATACATATCAAAATAACAACGCTGAACCGAATCTTTGAACATGTAGGTCATCAAGAACACCTCTTTAAACGAACTGAACAGCCGGATCGGCAAGAGTGAAACAATATTTGTGGAATTGTAGCGCCACAGGCATCCGCTCTGCGCAAGCGCCTTGATATCCGCAAACCTTCCATTATACAGATCCCCGCCATTGTCTTCGTTCCACACAAGCATACCGTCGTCGGCAACAGTTACATGCTCGTTCTGGACAGTCACGGCGTCCTTCGGGTGCAAATCACATAGCTCGATAACATTCGCGACTTCATCCATCACCAAAACATACTCTGCTTGAAAGATAAGCTCGCTCACATCCTCGTCGAAGGTTGCAAATAAGGCGTGGGTCGTCACAATGTTTTCCCTCTGAGTCAGCAGTCGTTTCAAATCCACCAGCTTTGAAAGTCCAACGCCGCTTTCCCGGGATTTTAAAACTTCCGGCGTTTTGAAGTCAAGCCCAGTACACTGTGCCATGACCCGCTCTGTTTCTGAGAGGAATGGGGTCACGAACATATACCTTTGCTCCGGGTGAGCGTTCATGTAGTTGATCATCGCGGACGTTTTGCCACATCCCATTGGGGCATCAATCACATTCACATTCATCTATCATCCCCCTTTGTTGCATATCAAAATTTTGGTCCGTTTTTTCGCCCGACACGAACCTACGGTCTAACCCCTTCTTTCGACTACAGATTCCTGACTAATATTCCATACCTTGAGGACGCTAATTAGGTGTCTGGGAGATGCAGTTTTTAACGTTATCTATAGTATCCTTAGATAGGTCAAAATTAGTAACGTAGGAAACCTACGTAGTTTTTAGGGGTAAAAATCCGATTTTGGTCAGTTTAAACTGACCAATTCATAAAAATGCGTACTTTGCCAAATCTGTTTATCCCCTAAGAGGATCAAAAAAATACAGGCCCATAAGGAACAACTCAAATAACGGAAGGTTAAATGACTGTCCCCTATGGGCCTGTAGCTCGTAGGTTCTGAATTCGTAACTTAGGTATTCAGTTATCAAAGAACACGGTACTGTGAGGCCAGTACCAAACCCAGTAGAGTGAAATCAACTATAATAAGATTATACTACCTTTGTAGGATGTGTCAAGTTTGACTTGTAAACATTGTATGAATTATACAAAACATTACCCGTGTCGTTACTCTGTACGCCGCCACTGAGCCGTGGCGGGCTATGGTTGCGATGGTATCGGTAGATCGCCCCCTGTGTGGGGGCTTTTCTTTTAGGGGATGAAAGGGGAGAGGTGTACCACTCAATCTACAGGGATGGTATCGTAACCTTTCCCTGGCGGTGTGCAGGGTCGGTAGTCACTCGGCCACTGTCGAGGGACGGACGACCCGGAGAGGAACGCGGTTTCTTCCCTATGGGTTAGGGTGATAGATTGCGGTTTGTAAGGCGGGCGGAGTGTGTGCCATACACACGACGCTCCGCACGCCGTAATATACTCAGCTCGCTACAGACAACGATACCTTTGTACCCAATCCTAAGTTCAGCCCTCTATAAGCTTGACGCATCTCGTCCTCTGTAATACCGGCATACCTCAGAGTGATCAGAGCATTGCTGTGACCGAATACCTTCTGCAAGAACTCGATGGCTCTGTCTCTGTCAGGGGAACCCAGTATCATATGATAAGCAAACGTCTTCCTTAAACAGTGTGTACTGGCTCTTACCTGTAGGTGCAGGTCTTCATTGATGACCTCCTTCAAGATCCTCTCAACACTCCTGACAGTGAGGGGTAAGTCCATATTCTTACCTCTGTTTCCATCCGTCTTGAACAGGTAGTCATTTAAGCTCACTGTTCCCTTATGAGCAAAGTACAGATCGGCTGCATTGCATACCGCTTCGTTGAGGTAAAAGATTCTGTCCTTACCGGTCTTGTGCTCTCTGAATACAATCTTATCCCTGTAGGCACGACCGTCTTCCGTCACTATATGCCCAACCCTCAACTGCGTCAGGTCACCGCACCTCAGTCCCACGTTGATGCCCATAATGAACAGCAAGTTGTCTCTCCACCTCTGGTGTTCTACCAGGTACTCGGTTATCCTTCTAATGTCCTCCGGGTTCTTGATCGGCTCTGCTGCATTGCTCCTCTTCTCTCTACTGGCCTCAGTAAACGGATAGTCGCTTACCTTTACATGCGCAGGTCTAAGGTTTATAGCTCTGTTCCCTGTAGGAGTAAATGTGATCGTTCTCATATAACCCTCCATCTACCTTTCCTAAATGATAACTATTATTTTGCAAGATAACTTTCATAATGCTAAACTACGTGTTTGGCCTTATAAACATTAACTTTTATCGTACCTTTACTATAACAAAACATATAATAAAAGACAAGGAAACTTCCCAATTTCCTTGTCCAATCTCGATATAATTTGCAACTTTTTTGATAGAAAACTTGCACTTTTGAGGCAAAACACCTACAAATTTACAACATTCTTTTTAACAATTTATGAACAACTTGAGTGATTGTTAAGCTAACTTTACATTACGTAACTTCAAACGTGAAGGGTAATTTTTGGGGAAGAGAGGGAGTTTGATCGTAGGTTTCGTATGCACGTTTATACCATGTTCTAAGCCCATTCTGAGAAAAAATGACTACCTCTCCTAGCCCCTCCACTTTAGCGATGTAAAGTTCTAAAGCAAGGGGTACACCTGTTCGAGTGTAGCAAGATTCATGCCAAAGACGTGAAACATGGGTATACGACATAGACAAAAATTTTTGTACTATGCAAGCTCCATAGAAAAGCTATAGGGCAAAAGGTTGACTTATTTTAACATATGAATCCCTGGATACGCTGCCGTCAACATGCCTGTAAAAGTTGCGAAAAACAGGGAAAACCTGCCAAAACAGGCAACTATGAGCACTGAAAAGTTACCGTCTTATTTACTGCAAGCGCTGCTCCGGTTGACTTTTGTTAATTGTGCAAAACAGAGAAAAGACTGTTATGCTATTATTGCATGACGGCTATGCAAAAATTTCTTATCCCCTTGTTTTTTCCTGCATTTCATTTATTGCATTAAATAACGTCAACTTTATAAAGCCGCTAACAGTTTGATTATTAGCTTGCGCGGCTTCCTGTAATTGTTCGTAAAAGTTCGGAGAACATACAAAAGTAACTGTTTTTATAGCTTTTCTATAACGCTTTTGTGCTTCTTTTAATGCTTTGCTATAGGGCATGTTATCATCTCCGTTATGTTAAAATCAGTGCAATCAACATATTAAAATATGCTATATACAAGCACATAGTTTTGTGCTATCATATAAGTACAACATATAGCATCCTATATGTTGAATATCTACAAAAGGGGTAAAAAACGATGAAAAACAGACAAAACAGAACAACGGAGTACAAAAAAGCACAAAACCGCGTAAATACGTTGTTCCGGAATTCCGCGGAGCTTCTGCCGCTGATCGACGCGGAGCGCTCAGCCTATAGGCGCGCGGAGCTTATCGGTAACCGTATCATCGACGCGGCCGCGGAGCGCGCGGCCGCGGAGACGGAGCGCGCGGCCGTGATGCGCAATGACTGTATGGTGCTTTTTTCCGGAAGCGCAAGCACTACCATTAATATTGACCGTCTTTGCCGTTGTTCCGCGGCCGTGTTGAAACATGCTTTGCTACAAGATATTCCCGACGCGTCAAAGCGCGGCCGTATCAAATCGGCAAAAGCAAGCGCGGAACATTTTGAGTTATCGGAAAAAGCCGCGGCCGCGCTCGAAAAAATCAAAGTCAAGCTTGAAAAGGCGCGCAAGCGCGCGGCAAAAGCCGCGGAGACGGAGACGGCCGTTGACGTTGAAATTAGCGCCGACGTGCTTGAAAGTTACGCAACGGCCGCGGCCGCGATTGACGCGGAGACAGAGCGCGCGGAGTACGCGCGGCTTGCGCCTATATGGTATGCGCATATGCGCAAGCTTGCGACGGATGGTTATGACAAAACGGCTTTGCTTGACTGGACAGAGCGCAAGCAAGTATCCGCGTCCGCGGAGACGGCCGCGCGGATTGATACACCTACAAAAGCGCGCAAGCTTGCGCGCGCGGAGCGCGCGGCCGCTTTTGCGCGGCCGTATGTTAGCGCAAGTATTACGGAGAATGCTATCCGGATTGCGTTGACAGCTATCCTTATGGTAGAACGTCAAGACAGCACTAATGCAACAACACTTGAAAAGTGCGCGGCTTATAGGCGCGACGTAATAGCATATCGCGGCCGCGCGACCAATTATGACCGCGTCGACGCGGAGCGCGCGCGCGCGGAGCGCATAGCGACGTTGTGCGACGATATCGCGCGCCAAATTCGTGCGGAGTCAGCGCACGGGACTAATACGGAGCGCGCAAAAGCGGCCGCGGCCGCGGCCGTTGAAAACACGGCCGCGCATTTGGCGCGCGCTGAAGCAAAAGCGGCCGCGGGTATACTACAACGTTTTGACGCGGCCGCGGCCGGCGACGGAGCGGAACTTGTTCAGGCGGCCGCGCTTGCTTTTGCCGAAATCAGCGCGGAGACGTGCGCGGATATTCTATTTGATAGCAAAGGCAATCCGTTTTGCGCGTGGTCAAAAGCCAAATACGCAACGGAGCATCATATAAAAGCGCAACGGAGCGTCAATAGCAAGATAGCAAGCGCGGAGCGCGCGGCCGAAAAGCGCGCGGAGAAACGCGCGGCAAAGCAAGTGACTATCACGGCCGCGGAGACGGAGACGGCCGCGGAGCGCGCGGCTTATATCAACGTTAGCGCGCTCAAAAGCGCGCTTGCTACACTGGATAACAGAAGCGCGGATATTTGCTTGCGCATAGCGCGCGGAGATACTATCGCGGATATAGCCGCGGATTATAGCATTTCGCAAAAATACGTCCGCGCGCTTTACGCGGCCGCTTTGCGGACTCTGAAAACAACAATGCAATCGACGTAACACAACATACTTTTCGCGCGGCCGCTTTTGCGGCCGCGTCTTTTTTTTGCAACGGCCGTATACCAACAAAATTTAATACAGTAAAGCGCAAAAGCACGCGATCTACACTTTTATACAGTAAAGCGTAAAAGTGCAACTGGGCTTATACAACACTTTGCTTACTTATCAACAAAAGCTGCTTTTTGTGTTGGTTATACAATAATTTGAGCTGCTTTTGTAGAACATTTTTACAATGCCGAAAACATAGCAATTTGCAACTTTTTGACGTATAAAAACGGCAGAAAACACTTAAAAACGGCAAAAAGTGGTACAAAATTCATTAAAAAGCACATAAAACGAACACAACCATTGCTAACATATTAGCGCGGAATATTGCCAAATTTGCGGCAAAACGCTTGTTTTTGCAACTTTTTACGGCTTTTACAAATCGGCACGAAAAAACAGTATAGTGTGAAACTTGCGTTTCGCCGCGCGGCCGCGCGCGGCCGCGCTTGCTTGCTTGCTTGCTTGCTTGCTTGCTTGCTTGCGCGTCCGCGTGGACGGCCGCGCGGGAACGCTTGTTCCCGTTTTACGTTGTGCGCGAATCAACGATAGCGTGACAATGCAATGAATTGTCAAAGCAATCGGCTATTGGCGGGCTTGCCCGTGCGTTTCCGGCGCAATACGTGCGCATGGCTGCGGATGCGGCTATGCATGGCGCGTTATGCATGAGAGCGTCCCGGACGGGATGCGAAGCGGTAGACGGCGGGCCAGTCCGTTCCCTGTGCGCTTCACTGCCCCTCCCTTGCCTAACCAAGAAAGGGGTATAATTATGACGAAGCGTACCAATACCGAGATTAAGGCTGCCATCGAGGCCAATGCCAAGGCGTACTTCACCGCTCTCACGAGCAAGGATTACGCTAAGGCCGCCGACCTGGAAGAGACCATGAACGCGGACGTGAAGACGTTCAATGAGCAGGCGAAGCAGGCTCACTTGGAGAAGTATGACACGTTCCTCGCGTTCCTGCGCGATCCATCGTATGACACGATCGCCTGGCATCTCGTGCGCGAAGAGGGCAACCTCGTCGGCGTCGAGGTCGAGCTCAAGGCGCGCGATATCACGGTGCAGGATGTCCTGCGCAAGGTAACGCCCGCCAATGCCAAGTGGCAGGCGTATGCGGAGCAGCTCCAGCTCCAGTTGTTGCTCAAGACGGCAGAGGATATCGGCCTGAATGAGACGCAGCGCAAGGAGATCGAGGAGACGCTCTACATGCGCAAGGGCGGCCGTACCGTCGTGCTCGGCCAGTTGGATAGCAATGCGTCTATCGACAAGGCTATCAAGCTGACCATCCGCGCGATGACTGATGAGGTCACTGAGGAGCAGGTCGAGGAAGCGATCAAGTCCTATGATCGCAAGTACCTGATCTACGTCTTCACGCAGCGCGGCGGCAAGGGCACCCTCCGCAGCCTTGTTGCAGGCAAAGTGGCCAATATGGTGTTCCTTGACATCATGGGCGCTCACTGGGCGAATCGTCCGTTCAAGGTCGATTACAAGAAAGACTCGGAGCGCACTAAGGCCGGGGCTGTCGTGACGGTTCAGAATGAGAATCCGAAACCGGAATCGAAATCCGAATCCGAAAACGAAACCCAGTCTGCAAAGCCCGCGCCGAAAGGCAAGGGCAAGGGCGGCAAGCGCACCACCAAGTCCAAGGACAAAGGGGGTGAGAAAGCCGCCGCATGATCACCGCAATTCCCAATAGCAAATCCAAATCCTAAATTACGGGAGGGGCGGTGAAGTGCATGGGGATCTCAATAGCCGATTGCCGCGATTTCAAATCCAAATTCGAATTCGAAATCGCAATCAGTGTCTTCACATCAGGTCCCATTCGTGGTATCCTGTACATACCCGGCATAAGCCGGGGTTTTAACCACGGAGGGGTGTTATGGATGATGAAGAGATGCAGGAGTTAATGCGCGAACTCCTGGCACCAGAAATCGAATTGCGCAATCGCCTGGACAAAATCGAGAATACGGTTTACGTTCCAAACGTCAAATGCATAACCGATTTCAAGCGGGCATGTACTATTTTGAAATCGGTTTTCGCAACGCAGATCCAAAATCAGAAATTGAAAATGGTCTGCGAAGCAAAAGGCGATGTTAGAACGGGCAAGCCGTCTCCGTTGAGTCCGGGGTATGGGTGTATCACAATCGTTGCACCCAAAATCGAATTGCAAAACGAGTCTCTGACTCAATTTGCAAATGCAGTTTCAACTGCAACATCGTGGTCTATAGGCGAATCCAATATTCAAGGGCAGTTCAATCTGTATCTTGAATGGAGAGATTTGTACACGGCCTATGTGCCAGTTGAAATTGAATCCGAAAAGTAAAACCACTTTTGAAACGCGGGCACCAATTGCGTTTGATGGGCCGGAGTAGGCTTGCCGAACGTTGCGGTTGCCCGCGTTTCGTTCAACCAAAGCCGGAAATGGATTCGCGTTCGCTCTTGCGTTCGCGTTTCCGTTTTCGGTTTTGGTTTTCATACGTCGCAGCGCGGTTCAATCCGCAACGCGGCTGTACCCCTTGATTGGCCCGTAGGGCTGTTCTGCTCGGACACAGAACAGTTTCCTACGGGCTTTTCATTGTACCACACACAAATCCAAATTGCAATCCGCGAACTGAAAACAAATCGTGAATCCCATTTCACAGGAGCGTGAAGCAAGTGAAAACCAAAACGATCCTCGCAGCCGTTGCGCTGTTCATATCGTTCACACAAACCCCGCTGATTCCCGGAATCCAAAACGGAAACCTGATTCAACCTGCGCATGACATTTGCGTTTGCGAATCCGCCGCAGGGGTTCAGAACAACGCCACATTACAAACCGTTCCCCAAATTGAAATCACTATGGGAAATGAAAATCCGATTCGTAAATCGCTCATGGGGAAGAAGCAGCCGATCTCATCCGTACAGGGGGAACGGTTGCTCGGCTCCGGACACAAAGAGGGCAGACCCTGGCCAATCCCCAAAAATGAATTTTAAAAGCGAAAGGGGAATTCATATGCCTATCACCGTTCACGATCTAAAGCAGCTCAAAACCGATTTGGAAAACCGGCTCGGTTGGCAGAGCATTCTGCACGATGACAATGACGTTTTCGAAATGAAAATCAAACTCCGCGATGCAGTCGTAGAGCTGATTTCCGTTCTCGATGACTACCACTTGGATGCAATTCCGAATTTCAATTGAGGAGACAAAAACCATGGCTGAAACCATTTTCAATATCGCAATCTGCCTCGGCATCGTTGCGACCGCCTGCCTTGTGGGTGAAATCTTTTCCCACTTTGACCGCAAGGGCTATGTGCTCAATCACATTTTGCGTGCCCTTGACCGCTTCTTTGCGTGAAATCCAAATCCCGTTTTCAAAAGGAGATCGATACTATGTTTACGTTTTCCGAATACTTCAACTCTAAGTGGCACACCATGTTCACCTTTGATGACCTGTCCGCGCTTGTCCTGACCGCTAACAAGCTGAAAGCCAGGCATAAGAATAACCACTACGCTATCATCAGCGCCGAGACCGGGGAGATCATTTTCGAAATCTAAATCCCGTTTGCAAAAGGAGATTGATTACTATGTACGAAATCGTAATCACCCATAATGGCAGCCGCTACTATGCACGCGACCGTTATGACCTTGGCCGGGCAATCGCCCTGTCTGAACACCTCAAGGATTACTACCACGGCGCTTCGTTCGCCGTGCTGGACGCGTTCACCGGTGAAGTCGTTTTCGAAATCTAATTTTGCAAGGGGGATTTATTATGACCTACCATCCCGCATTCTGCCTTTCGTGCAATGCCAATAAGCCGTTCTACATCAGAGAAGACACGCGCTTTATCACCGTGCACGGCGTTCGCATCAAGTACAAACACACTTCTGCGATCTGCTGTGACTGCGGCATGGCAATTTCCGTTCCCGAAATCAATGACATGAACGCAGCCGCAAGGGAATCCGCCTACAGACAGATTGCCCGTGTGACACATACCTAAAATCAAACCGAAAGGAGAATTTGAAAATGGCAACCAAACGTGAATCAACAGACTGGTTCCACATCTGGGTGGAAGACCACGAAGCCATTATGAACACCATGCTCCGCAATATGCAGGCCGACCTTGACGCCGGGTATGATCCCGAGGGCAACTGCATTCGGAGACAGAAAACCGAAATCGAAAACTACCGCAACAACTACAATGCCAAGCTCGATATGATCGGGCATATGGACACCGGCAGGTATCAGCACTGGTGTTATGTGGATCTCATTCGGAGAGGAGCGATCGCAGCATGAATACCCATAATCGCAAGTGGCTCCCGTGGTACAACTATCACATTGACTACGACGAAGAAACCAATAGTACCGACGTGCAATTTGTCTTTCAGTTTCCACACCATAAAGATAAACACAAAATCAAATCTGTTTCTGCGTACTACCCAAGCACAGCAGCTTATTATTCCGCGCCTTTTACCGATATCGGAGAACTCAATTATCGGTATAAGCATCATGGAAAGGAGCGACTGGCAGACACGTTTGAAGACGTTGTGATCGCTCTGTACGAAGACCCGGATTCGTTCTCCGTTGACGGCTATGAGGAAGATTACTCCGCTCAGGAAATCAAATTCCTAAAAGCGTTTCAGGCGCACTATCTGGAATCGATTCGCCAGTATGAAGCGGAGTGAGGGAGGAAACCAAAAATGAAAATGCAAGTTGAGATACTGGTGCGTAAACCAATTGAGCTTGATATCATCGGAGCGACGTTGCTGTCAGTAGATGAGGCGAAAACATTGTTGTCGGAAAGAGAACGTGCCTGCATGACATGGTGGTGGCTTCGGTCGCCCGGCGGCTATCAGGACTACGCAGCGGGTGTCGATGACGACGGCTCCGTCAGCGCCCATGGCTATGGTGTGGACGCCATTAGTATTGGAGTGCGCCCCGCTTTAAGAATCGAAAATCTGGCATTGGCCAATCTTAAAATTGGCGATGAACTTTATTTTGGTAGCGAACGCTTCAAAATCATTTCCGATCACCTTGCGCTTTGCAATTCAATTGTCGGTTATATGCGATTCGACGCAAGAAGCAATAACTATGAATATAGCGAGATCAAAAAGTATGTCGATAACTGGTTCGCTGGAACCGTGAGCAAATATAAAAAGGAGAATGCAAAATGAAAATCAGAGTCATTCCGTTCGGCAATGATCCCATTCGGGAATACGCCGTTACACATGCTCCGACCAAGGCGACCATGACTGAATACGGTCGTGGAAATGATACCGTTATGTTCATCGACGATGACAACCGGTGCATGAAGATGCTCATGTGGATGGGTGGTAGCTACCACTACAAGAACCGCAAGCAGATCGTCGAGGAACACGGTTACATCATGGATCACTAATTTCAAAGGAAGCAGGTGATATGCAATGCCGATGAATCCGCATGTCTTTCCTGGGTGGAACGGCATAAGCAACGGGAAAAAACGTTTTAAGATTTACGTTGCGAATGCAGAAGAGTACGGGGAATTGCAAAATGCATTTGCTGAATACTACAGGCAAACAGGACTCAACGCGTTCTGGATTGATTACACAGCATTTGCATTATGGGATGATTATACCCCAGTTCGTCCAACCCTCAGTCCAATGTACGCTTATCCTGCAATTCTGTATATGAATGACGGCGAACGTTGTAATTTTTCGATATCAACTCAAGAGTATTACGTCAAGGAGCTCAAAGATACATCTGTATCTGTTGACGAATATTGCGCAATGTTGAGGGCAGACGAAGTGAACTTTAAGTGCGCTCTCAACGACGACGTTGCGAACCTTCTGTAAAACCAAATTGAAAATCTATTCTCAGTTCGGAGGTGATAACTTGTTTGCGAGTCGATTGTATAAAAACGACGATCAGCCCTATATTGCTATCCTCAATTCGAATGACGTTGAAATCTTGTGTGAGGTAATGCGTCGCTGGGCGCAAGCAAACAACTGTGAAGAACCGGTTTGGAACGACCATGCTCACACGCTTGATCAATTGCTTGGCAAACCTCCTGAAGATCCGCCATTGTTGCTTCACATCACAGATCCGCATAGAGGGTACTTTACGTATTCTGAATACAACAAGGCGATGCGGTCGCTGTCAGTTGCAGAATACGTCAAATATCTGTTCGATCTTGATTTCGATTTCAGTCAAATAGATAAAGTCGCAGATCTGATTTAAATCAACGGAGGTGATTTTTGTATGGGACCTGAAGAAACACACAATGCCAGCGTTCTTCCTGGGTGGCCCGGAGAGACAATAAGGGAAGATCGTTTTGCAATTCGCGTTGAGAATCAGGAAGAATTTGACGCTCTGCGGGATGCATTTCAGCATAGCAACTTTGCGGACGCAACCTGGAGCTCAGGAAAAGAAATAGCCAGCGATTACACTCCGGCAAGATTGAACTTCCCGATACTGATGTATATGAATACCGGATTCCTCGGCAACTTTACTTTTGGTTATCCGCGTAACCACATGGAGGACCAGAACCGGCCACCCGTATCTGTTGCTGAGTATTGTGCGATGCTTGCTACTGCCAATTCTTTTAACGAAACTGACATTGAGACACTGCTGTAAATCCAATTTCAAAATTCAAACGGAGGTGATTTGATGGAGCCTAAACGTTCGCTCCCGTGCTGGCCCGGAGTAACAGACAAAGCAGGTCGTATTTCGATCCGCATTGAGAATCGGGAGGAGTACGATATGCTATGTAACGCATTTCGACAATACTTTGGCAGAGTGGTATGGATCACTGGAACTGCGCTCTGGGCCTTCACACCATCAAGTCTGAGCTTTCCCACACTGTTATATATCAACAACGGATATAGCGGCAAATTCTCATTTGGAGACCCGCACTACCACAGCGGACGCCCTCCGATTCCTGCCGCCGATTATGTCTCATTGCTGATGCCTTATCAATTCTCATACGAGGTTGACGAGATCGCGAATCTGATTTGAAACGAGGTGATGTAATTGACACCTGAATTGCTGATTTTGGCACGTATTCGTGTCAACAATATCGAAGAGTATGACATGCTCACAAACGTGTTCAAGACATGGGCGAAAGAGCACCGGAAACCGCTGCCTCGTTGGGGTAGCGGTTCTGTTTTCTCCACTTATAGATCTCTCTTCGATGAGCAGGCACCAAATCCGATCGACCTGTTTGTGTATAACGAATCGGAGGGCCGTTTTGCATTCAGCTACGAGATCGAAGACAACGACAAGACCTACGAACCTGCGGTCACTGTCGCGCAATATGCCGACCTGATGGGGGTGTTTATACCTGAAACGAATGATTTCCGGACTGATGAAATCGCAAATCTGATTTAGAAAGGAGCGTGCTTATGGCGATCCCGTGCGGTCGTTGTTGGGTTTCAGTGCCAAACCAGCGTGCAGGCAAACTGGTTATTGAAGCCCTTGTCTATTGGGCAGAAGTGACTGGCAATCCAATGCCAACATGGCGTTCCGGGGTGCGAATTGACACGGAACCCATTGTGCAGGAACCGCCAATTTACCTGCATGTTTGTGATCCGGAAACCGGAGCATTGGAGGAATGGACAATTCCCGCAATAAAAAAGAATTTAAAAATCTTTGGCTGCGACCCGGTTGACAGCTATATTGCCTATTTGGCAATGATCGATGCAGCAATCGCAGCCGAAGGTCAACCTTTAATGGAGCGAACGTTGGCAGAACGAGTTGCGCCATTTGAATTCGATTCGACCGCTGTTTCAGCGGCTCTATGAAAGGAGGAATATAAAATTGCATCCAACACTTACAGGTCTGACCCCGATGTGTGTGGAGATCAACTCAGAAGCCGATTTTGATTCCTGCATCAGCATAATGCGGGAATGGAATGAGCATTGCACGAGAAACTCGACGTTCGGGTGGGGCGGTAGCGGCGCTCCGTTGGACGGATTAAAAGATTACTTCTACCACGAAGATCCCGATACCCCTGCGCATTTTTTGGATATTCGCGATAGCGGTACGGTTTTTGCCGCATGGACCAACAACGCCAACACACAGCAGGTATCGACTGACACGTTTGTTGCATGGCTGAGATCGAGACTTGGACAAACGTGCGTTCAATTTGCAACCGACGATTTGATAGCGATCCTTTAAAGGAGGTATGAAATGCCCGAAACAACGCAAGATCAGTGTGCCTTATTCGCACCGTGTTTTGTCGCACTTCCGACTTTAGAATCGATCGTCATTGTATTTAACACGATTCTAAAGTGGAACGAATCAAGACCAGTCGAATGTCCTCCACTGAGACCGGCCAACCCTGAATGGACACTGACGAAACTAATGGAACAATGCGAACACAGTGACGGCCTGTTCATCGATGCAGCTAATCAGTTGTGGCTTAGTAGTTATGATTGGATGTTGCGGGACGTGCCAGGCATGACCGCTGACGAATTTGTTCATGCAACCCACATTGAACAGGTGCAGGTCGATGTAGCGGACGTTGTTCCTTTCCTCTAATAATGTATTGCGGTTTGCATAACCCTTGTAGGTTGAACAGGAGCCGACCTGAATTGCGATTTGCTTTTCAGGTCGGTTTTATTGAACCTATAACGGTTCTACATATTAATTTTGCGCCCACTGCATAGTGTGGGAGAAGGAGGCCATTATGGCACGAATTATCATCAACGCGGGGAACTTCAACGTTTCCATCCAGTCTGGCGTTAAGCTCGACCAGTACAAGCGGCTGGCCGAGGAAGCGCCGGAGAAGCTGGGGCTCTACAACGAGGACGGCGATTGCACCTTCATGGTGATGCTGTCCGCGACTGAGAGCTCCAAGGTCGCGGCGGACTTTGTGAAGTTCAGCTGCAAGCCGGATAGCGACGGCAACGCTGTTGCAAGCATCTCCATTCCCGAAGGGGTGGAGAGCGTCCGGGAATACGTCGCCAAGCACTACCGCAAGGTGATCGCGAACCTCAATTCCATTGAGGCTGCCATCCCCGCCGCCATTCTCAACCTGGAGAATGAGTATCAGGCCGCCTATGACTCCATGGAGGTCATCGGCCTCTAATGGTTGGGCACCCGGGCAAGTGCTAAAACTGCCCGCTCCTTCCTAAACGTCCAAATGGACTAAAAAACAAAATTCAAAATTATTTTTAATGGCTAAAAGCCGGAAAGGAAATTACTATGACTCTCAAGATTATGAACAACGTTGGCCGTTCCACCATTATCGTCGATGCTTCCGAGGCTACCCCGCGTGCCATGTGCGACGAGCACGGCATCGACTACAACCGCTATGACGTTCTCATTGGTGCGCAGCACCTCCACGCTGATGAGCTGGACATGACGTTCGAGCAGCTCGGCTTCCTGAACGATGACGATGTGAGCCTGAACGGCACTGTTAAGGCGACTTCCGCCGTGTAATTACAGGCTACATAGCTACAGAACCGGGTCTCAAATGCGAGGCCCGGTTCTTTTTCAAAATCTGAAACGGAGGTGCAGCTATGGAACAGAGCAAAAACCTTGTCGTCGCTGCCTTTGATAAAACCAGCGGTTTGCTGAAAACCAGTAGAAACGCATCCGAAGAACATGCGCACAAATGTGCGGCGTATTACAGGTCTATTGGCTACAACGCCAAAGTGATGACTCTTGAAGAACTGAACGATTACTACTGGGCAGAGCGGAAACGCATTCTGAAAGCAGCCAGCAGAATACAGGAGGAAGCTGTATGAAAGTCATTGACAGCTCGCAAATCATTACCGCGTCAGCATGTGCGAACTTTGGCCGTTTGATTAAGTACATGAGGAATAACAAGGCCAAATTCGACAGCGTGTACGTAACGCTCAGAGACGTTCCTGTAGCGAAAATCACACTTCTGAATCAGAACGTTATCGCAAAGCGTGAATACAAATTCTACATTGATGAACCTGTAAAGGAGGAATCAAAGAAAAAGGCCAGACGAAACACGCCGGATAAGAAGGCGCGTACCACGGAAATCGAGGACATGCTGGAGCGGCTCTTAAAGCAGGGTAAAACCGCTCCGAATAGCATTGATGTATTCGGCATGACAACTGTAACTACTCGTAAGGAGGAATCTTAATGGCAAATTTGCTACTCAGGACGGTCAGTCAGACGAGTTTTGACACACCGCTTTTTGAGTCGTACTTCGACAACATCAATGAATCTGTACCGGATGTCGTTTTACGAGACACTGCCCGCGTGCTTCTCTCAAAACGAATCCCGGCGAACGATACTGTTCTGATTCGCCAGTGCGACGACGGTTTTCCTGATGAAGACGACAACCTTGCATTCGTTCGCGTGAGGGAGACACACTGGGAAGAGTTCCGCAAGCATTTTCTGGATAACGGTTTTAAACTTGCGGAAGACATTACCGCGATGTTAAAGACCATCTTGAAACGCGATATCGAAGTCTATATGGATGTGGTTCGTGATCCAGAAAACCCGAAGCAGGCGGTTGATACGAAGCGCACCGTCATTATGAGCACATATTTCGATACGGCGCTCTACCATATGGCGGCGATGTTGCTTTCCAGACTTCTGGATGGATACTTTGTGGAGCAGCCGTTGACCGATGAAGAAAAGGCACGACTGCTCAAGGCATTGCAGTCGGACACGACCAATGAATTTACCAAGTGGATTGCCGAGTATGCGGCGGCGCAGACCGATGTTTACGATATGTTCATTCAGAAATCGCTGACTGGATTCGAATCGGCGCTTGGTAAAAAGCGTATCGAGTCGCTGAAGCAGTCGATCGCTGAGTGTGACAGTCAGCTCCGCTCACTGATGCGGTCGATCCGTAATGTGACGAATGAAAAGCGTGACCATACAACTGCGCTCAGAGGTTACATGACCGGTCGGAGAGACACAAACGAACTTTGGGAGTTCTTCAAATCCAATAAGAACCTGTATTTGGTTTCGACCGATCAGAACGATCAGGCGTTGAGCTTCTGGGCTTGGTGCTGGTTTGATGGCGGCAACCCCGAATCAACCAAGTTCATTTTCGATCGTGAATATGATGAGGCGTATGTGGATGTGGCGCTGGATAATCTCCCCGGAGAATATAGCATCAGTGACGTTCGTAAGTTCTTTAAGGCGCTTTTCATCGATCGCACGATCCGAATCCGACTTGCCTCGTATGTGACGCTGACCTATGGCGATACGCGTTATCCGTTAGAGTATTTCAGGAATGGAGACAACGAACCGCCTGTCGTATTTGAGCCCGAGCATCTGCTGTTCAATCCGCACCACTACCATCACCATTGCCCCGGATCGAATGAGCAGGCGATTGCGGAATTGCTTGCCGATGGCAACTATACGGATATGGTTGCTCAGATGATCGCAGCGGCTGGTCAGGTGAATGTGGACGAGGCTCCGACGATGGAGCCGTTTATCGCAGACCTGTGCTCGTCCGACAACCCGGTTTACTATGTGAAAGCTCGTGACGAATGGATGACCATTAGTGAAGTCATGGAATATCTGATTGAGGAGGATAAATAATTATGTCTCAGAAGCCTATTAAGCCCACACAGGAAATGATCAGCGAAGCGTTGAAGCAGCTCACCGAGAAGCTCCAGCGCTTCAATTGTTTCGACGGCAAAATCAAATTCGAATCTGATGTTTGGGAGTACCCCGAAAGTGACAAAAAGGTTCGGATCGAATTCACTGAGACCGCCATGAAGAAACAGAACCGGCTCATCGATGATTTCACGACCGAGGTCGGCTGGCATGGCGTCGTTACCAGAGATCCCGAAGATCCTCTGCATTACATCATCGAAGACATTCTGGTCTTTCCGCAGGTCGTTACCGGCGTAACGGTTGATACGGACGATGTGGGATATGCTAAGTGGCTGGAGAGCCTTGACGATGAAACGTTCAACAAGCTCAGATACCACGGCCACAGCCACGTCAACATGGGGACCTCGCCGTCCGGAACGGACAACAAATATCAGGATGATATTCTGGGCCAGCTCACGAACGATGACTACTACATCTTCCTGATCTGGAACAAGCGAGGGGAGTGTACCGCACGTGTTTTCGACCTGAAAGCGAACACTATGTTCGACGAGAACGACGTTGAAATCATTAAGCCCGAGCTGACCGACGACCTCTCCGCGTTTATGCAGGATGCCATGAATAAGGTCAGCAGCCGCACCTATTCGTATCAGACTCAGCCTAAGTCCTATGTCTACGCAGCCAGCGCGACAACACCTAAAAGTGTAAAGGAAAAGGGAAAGAAAAAGGAAGGGGCAAAGGCCGCATCGAGTATCTACCCCTATGATGATATGTATGACGACTACTGGGGCTACGGTAACGTCAACATTTGGAACGCCAACAGATATTGAAAGGAGAATGAAATATGAATTTGGCCAAATCTTATGAGTTCTTCAACCCGACCATGCTGAATGGTCAGCCGGTGCATATCATCGGGTGCGGAGCGGTTGGTGGCGATATTGCCACCACGCTTGCCCGATATGGTATCACCAAAATGACACTGTACGATTTCGATCATGTGGAAGACAAGAACATCGCCAATCAGGTTTACCGTGTATGTGACATTCACAAGCCCAAGGTTGAGGTTATCCGCGATATGATCTGTGAGATCAACCCGGATGCAAAATACGATCTGAGAATCGAGCCGGAGGGGTATACCGACCAGCCGTTGTCCGGGTACGTCTTCCTCTGTGTGGACAGCATTGACGTTCGCCGGCAGATTGCGAAAGACAATCAGTTCAACAGCTACATCAAGGCGATGTTCGATGTGCGTATGAGACTGAGTGACGCTCAGGCATATGCGGCGGATTGGGCATCCAGAAAGCAGATCAAGAACTTCCTCGACACGATGAACTTCTCTCAGGAGGAGGCAGACGCAGAGAATCCGGTTTCTGCCTGTAACGTGGTTCTGTCCAGTATCGCGACCGTTCGAGTCATCGATGCGTTTCAGATTGAAAACTTTATCAGATTTGTAAAGGAGGGCAAGATTGCGAACGTGATCCTAACAAGCAACACATTGTTTGATGTGCAGGCAATGTCGTTGAAAGACTAAGCACCCAGCAGTGAATCTGGGTATCCCGGCAAGCTACAGGCAGTCGTGAAGATTGCGATTGCCTGTAGCTATTAAATTCAGTATTGCAAATGTATTCAGTGCTTTCAGCACGACAATTAGTGTAACTAATTGCATCGTAAGGTCAAGGAAAGGCCGCAGCAGGCGGAGGAGTCCAACTCACTTCGACGTAAGAATAACTCAACGCCACATCAGAAGTGAGCACCACAGGCATCTGCGTCAGCCAAAGCGAAATATCCTCCCCGACCCAGACACCAGTTCTCGGCACACCTCAAGACAAGCCAACGGGCACCCCCGACGCTCAAGGTCACCCAAACACGAATCGGACAAGCAAATACGCCCACACAGGCTGCCGAAACGAGCACGGTGCGCCAAGTCAGGATGCCCTACACCAAGTACCAGAGTGTCTTACCCCAGGATTTCCTTGATCCCACACCTGAGCCACATCCACTTCAGAAGACCGAACCATTTTGAGATTTGCAATACAAAGGAGAAAAAAAGTATGTCAACATTTATTAAACAGAATGCTTTACCGATCCCGATTGAGTATGTTAAAGACGAACACGATCCTGAAAAAGACTTTTCTCCGTCCTTTTGGTGGAATAACCACCGTTATTACTGTGAAAACTTCATTCGCTGCCATAACAACCCGTGGATCGGGCCGTGTGATTTCCCGGAATACATCCACGCTTATGAAGCAGATAACTATTGTCATCCGCTGTTTCTTGAGCTGATCGACAACGAATCGATCAATGTTTATGAAGAAAGGAGTGATGAATGAAATGCCATACGTGACTGTCCCTTGGACACCGCGAACCCATCAGATCTCGTTCGATGAGATCCTGAGCGGCCTTGTTGATCCAGCCATGTTTGAACCTGTTGAACAGGGCCCGTCAATTACACGAACGACTTATCGGCAAAATCTTGGAGAACGATTTGAAAAACAGTTTGATCTTGCCGATCTGTATCTGAAACTCTGTTCCTTCAGTACAAAGTATGAAAAGCTATATGAAGTTCCAACCCCGGAACTTTATCATACTTTTTATATCCCCAAACGCAACGGCAAGAAACGCCGGATCGATGCGCCAAAGCCAGATCTGATGAAGGCGCTGAGAGAGCTTTCATGTATCTTCTACAATGATTTCAAGGCTATGTGGCATACGGCTGCATATGCATATATCCCCAAACGGTCAACAGTCAGTGCGCTGGAAGTGCATCAGCGAAACGAGTCCAAATGGTTTTTGAAAACTGATTTCAGTAACTTTTTCGGCAATACCACGCTGGACTTCACCATGCATCAGCTTTCTATGATTTGGCCCTTTAGCGGCCTGATTCATTCGTCGTGTTTCGGTCGGCAAGCGTTGGAGAAAGCTTTGCAGTTGTGTTTTATTCCGCTGGAAAATGAGGTAACACATGAGGCTATTTGCGGTTTACCTCAGGGTACACCAATCAGCCCGATGCTGACCAATCTCATTATGATTCCGATCGACCATTACCTATATAAGTGCTGCCGTGAACAAAAGGCGGGCACTCATACACCGCTTATATACACCCGTTATGCCGACGACATTCTCATCAGTTCAAAGTACAAGTTTGAACATGAGAAAGTGGTCGGTTTTATCAATGATGTTTGTACGAAGTTTGAAGCTCCGTACACGATCAAAGACGAAAAAACAAGGTTCGGTTCCAGTAATGGACACAACTTCAACCTTGGCCTGTGCCTAAATGCTCAAAATGAAATCACGATTGGACATCAAAGCAAGGCGGAACTGCGTGGAGCCATTTTGAACTTTGCGGCGGATACAAAGAATAACATTCAGTGGAATCCATTAGAGGCACAACAGCTTCTTGGAAAAGTGAATTATGCGATGATGGTCGAAAAGAAATATTGGGAAGGGAGGTTTAACGACTTCAATAGAAAATTTGGTTTCGATATTCTCGCAACACTGAAAAAAGCTACGTCATATTAAGGAGGAATGCTATATGAAACCCATTAAGGAAATCAAAGCGCTCATTGCAAAAGAAAAACCGAGAAGCAAATGGCGCAAAGGCGTTTGCGAATACGCCAACGATCTGCTGGATGAATTGGCCAGTAGATGTGCAAATGAGCACAGAGACCCGTGTGCGATCAAAGACCACATGGCGTTGCGCAGCGACTTGTTAAACGGAGCGGATGGCTGGAGGCATTACAGCTTCAGCGCATCTGCTCTTGTTTATGACGAGGACATTGCGGAGCGTCTGTTGACTCCAAGCGAATTTGCGCGTTGGGAACGAAGGTCTCAGCGTGACGATTATGACGGGAAGGAGCTTCTCGAAGACCAAGGGAGAGCCTTGGCACAAGCATTTGGAATGATCAGTTCAAGAGCCTTCTGATCAAAAAAATAAAGGCTCTATTAGAAATGGAAAGATGAAATAAGGGCATTTTTCTACTCCCAGTAGAAACCATATGTGTAACACATGGTATCGCAAAGCCAACAAAAGACGTGCCCAGCCCCGAGACCGGGCCGCCAGGAGAACTCTGGAATAGTGAGCTCAACGGCACCAGGCCTTCAACGAAGCTCTCGCCGCTGCTGCGAACTTCCTGAGCAAAGAAGCTGTTCCAGCTCCAGAAAACAAGCGGTCACCACGATCCGCGGACAAAGATGCCCGACAGGTGACACGCCGCATCCGTGTATCACGCTCACCGAATTCGCGCATCGCGACCCATGCAACAAAACCATCGCAGTCGTTTAGCAACTAACAGGCTGCCGGTCTTGCAGCAGCTATTTGTGCCTTATTTACAATCGTCCATTCTAATAGAGCCTATAACCAAAAGGAGAATTTCGTATGCCAAATGAAACGCGAAAAGTATATTACTCGGATATTGCCGAGAAAAAGAAGACCTCCTACGGTTCCAAACACAAAAAGAACGGTTCCAAATCACATTATGTTCATTTCGAACATGAAAATCTGACAGAAAGCGAGTGGCAGAAAATGAATGGCCCAGTTATTACATACAAAGTTAATCTCCCTCTTACGTACAGTCTGTTCAAAGCAATGCCGCTTGACTTGCAGCGTGAGCACGTCAAGTTTGTCAAAACAAATTACGGACCTACGATTCCCATGTTTGCTCATACGCTTGGCGTAACACCACCTACACTGCGTAAGATCCTGGTTGCCTTTGGCCTTAACAATGGATGGCCGCTGAAAGTTCAGAACAGTGTGCGTGACAGGTATGAGCGCTGGTCAAACGGCGAGGAGCTCCCGAAGCTCGCCGACATTCGAGCGGAAACAGATTTAGAACCTGAATCCGAACCCGACACCGAGCCGCAGGAAGAAATTCCAGTAGCGCAGACTGAGCTGGTTACAGCGCCACAGGTAGACCGCGTAGCCGTGCGTAAGGTGAATGGCTTGGAGAGATTGGAAGCTACTTATAACCTGAACGGTGATCCGCAGCCCGCTGTAGACCTTCTCCAGTACATCGTATGGAAAGAAGGGAAGTACACCTGCCACATTATCCTTGAAAAACAGTTGGATGATTCGATTTAAGGAGGCAGCACCAATGATTGAAGCATTTATGGGAACGCTGGTTGGCATTGTGATCGGCTTTCTCACCATGTTCATCTGGTCGTCGTATGTGGACATTTTGAGCTTCTGCCTTGGTGGTATTTTCGGAATCATAATTGCGATCGTCATGTTCGTGCTCTATATGATTCTGTCTCTGCCCGGTGAAGATGGAAGGAGTTTGACATGAGACGCGGAAGCGCTGAAGCTATCAACAAAATGCTCAACAGCTACCATTTCTTCAACAATGTTCAGGAGGCGAAAGAGTTTATCGCCAAACATCGCTGGAGAAAATTCGTAATGTCTTCTAATAAAGACGGGACATGCTGGACTGTCTATCACAAAGAACGTTAAGGAGTGATTTTATGGGAAACAGAGCGGTTATTACAACCAAATACAATTTTGAAAACAACGGTGTCGGTATTTATCTGCACTGGAATGGCGGCCCGACAAGCGTGCAGGCGTTCCTGACCTACTGTGACATGCAGCATTATCGTCCCCCTGAAAGCGACAACTACGGCTGGGCCTATCTTGCAACGACGATCGGCAATTATTTTGGCGATGGTCTGTCGCTCGGTATTGATCTGGTCAAAAACCTTGATTGCGACAACTGGGATAATGGCACGTACTTCATTGAGAAGTGGCAGATCGTCGGGCGTAAATTTGAACACAGCGATTACAGCAATCCCAAGCTGACCGAATGGGACTACATCCAGGAGATTAACGCCGCCCAGCCAGAGAAGATTCAATTCAACGAAACGGAACTCCTCAAAAGGTACACAGAAATTGCCGAAGGGCGTGCTGAACTACCGATGTTTTAACTTGCAATTATTCCCAGTAGAATCTATAATTAGGAGGTCAACACTTGAACGACGCTCGTAGAAAGAAATTGAAATGTGCAGACAACCACCTTGCCGATGCAAGAGACTTGATCGAACAGGTTTATGACGACGAGTCGATGGCTTTGGAGAGTATCCCGGAGAACTTTCAATACTCACCGCGCTATGAAGAAGCTTCGGAAAAGCTGGACAGTCTGTATGAAGCGTTAGATAGCATTGACGAGGTGCGTGATGTTCTAAATGAAATCATATAACGTGGGGTGTGGATTCAATGACAGGCAAGCAAATCTGTGAGGCGTTGGAATTAAAATACGATATTCGAATGTCCCAGAAGAAGCTCCAGGCGGTCGCCATTGCATATGCTTCTCTTAGAAAACAGGTTCAAAAGGAAGAGGAGCTCTTCGGTTATGCTGATGAAATGCAGATCGACGACATGTATGAGGATACACCAGACTTTGAAGTTGAGATCTGTCAGAATCAAAACGATCCGTTTGATGTAACAATTTCAGCATCGAGTGCTGGCTTCGGAGAAAATCCAATAGATGAAGTCCCAACACTTAAAGCGCTGAAATATACTGCCGGGTTCTCAGTTGAACTTGACCACACAGACTGTGTGAGCTTGCGACTGACTTTCGACCTGCATTAAATTTCATATCCAACCTTGAACAGCCATGGTTTTTCCTTGGCTGTTTTTATATGCCCTCTGCAAGCCCCAGAATCGTTCATAGACGCGTTTTAAAAGCTCTGGCATATACGAATGCCTATACGACTGCAACGCGTTCTACGAGCGCTCTGGGGCTTTGTAGTGTGCGATGCCGTTAGTTTACAATCTGTATTCAAAACACGACATAGAGCACACCTGAACGTGTTCCTTTTAACCCTTATATATAATATAAATATATTTATATTATATATAAGGGTTAAAAGTAAGGGTACACATGTGAACAGAATGTGAACGCGGCATATAATCGTTTATAAGCTGTTAACAAATTCAAAAATGCAATTATTTTGTCATATAAAGGCCGTGGAGCGATTTTAAATCGGGAGGTGTAAGATTATGGTGTAGGTATGAAACATTGATCTACGAGCCTTATATGGGCAAGCAGAGGCATTCCACAACAAAATATAACTTTACGTATAAGAAAGGATGAATAACGTGGAGATTGTGACCATTCCTGTAGAAGAGAAAAAGGCTGAGGCTGTCAGCCGGATGAACATGCTTGGCATCTTCGGTCAGACGATCCGTCAGTTCGAGCATGGAAATAAAATCAGCATCAGTGAACCGCCTTATGGTGCGTTCTACTGGGCTGAGGATGAAGACCTTGCTAAGATTCGGGAGTTCGAAGAGGACAATGCGGCTCTCGTTTACATGGTCATTCGCAGTTACACGGAGTTTGGCGTTCTGGATTCGTACTTGTATGTGTCTGACTACAAGGATGACTGGCCGATGGACAGAGGCGACCTGGAGGGTGGCTCATGCTGTGCGTATGTTTACAACCGCAGCGATCCGTTCTGCTCTGAGATCGGTTCTATTGGGATTCAAAAAACAATTGCCGGTGGGCTTGTGAGAACGTGGTGACACATTGCGGAGGTATTGAACATGCGAGTCAAGAAAGTAGTGCTTGAGCCGTGTGAGGTTGAAATAATTGGGGCTACATTGCTGTCGGTAGATGAAGCAAAACAGTTTTTATCAGGAAAAGATCGCGCTTGTACATCGTGGTGGTGGCTCCGGTCGCCCGGCGATGGTCAATACTACGCAGCGGTTGTCACCAACTTCGGCTCCATCCTCGCCTATGGCCGCGGTGTAGACGACGTTATTGTTGGAGTGCGCCCCGCTTTAAAAATCAAAAATCTGACATCGGCCAATCTCGAAATTGGTGATGAATTCTATATTGGCAGGGAACGCTTCAAAATCATTTCCGACCATCTTGCGCTTTGCGCTTCTATCGTTGACCATACGCGATTTGACGAAAACAGTAACGACTACAGCAAGAGCAAAATCAAAGCGTTTATTGATGCTTGGTTTGAAAGAGCTTCACGTCAAGAAGCAACGCGGTAAGAAGGAGGCTTGACTATGGGCAGAGGAAATGTGTGCGTGTTCGGCCAGTATGAAGGTCTGTACTACATCGACAGGGATGATTATGAATCCTATTTTGACCACGAAGACGAGGATTGGAAGCTCGTCCGCGATATCCCGTATGATGAACTGACCGGGGAACGGTATGAATACGACGCGGAACAGAGCGAAGATGAACTCGGATGTATTCTTGACTACGTGTCCTCTGAATTTATCAAGAAGCATCCTGATTTTTATCTGCCGAATCGTTCGGACAGAGAGCTGTGGATTTCGCGTTCGCAGAAAGTCCTCTTAGAGAGCGAGCTGTTCTATATTTGTGCAGAGGACAACGAATGGTCGCTTGCTATCGAACTCATCCAGAGAGAAGCGCCGTGGGGCGACGAGGACGAGTTCGAAGCAGAACAGGGAAAACGTTATCAGGAATATCTGGAGACACTCAAAGAGTGTCTGCTGGATTACTTACCGGCTATTGGAACTTATTCCGGAGCGTGGACGAGCGGATGGCTCACACGAGAAGAGTATCAGAAAGAAAAAGAGGCACTCGCTGAGAGTGCATAAAGGAGGGATCAAAAATAGAGGAGCAAGTTCCATGGAGGGACAAGATTACAGAACCGATTTTGACAAAGCACGGCACACAAAGAACAAAAGAACGTCTTGGAATCAGTAAGAAATTAGCAGACAAGAACGCAACCAAAGCTCTACGCTACGGGGTAAGGCACTCTGATACGTCCGGCAAGCTCAAAAGATATTGCGATGGTGTATATCTGAACCATGAGAATGGCAACAATTTGCGAATCTATAATCGGCACGTCTATGTGTTCTACAATGAGATTTTGATAACGGTGTTTTGTCTGCCTAAGATGTTCATAGCACAGGCTGAGAAACTGCAAAAACAAAGAACAGAAAACGGAGGTAAAGACAATGATGTACGTAGTACCAGTGAAACTTCAAAACAATGATAAAGAATTCTGCTTTACGGCAAGTAAAGAGGTGTTCGCGCTGATCGTGCCGCCTGCACATGTGGTGGTACATACCAAATTCAAGGATCAGGTGGCGAGGGTGGTCAGCGCACCGTTCATTCTCGACGAGAATGACCCTGAGCAGATGGCAAAGTTTGCTGAAAGGTTCGGTGTCAACCTTCCTTATCAGCCTGTACTGGGCGTTCTCAGGCTTGCCTCAAGACTTGATGAAGTCACAGTCCCGTATCATTTTAGAAAACCGAATCGGGAGAAGCTTGAAAACCTGTTTTTCCAATACCTGAACGACGGGTGGTTCGATACTGCCTATAAGGTGGATGAAAATGGAGTGCTGCGTGATGGGTATTCTGCTTATTTGATTGCGCAACAGCTCAACCGCCGTGTGTTTACCTGGCTCGACAGGGGCGTGGAAAAAGAGTGAATGTGAGATATATCACGTGTCACCCAGGCCCGGATGGCACAGACCTTGAAACACCATGTGCCCAGTGTTGGCATTTTGCGTGTCACAATCGCATGTGCGAAGAGGCTGGTGAAAAACTTCCGGAAGATATGGACGAACAGACACAGTATCCTCCGTGGTGCCCGTGCATTGACCATGACACTCTTGAAGAATCTCTTAGAACAGGGAAGATTCTTCATTCGGATGCGGTTGCAGAATTGCTTGGCGAACTGTTGCAAACAGATTGCCCATGCGATTACGGGCATAACTATGAGTGGTTTGCAAAGCTATGCCCTGCAAAACAAGATGGTAGTTGCCCGACACCGGAAGACAACAAGGAGTGTTGGCGGGTATTCGTCGAAGCGTGGGTAAAGAGGAAACAAAAATGAAATTTGAAAATTTTACCATCAGGTGTGATACACCACCCGAAGCCTGTTCGAAGTGCATCTTCTGCTATGATTCGGTGTGCAGCATCGCAGATTCATGGGTATACAGAGGCTGTAATCCAGATAAATGGCATCCCAAATGGTGCCCGTTCGAAGGTGAAGACAAAGAGCAACTGTTCTCTGAAGATGAGGTTGTCGAAATGCTTTTCTCTTTGAACGAACCTGAATCAGGCACGCCTGTCCCGTGCGATTATGAGCATGTAGAACCGTGGTTGAATGAGGTATGTCCGCGCGTTGACCACAACGACCCCCTCTGCAACCTCAGCAAACCGGAGTCCCGCAGATTTTGTTGGGCTGTGTTTGTAAAAAACTGGCGGAACAGACCGGGAGCAGATAATGAAAGAGGTGATAAAAACTAAGAATAATACTTTACACAAGGCCCTATTTGTACTATACTGACGAAAGAAGGTTATCCATGAACGACTATATAATCAAAAATATTGTGGCGAAGAACGGTGAGCTTCGTGATATCCATAAGGAGGCGCTCGGGCAGAGAGCGTACATCCTCAACCTTGAAGTAGGCCAGAGAGGATGGCTGAGGTATCACCCGAGATGGGAACTCGCAGGGAACTATCATACCCTTCATACCTCCAGCGTGCTTGGGTATACCCCGTGGGAGAACAATGAATCTCATGTCGAAATTGAAACAGAGAACTCTATCTACGAGCTGGAGAAGGTGGGGTGATCGGGGAGGGATAAATGGAGACTCTTGCCGGAGCGCTGTCGTTCATTATGATTTGCAGTATTGTAATGATACACAGATCAAAATTGATGTGGAGGCGAAGTCGGTGGGTTTTGACGGTGGCTGTAATTTGCAGTTGGTGCGCAATGGCTTTTTGCGTCTTGAACCTTTATGTATCTGTATTTGCTTCCGGCGCTGGTATCGTAAGTCTTGCATGGTTTGCTGAGATTTTTTTCTTTCGGCATCCGGCACCAAAAGATGATGAATTCTGCCAGCATTTTAAATTTTAAGCAACAGGCGCAACTTTTGCTGCGCCTGTTTTATTATATCCAATCAGGAGGTACACACTATGTCCGAAAAGAAAGAAGCCGAGTTCATGTCCGTCAACATTTGGGTCTGCAATGATTGCGGAACAGCATGGAGGCGAACGAGTGATACGCCTGAAGCCTGCCCTCTTTGCGGCGCAACGGATGTTGAAGCCAAAACCGAAGAGGGAATCGACGAGCTGATGGAGATCCGCGAGTTCGATGAGGCACGCTTCAATCGCAAGTGGCCCGAAAAGTGGATTCACGATTGAGCTCAACCAATGTACCGGGGCAATCAATGCCCCGGTCTTATTTTATCTTTGCGGACTTTTGAAAGGGGGAGAGTGGTGAACTGCGATGTTTGTGGACAAGTGATTGAAAACGGATACAGCATCACCTATGCCGATGGGTCATCACTGGATCTTTGCAATACCTGTGTTATGTGGATGTACTACTCAACCGAGTGGCCACCGTTACCTTGGTCCGACATAACGCCAATAAAACAAAAAGCTAAAGTGAAACCGGAGTGAGCAAATCACCCCTGTATTCTTTTGCCATTAGGAGGTGATAAACGTGGTGCACTGCGATATTTGCGGGCGCAGAACATATGACTGCTTCTCTCATACGATCGTCGTTTACATGCAAGACGGAACCACACAGATACATACTACGTGTCAACGTTGCTTTACATGGGCAAAACATCTGGATCATCATGGAGTGACGTTTGCGCTATCAGATCCGGCCAATCCGGTTGTTTCGATTAAGGAAATCTGAGCGGTTAGAACACAAATGCAATTCTAACAAAATTTAATTGAAGTTTTTGTTTGGTTTTACGGATTGACTTACTCGAACATAAGCGTTAATATTACTGCAACAAAAGTTCGATAAAGAACTTGAAACTTGTGGGAGGTATTAATGATGCATTACTTTGCTGATGTAGAAAACGGTGAGGCGATCCTGGTTGATCTTGGCCGGTATCAGGCTGAAATCGAAGCAAAAATAGGCTATTCCATTGAAAATGCCTATGTTGTGCGCGGTGATTGGGGCTACCTCTACTGTGAAGTAGATTGCCCTCGAAAGAAAAATCGGTTTCTCTTAGAGAATCTGGTTTGCGTTCGCCTGTCTGATTTTGGACTGAACCTGACGATCAGCGTGACTGAGTGACCAAACGAAACTGCAATAAATTACACGAAAGGAGGTATTAAATGGACCGTGAAGAATGGAGTGTGTACACGCTACTCCGCGATGGAGTTCCCGTAGAGTATGAATATGGGCCCTCGTGGAAGTCTGTGAAGCTGCGCCTTGATGGTGGATACCCAACCGCAGAAGAAGCTAAACGAGCGTGGCTTGCAGCGTACGAGGCGAAGCATGGCGGACAGCGGGCCTGAAAAAGTCGCTTTTTTATAAATGCGTCCACGTTTAAAATCGTTTTAGCGAACTAAAGAATGCCTGCAATTACAAGGAATTCAATGGAATTTGACTTTATGAACAAACTGTTAACTCCCTGTAATTACAGCATTCTCAACGATGTCAAAAATTTAAATGTCCCACTCTGAGGGAACCGAATTCAATATTGAGTTTGAACGGCAGTGAAAGCCAAGCATTGCCGATAGCACACCGGCCCGAGAGTGAGGTGAGGTTATGGTAACGTTGGATATTAGCAGAAGCGATTGTCGCAACACGGCTGTCTTTCTTGAGAAATACTTCTACGACAGCATTCGAGACGACAAAGAGATGGATAATCTGAACTACGCTCGCAGGCTGTTGCATGTGATCGACGAATTGAATAACGCTGCATATCAGATGGAGGACGACCGATGATAGGAATCGCTAATGCTGGGCATACGGTCTTTATAATCGCCGCTGTCCTTACAGTAGTATATATAGTCTTATATATACTATATAATTTAGGTTTTATAGATCTTGCCTGGGTAACTGATGAAGAAGAGAACTGGATCGAACAGAATCATAAAATTGAAATTCCATCGTTCTCATACACAAAGAAAAATGAAATCGTCAGTGCCTATCAAATCGGGGAAACAACAATGCCTGAATGGCTGCTTTCTGATGGACTTGTGGTAGTCATAGCTCCTGAAGAATTAGTTGTGATACCATGCGAACCTGAGAACCTGACCGGACGTAAGGGTGATTTTATTGTGAAGTATGCCGACAATACCTACGAGATCATAACCGAGAAAGACTTCAAAGAAACATATCAACATATTAGTCTTGGCGAATAAACAAAGAAGGAGGGTAAATGGAGAGACGTTCTGCTTGCAACACAAAACCCCGGTTCGGAGACATATACTATGCAAACTTAAACAGCACCGGTTCAGTGCAAGGTGGCAAGCGACCGGTGCTGATCATTCAAAATGATAAAGGCAACCGGTACAGCACGACTACAGAAGTGCTTCCGTTTACCTCTCAGATACGAAAAGCATCTTATATGCCTACTCATGTAGTGGTTCGTCCCAGTAGTGATAATGGATTAACGTGTGTCAGCGTAGTGCTTGGAGAGCAGGCTTTGACAGTGAACATGGATTGTTTACTGCAAAAGCTTGGGCATTTAGAACACGAGACGCTGATCCGCGTAGGAGCTGCAAGGGAAATACAGTGTCCATTTCCGAAGGAGTAAGTATGGGGAAAAGTGAATCTGAAATACAAAAGCAACACACTACATGGGTACGTATTCTCGATAAAGCCGGGGATACGTGGCTGATTACTTCAAAACGCGACCGGGCGATGTACTTTTTGTGGAAGCTCCAACAAGACGGTTATCGTCAGGTCGCTAAAAATATAGACCCAGGAGTGTTAGATGATTTGATATGGAAATGAAAGGAACGAGAGTAACATGGCTTTGACACTGAAGAAAGCACAAAGAAGAAGAGTAAAACTGAAAATCGGCATCAGCGCACCGTCTGGTGGCGGCAAGACTGCAAGCTCCCTGATTCTTGCTTACGGGCTTATTAAGGGTGAACACCCGGGATGGTCTGACGAAGAGATCTGGGACAAGATTGCGATTGTCGATACTGAGAACGGTTCGGGCGAACTGTATGCGGGAGCTACGATCGGTACTACTACGATCGGCGCATACAATGCTATCAGCCTTGCGGCACCGTATACCTCAGAGAAATATGAAGAGGCGATTCGGGCTTGTAAGGAGGCAGATATCGAGGTCTGCATCATCGATTCCCTGTCTCATGTGTGGAACGGTCAGGGCGGTATGCTGGAGCAGCAGAGCAACGTTGCGAAGCGCACCGGCAATACATACACCGCATGGCGTGAAGTTACGCCCAAGTACGACCGACTGATGCAGACGATTCTCCAGACCGACATGCACATCATTTGCACGATGCGGTCTAAGACTGAGTACGTACAGGAAAAGGACGAGCGCGGTAAGACTACTGTTCGCAAGAAGGGCATGGCTCCGCAGATTCGCGACAACACCGAGTATGAGTATTCTGTCTACATTGAAATCGATAACGACCATCAGGCGTTTGTTTCCAAAGACAGAACCAATACTTTGGACGGGCAGTATTTTGTGATTACCCCTGAAACCGGCAAGATTCTGGCTAAGTGGCTGGATGGGGCAACCGCAGAGCCGACTCCGCCGCCTGTGATGGAGAAGGTAACGCCCGTGCAGCATGAACCTGCGGTTTCTGATGTGTCAAATCTGATTCAGGAAATCGATATGGCCGCAAAGCGGCTTGCCGCGAATGGATTCGCTAAGAGCGATATTTCCGCAACGATCAAAAACGTAACGGGTGGCAATGCCAACTACAATACGATTACGGATGCAGGTGTGGCACGAGCGGTGCTCGACGCCTTAATGAATTTGGAGGAGAATTGATATGTCTTTGAATAGTGTGACGATGGTTGGCAGACTCTCGCGTGAACCCGAGATCCGTACAACGAATGGCGATGTCCCGGTGCTGAATTGCGCGATCGCAATTGATCGGCCCAATAGGAATCAGGATGGCGAACGCAGTGCTGATTTCTTTAACTTTACCGCATGGCGCAACACCGCCAACTTCATCGGCCAGTATTTCCACAAGGGAGATATGATCGGCATTACCGGTCGTCTCCAGATGGATCAGTACACCGATCGTGAAGGTAATGCCCGCACCAGTCCGACAATCATTGTGGACAATGCCAGCTTTGTTGCTCCGAGAGTCCAGCGAGACGACAATCAGCAGGGTAACGGCAACAATCAGGGTGGCTATCGTCAGAACAACGGATATCAGCAGAACAGCTACGGCAACCAGCAGCGTCAGCAAGGGCCTGGGCACTATATGAACAGTGCTCCGATGCCCGGTGACGAAGGGCTCCCGTTTTAACGTTTGAGGTGATGTGAGATGGCTGAATCTCCGTACAAAAAACGTTTGGACCAATTCGTCTGGAGCTTTAGTCGTCTCAACTCGTATGGCAATTGCCCGAAGGAATGGAAGGAACATTATATTGATGAACTTCCATCCGAGGGCAATTGCTTTGCCGAGTTTGGAAGCTGTTGCCATTCGCTCTATGAGGATTACGCCAAGGGTAATCTTGCTGAGTATGAGATGGGCGAAGAGTTCGACAGACGCTATCCGGAGTATCTCAAACACGACTTCCCGGCGTTCCATGACAATGCAATGGCAAAAGACTATTACTTGCGTGGCTCTGTTGCGTTTTGGTCATTCCAGGGTTTTCCTGAGAATTGGGAGATCATTGCTGTTGAGCAGCGTTGTGATGTCAAAATTTTTGACCGGCGGTTCCTTGGATTCATCGACCTGCTGGTACGCAACAAGGATACAGGCAAGCTGATCGTGGTTGACCACAAGAGCAAAAAGAAATTCTATACTCAAAATGAGTTGCAGCATTACGCTATTCAGCCGTATTTATACTCCAAATGGGTGTACGAGACTTATGGAGAGTATCCTGAAAAGCTGATCTTCAATCTGTTTAAATCCGGTGAAATGGTTGAGATACCTTTTGACCAGAATGAATATGAAGCGGCGTGCTTGTGGGTCAAAGAAACGATTGCAGAGATATACAAAGACCAAAGCTTCAAAGATAAAATTCAAATAGAATATCGTAAAAAACATAAGCTGTTGCGTGACTTTAAGCATTCTGATTTCTACTGCAACTACCTTTGCGGCAGCAGGAAGCGGTGCAAGCGCAGTATTGCTTATGAGAAAGAGTGTGATAAAACATGAGAAAGGTTGCATCCATCGGCATTGTTCTTGAAGATTGCGCAACCATTGTGTTTGAAGCCACCGAGCTGTCAACGTTTGCAGTTTCGAGCGATGCCCGTGACGTTGGGATCGACGAGGATGGGTTTATGTATGACTTTGGTATCCTGAGCGACGCTCAGATCGGCATCAAACCCAACGGGAATCATACATATAACAATTTTGGCACTCCCAGTAAAGACACGACTTTCGAACGGCTCATTAAAGACCAAACGAAGATTACGCAGATTCAGCTTCGATGCAATGACGGTTTGAAGTACACTTATCTTGCTGACGACGAGCTGATGCGCGTGGTCGGTTTGGACGAGCATGGCGGCCTGACGATTTCCATGAGTCTTATGGACGAGGACGAGCTTGATCAGTGGGTCGATGATTGCGGCGACGACTGGTAATTTTTTAAGATAGCATTGAAAGAGGGGAGAGCAAGCCTTGATTATTGACCGAAAGAAAATCGAAGAGGCAAAGCAGTCCCTTGGTGAAAAACAAGCAGACATTATAGCAGAGTTATGGGGAATGCAGCAGTACGATGAAAGACGACATGTAGCATGTTGCCCCGTACATGATGACAGCACCCCAAGTTGCTCATACGATCCGAAGCGGCACGTCTTCAAATGCTTTGGTTGTGACTTCCATACGGATATCATTGACACGTATATCCAGAGGAAGAACATGACCTTTGCAGAGGCGTGCCGCGAACTCTTTAAAGAAGCGGATATCCTGTATGACTTCTCAGAGCTTGGGACTACAACCAAACTTAAAGTCCAAAAACCGCTCAGGTTTGTTCCCTGCATTCCAGAACAGCAAAAAGTATACGACTATTGGGCAACTCGCGGTATCTCTAAGGAAACGATCGATTACCTGAAGATACAGGCAGACGGTAATGGCAAGACCTGTTTCCTTTACTACGACCTCAACGATGTGCTCGTAGATATCAAGGAACGTGAGTCTCAGCCGTTTACTGAAGCGGATAAGCGAGCAGGAAAGAGTAAGGTCAAGCACAAGTACAGAGGTACGCCATACGCCAACGTGCTCTACAACATCAACCAAATCAACACCGGCGAGCCGCTGATCATTACCGAAGGAGAAGGGGATTGTGCAACGGCTATTGAATGTGGTTTCAGGAACGCAACGTCAATGAACGGAGGCGACCAGAACCTTGAATTCATTTCCGAGTGCTGGGATTGGCTGGAACAGTTTTCAGAAATCATTTTGGTGCATGACAATGATGAGCCGGGGCGAAAAGCCTGTAGGCAAATGGTTACAAGACTTGGAGAATATCGTTGCAAAGTCGTGGATATTCCTTTGGAAGCTCCAGATGAGAACGGTGAACTCCAGCATATCAAAGACCTGAATGACCTTCTTAGAATCGCTGGCCGTGATGCGGTTAGTGAGGTAATGAGAAATGCCAGAGAGATGGAAATCCCATCTGTCGTGGACTTCACAGACGTTCAGCGCTTTGATATGTCAGACGTTCCCGGCATTGAGACCGGGTTTAAAGAGCTGGATGACGCGCTTGATAAGCTGTACCTTGGCTCGACAACGATCCTTACCGGCACACCCGGTTCTGGTAAGTCTTCTTTGGTCAGTACGCTCGTATGCAGGGCAGTTGACCAAGGGTTCCCGGCCTTTGTGTACTCAGGAGAGATAGGAAATGAAAGCCTGAAATCATGGATAAACAGTTGTTTTGCCGGTCGATTTGGTATCAACCAATATCAAAAGGCAAACGGGCATGGCGTCTACTACAAGGTCAAAGAAGAGGTTTTTAAGAAGATCAATGAGACTTACCGTGGTCAAATCTTCCTCTACAAAGACACGATGGAGCAGAAGATAGACGATATCTTCAACGCTGCTGAAGGTGTTGTAAGGCGCAATGGCGTGAAGCTGTTGGTCTTTGATAACATGAGCAGCGTAGACCTCCAGGCCAATAGTGACGATAAGTGGTTCAAGCAGGAAGAGTTCGTGCGTAGGATCATTAACTTTGCAAACCGCTGGGATGTGTGCTGTATCGCCGTCTTGCATCCAAAGAAAATGTTGGAAAACAAGCGCATGAATATGTACGACCTCAGCGGTACATCTGCGGCAATTAATCTCTCACAACGAATCCTGGCACTCTACAGGGTAACACCGAAAGAGAAGATGGGGGTTATGAATAAATTCCAAAATGGATGCCGTTGGCAAACTGAACCGATCTATGCCGATGTGATTATTGACATTCTGAAAGACCGGTATGGTTCTGGCGGTAACCAGTCAGTCGAATTATTCTATGACGTGCCGAGTCGTAGGTTCTATGATACACCGGAAAATCTGCATTACATATATGGTTGGGATGACCAGAGAGCGGAGCATATGCGACAACCATTGCCGTTCGGGCCATCTACGCCGGAGTTAATAGAGGCCGGTGAATCGGAGATCTTTGGTACGATCAGCCCATAACAAGGATACGTGAAAGAAGGTAGCTAATGGCAAGTAGAAAGAAAACCAAACCGGAGGAGGGTATCGGCCCTCCTCCTTCTGTTTTATCTGATAACTTTTTTGGATTCGAACTCGATGAGGATCAAACGGCTTTCAGGGATGCTATCTGGAGTCCTGAGAACGACATTATCTTCTGCAACGCAAGAGCCGGTACGGGCAAGACGCTGGTGAGCGTCGGCACTGCATCGCTTCTGGTTCGCTACGGTCTGTACCAGAAAATCATCTACATGATGGCTCCCATTCAGGAACAGCGTGTAGGATTTAGACCCGGAGAGACAGAGAAAAAGATCGCACCCTACTTCATGCCACTGTTCGATGTTGCTCCGGCGCTGGATATAAATCCGTATACAGATATCAATGTGTGCTCTGACGACTGGCAGGAAAGCGGAAGCGGTTATATTGATTGTATGACCGATGTATTCTTGAGAGGCCGTAACATTCCGGCGAGTACCGTGCTCATAGTTGATGAGGCTGAAAACTTCTATACAGATGAGCTGAAAAAGATTCTCACCAGGGTCAACGACGGCGCAAAAGTAATCATCATTGGTCACACGGGTCAGTGTGACATTACCAAACACCCTGAACGCAGCGGCTTTGCCCCTTATATTTCGCATTTTCAAAATCAGCCGCGATGTGCGAATTGCCAGTTGACTCGGAATCACAGAGGTTGGATCTCCAATCATGCAGATAGCTTATGAAAAATTATGTAATGTATCACTTGCATTCCGACCTGTCGAATGCGGTTACGAACATTGACTCTGTAACCAAGTACAAAAACTACATCGACAGGGCAAAAGAGTGTGGGATGCAGGCTTTGGCCTTTTCAGAACATGGCTCTGTGATGGAGTGGTGGCATAAGAAGTGCGACATTGAAGCGGCTGGAATGAAATACATTCATGCCTGTGAAGTCTATGTAACAGCAACGCTGGAGGAAAAAGTTCGAGACAACATGCACTGTGTTCTCATAGCAAAGAACAAAGACGGCGTGTTTGAAATGAATCGAGCGATTTCAAAATCGTTCAATCGTACAGATAATCACTTCTACTATATGCCGCGTATCTCCAAAGAAGAACTGTTCGGGCTGTCGGAGAACATTATTATTACAAGTGCCTGTATTGGTGGCATTCTGGCAAAGACAGATGGTGAATTACATGATGAATTCGTGCAGTTCTTTGCCAAGAACAAAAACAGATGCTTTTTTGAGATTGGGCATCACCATGATGAAACACAGGTGAAACATAATCGCTATTTGAATTTACTTTCTCAGCAGTATGACGTACCGCTTATAGCAGGAACAGACACCCACGCTCTCAATGACGAGCACGTGCTTGGCAGACACGTCTTACAACGGTCAAAACAGATCCATTTTGACAACGAAGATAGATTTGATTTGCGATTTAAGACCTACGACGAATTGGTTGAAGCGTATCAAACGCAGGAAGCACTGCCTGATACTGTGTTTCTGACAGCTATTGACAATACAAATCGTCTGCTGGATATGGTTGAGGATTTCTCAATAGATAAAGGAACTAAATACCCGCACATCTATGAGAATCCGGAAGCTACTTTCAGACAGAAGATTGAGGCGGCAGTAGAAAAGCATCCATATTTGAATCAACGATATAATAAAGAAGAGTTGTGGAAGACTCTGGATGAAGAGATCGATGTTTATAAACAATGCAAAGCAATCGACTTCATGCTGATGCAGACCTACCTTCGCGAATGGGAACACGCCCACAACATTTGGTGTGGCCCTGGGCGTGGTTCTGTGTCTGGAAGTCTGGTAGCCTATGCATTGGGCGTAACTAATATGGATAGCAAGCGATTTGGACTCAACTTCTTCCGTTTTATGAATCCAAGCCGTGTGTCTAACTGTGATATTGATACTGACTATGGCGGGGCAGACCGTGATCGCATGAAAGAATTTCTCCTGAAGGAGCACATGGATCTGCCTCAAATCCAGACCAGTGAGATCATTACCTTTAACACAATTGCTCTTAAAGGCGCAATTCACGATGTTTGTCGTGGCTTGTACAGAGACGATGAAAAAACAGGCACTCATCTCGGCAAGGCCGATTATGGGATGGATTATAAAGAGCTGATAAGCACGATATGCAAAGACGTTGAAACGAAAGAGGAGGAAATGCGAAAACGCTTCCCGGAAGTATTTGAGTATGTGGATATCATTAATGGCACAATCGTTTCGGTGGGGACACACCCAAGCGGAGTGCTCGTTAGTGACCTTGATATTGCAAGTACAATCGGGTTGTGCTCAACCGCTCAATCTCCTTATCCGGTTTCAATGCTGAACATGAAAGAACTTGATGATTTGTTCTATGTCAAATTGGATAAGCCAAATTGTCCAAATAAAAACGGGTTATATGCTGGAAACCCCTAAAGCCACTATGCACCTACAGGCTTTTGTACTGCTTGTGGTTGAAACAGTTAGTGGATGTAACAATGGGCAATCAGCAGGCACGATAAGCTCCGCCTCAACGACTGCCGGAATATCCGGGCCGCATCATGTGGCAACCCCGTGAGAATGATACAGTCTGAACAATACGGAGACGTATTGAGCCACGATATGTGGCGTAACATAATTGATACTTGGCTTAGACAACATCAGTGTTATTAATCAAGCGTGTCAGCTTGCCGGTATTGAACGGTTAACGCCGGACAATACTGACTTGGAAGATATGAATGTGTGGAAATCTATCAGAGACGACACAACAGGTATCTTCCAATGGTCTTCCAATTCAGCACAGCAGTACATCCGTAAGTTCATGTCAGATTCGACATTGAAAATCGCCCGAGAACGCATCCCGCATTTCTCAATGCTGAAATGGATGTCGTTTGGCAATGGACTTCTACGTCCTGCTTGTGCCTCCTATAGAGATGAGGTTGCAGACGGAATTTTTGCAGACAACGGTATAAAGGAGCTGAATGATTTCTTAGCTCCGGAAGCTGGCCACGTTTGTATGCAGGAAACCATTATGCAATTTCTCGTTAAATTCTGCGGATACTCCCAGGCTGAGAGCGATACGGTCCGCCGTATGATTGCCAAGAAGAAAGGAACCGAGACTGCGATTCCGGAAATTGAACGCCGGTTTATCGAATACACGTCAGTGAACTACAATATCCCCGTAGAGAAATGTGCTGAAGTGATTAAACCGTTTTTACAGGTCATCCTTGACGCTTCTTCTTATGGCTTTTCTTGGAACCACTCAGATGCCTACAGCGCCATTGGTTACATATGTGGATATCTCAGATACTATTATCCTTATGAATTCTGTACGGCTGCATTGAATGCTTTTAGGGATGACGAAGCTCAGGTGGATGCATTGACCGACTATGCCAGACAGCATGGGATTCAGATTTCTCCTGCTCGATATGGCGTGTCCAGAGGGCAGTACCATTTTGATAAGGAGAAGCACGTCATTGCTAAAGGCTTGGAGTCTGTCAAATATCTCAATACCGCTGCCGCAGAAGAGCTGTACAGGATCGCACACGAAGATAAGCCTGCAACGTTTATGGCTTTATTAAAGGCGGTCTCGGTAAGTAGTGCAGTGAACAGCCGACAGTTGGACACCCTGATTGACATTGATTTCTTTCAGGATTTTGGAAACAGCCGTGAGCTGAAACGCATGGTAGAGCTCTTTGAATTCTTGAAACGCGGTGCGGCCAAAACAATTCGAAAAGAGAAATTGGAAGAGCAGCCGATACTACAACAATTCGTTCCAAAATTTATAACTGAACGAGTGTCAAAAACCAGAAAGCCCGGGGAGGAAGCCAAGGTTTATATCTTGTCGGATATCGATGGGTTACTGGATGCAATCGAGGCTGCTGTGCGTGAACAGCACATTCCCGAGCTCCCATTCCGTGTCAGAGCCAGTATCCAACAAGAGATCCTTGGCTATGTAGATATTGTAACCGGTCAGGAGATCGACAGACGTAAACTCTATATCCTTGACTGCTATACACTGGTTTCAAAACGCACCAACAAACCGTGGCTGTACAAGATTCGTACCCGCAGTATTGGCAGTGGAAAACAAGCACTATTAAGTGTCCGCCCGTTTGAGTATGAGCGCGTCCCAATTCGCAAGGGTGATATTATTTATGCTCACAACGTTGCTAAAGACGCAAAGGGATATTGGAACTTGTTAAGTTGGAAACAGCTTAACGATATTTAAGCCCATTAACTTGCAGCTCTGCCCTTTTGATTTGTTGCTTGCTCCTTTCCAACAAAATATAGAGCTGTAAGTTAATATCATATATAGCAGGGAGCGGTTCGTGTTGGCCGCTCCCTGCATTCATTTAGACGGAGGTTATATGGATTCTAAGATTTCCGAACAGATTGAATCTGATGCTTGCGCAAAACTGATTGAAGAGAAGGCCGAACTGGAAAGTGAGATTGAGGAATATAGCCAGGTCGTACAGACGCTTCGTAAAGAAAAACGCGCATTACTTTGTGACAATCGTTATCTTGAAGCCCGTGTTCGCCTTTGGCAAGTGTTTTGCGTTATTTTTCTCCTTATCGCTGTAATTGTTGGTTGTTTTGCATTCGCAAAACTGCCTGCACCAGAGGCCGAAGCTGTTGAGCTGCCTGTAGATGAAAATAAAACTGATTTTGCAGTTATGGATGCCGAGCCGCACCTCAAACTCGATCCGCTGCCTGAGCCACAGCCGAGCATTGCCCAATACGATTTAGAGCTTGAGATACTGGAGGCGCAGGAAGATTACGAGAATGAAAAAATTGAGGATGCACTTTTGGCAAAGGCTCATAAAATTGATAATTGTCTCGTAACCTTTTATTGCACTGAACAGTATTCACACATTTGTGGAACTGGCGATGGGCTGACCGCTCTTGGCAACAAGGTGACCGCTGGCATAAGCTGCGCTGTCCCGCCAGAGATCCCCCTGGGTTCAACCATTATGATCGATTGGGGAGACGGCGAACTGGAATACAGAGTTGCGGACGACAGAGGCGGCTGGGTTAAAGGAAAACATATTGATCTTGCAGTCCCCACACATAAAAAAGCTTTAGACCTCGGCATGGAGTACGCCACAGTTTATTGGGTGGATGAAGATAAATGAAACTACAAGAAGTGACAGAGCTTTTAAATGGCAAAGTTGAAAGACTTGGAATCTGGTTCACGGGAGACACTTGCGTTTCAGTAGTCGATTCACACGGGCATTTTGTTGACGCCTTCAAAGAATCACAGGTCGTAGAAATTGCTGTGCAGGAGGGTTTGATCCTACTGGAGCTGCTAAAATGAATGATTGTGAAACTTGTATCTACTGGCCTCCGTCCAGTTGCGACGGAAAGGAGGAGGAGTGAACTTTGGGAATTTACATTAAGTGCATGGAGAAACCAACAAACTGTATACAGTGCGAGTTTTGCGATGATGAATCGAAATTTTGCAAGGCTGCAAAAAGGTATATTCCCAATTTTCTGAGCACATCATTTTGCCCGATTGAATCCGTTCCACCGCACGGACGGTTGATTGACGCGGACGCATTGTTGACTCACATGTTTGCTGGGTCTGTTGGCACAGATGAACATTACATTTACAGAGTAGGGTGGAATGATGCTTTCAAAATCATTTCCGCAAACGCTCCGACCATTATCGCGGCAGATGAAGGAGAGAATCATGGAACTGCAAAATCTGACAAAAGCGGAGCTGATCGCGATTATTCGCAATCTTGAAAAGAACAATCTTTGCAAAAGACATGTTGTGGCAGCTCTAAATGACGTGCAGAGGAAATCCGAGTATGCGGCGATAGAAGAGAGCGAGAAAGCGAAAAGAGAGTATCTTGCAATTCTCGGGGAGTATTACGAGCTTATGAGGCCGTACAATGGCGGTAAAATCACTGATATACCGACCGAGAAGATAAGCGAGATGTCGGATTGTTTCAAACGGCTACATGAAGCAGAAAAGAATATGCACGACGCGGATGCGAGATACAACAAGCTCGCAGGCGAGCGAATGAATGACTGCGAGTCCTGCATCCACTATCCACCGTCAAGCATGGACGGCAAGCCGTGCTCGTCATGTGACACGAACGACGTTTATTTGAATTGCTATCAGCCGAGGGATGAACTATGAATCTCAATCTTTTGATACGGCTACTCATATCATGTGCGACGGCGGTAGGATTGTGCTGTGTCGGAGCTATTTTTATTGTAGACCTTTACGAAATCCCGTCACCATACGATGACCCAGGATTATGGATGGGCTGTTGCCTTTGGGGATGCTTTTCATGGTTTACGGGAGGGCTGATGTTCTTTTTAGGAGAGTGGGCATAATGAAGAGCAGACTTTCCAGAATTGTTAAGGAGTGAATAGGTTTAGATGAAATTAAAAGATAAATCATTTGTCAATCGCCCGCTGTCAAATGAAGTAGCAAACGCGCTGCAAGACATGGCGCTGGACGAAAAGATAATGATGACGATGAACAAGATCGATGAATGGGAACACGCTACTAAGGGTAAATGGTATGTCAGCTTCAGTGGGGGGAAAGACAGCACTGTATTGGCTTACTTGGCCGCTAAGTACCTTGCCGGATTTGTTGTGCCGCCTCATCCTCTCAGACTTGTGTTTGCTGATACTGGTTTGGAATATCCCGAAATCCGATTCTTCGTTATGAAATACCCCGACTTCTTAAAGAGCAGATTTCCGTCTCTTGAAGTAGAGCTTACTCGTATTCGCCCGGACGTTCGTTTTGACCATGTAATTTCCGATTACGGCTACCCATTGATTACAAAAGAAGTCTCTGAAACAATCTACTACGCCAGACGAATTCGTCCGTATGGCGGCGCAGAGAGAGAGAGAGAGCATGAAAACAACTGTGAACAAGCGTCCGGAGCTCATCGGAATCGAGTCGGATGGGAACGCAGGGAATTACTTGGAACATACGACCAATACCTCAGCAATGTCCGAAATGAACGTAAGAAGAACGAGCCTGATGCCGGGTTGAAATGGCAGGGCTCAAATTGGGTAAAGCTGGATGAGGTGAACCTAAAATGAAAAACAAACCATTAAAAGTCAGCGAAATAACGCTGATTGTACATATAAATAAATTGCCAATAAATACGGGTGATAATCCAATAGCGGGCTGTGATAATTGCGAGCGCATCGTGCCGCCACAATGGCCATATTTTAGCTCTGCCCCTACTACGGCGAACGGCTGGTATATACAATATGAAGCCAATCATCCTTCCTCTCATTCTTGATTTATGCGGCGGTTCCGGCAGTTGGTCAAAACCGTATCGTGAATCCGGACTTTACGATGTACGCCTAATTACTCTACCAGATTACGATGTGCTTACATATACCCCCCCCCGCCAACGTCTATGGAATCCTGGCTGCACCACCTTGTACTGAATTTTCAGTATTGAATTGTAAAGCAGAACCGCGTGAGCGTGATGAAGCCAAGGGCATGATAGTAGTTAATGCCTGCTTGCGTATTATCGAACAATGCCAACCTGTATGGTGGGCTTTAGAGAATCCAGTAGGGCATCTGCGCGACTATTTGGGTGAGCCAACACTGACATTCCAACCGTGGGAATATGGCGACCCTTGGACAAAACGTACCGATATATGGGGCAGCTTTCATATGCCCAGAAAACTATATACAAAATGGGACAACGTACCGGGCAAGCTCCCACTGTATACCAGACCAAACCGCAATAAACCCAATTTTGCGTATCTCCACAAGAGTGCGCTTAAAGATATACCTCAACTCGCCTTTGCGAATCCTAAGACGGACGCTGACTTTCGAGCGATCACGCCTCCTGGATTTGCAAAGGCTTTCTTTTTAGCCAATCCATGAACGAGGTGATGACGTGGAACAAAATGAGGAATTGAATTTGGGACGAACGGGGAAATTCAATAAGGAAAAGTGGTTGCCGCTTACGCAAGAACTGCCTGCAAGGATCTCCCATAAGTGTTGTGACAGAACTAAGAAGCACCCAATGCATAAGTACCAGCATAAGGTCAAACAGTGGCCGATCGTTGGTACGATGGCATCTGAAAGCAGACTGCGCAGACAAGGTTGGATGAGGACCGGCTGTAACGCCTATGAATCCAGAGACCCAAAGAGCCAGCCAATGTCCTTCTGGAGAGAGAACGATGTTCTCAGGTACATTCTCAATGAAGATCTGCCCATCGCTTCTGTCTATGGAGAAATCATTGGATTAAATGCTCGTGGTAAACAATGCCCAACCAGCCGAATGACCTGTAAATTAAAGACAACAGGGTGTGAAAGAACGGGTTGTTCATTCTGCCCTTTTGGGTGTCAAAATGAAAAAGGAGAATCGCGGTTTGAGCGGCTGGCCAAAACCCATCCTAAACACTATGCATTCGCTATTGGCGGCGGTCAGTGGGTAGATAACCCTGACTATGACCCTGTAGCTCCGGAGTATGACGGTGCTTGGAAGAACTGGAATCCTAAGAAAATTTGGGTTCCCAGTAAAAAGGGTTTGGGACTTGGAAAGATTTTTGATATGGCAAATGAAATCTATGGAGAGAAAATATTCCGATATTAATGCGGCGTTTCATCCATGTCCATGCTGCGGAAGTCTGGCTGTTACATTTCAATACGACCCGACCGATAACGGCTGGTATGTTTATTGCAGCGAATGTGGCGGCGGTTCAACAAAATGCAATGCGGATTACCAAGCAGCTATGCGGACGTGGAACGAATACGCTACATTCCACGCTGGGTATTCATACCCCCTTTAAATGCTACTATAGGAGTGATTCTTATCAAAAGGCTTTGCGCTATATTGGTTTTCCTGGTTGCCCTTCTGTCTTTGTGTGGTTGTACGCAATCCGAAAAGGTTTCTCACAACCTATCAAAAGAAGCTGATCAGTTCAATGTCACAAGAAAAATTACCGTGATTAACATTCGTAATAATGAAATTCTGTACGAGATAATTGCCAAATGCTCTCTACAGAATAATAGCAATAATGAATTGGAAGTCATCAGCGAAGTATCAGCCGGGCATTACAAAAAAGATTTCGTTTATCTATCTGATTGGGTCACCTATGTAGTTCAAGACGTTACCGGAGCTTATACAGATCCGTACCACTATGAGATCAATATTCTGCCATATGCCAAGGGCATTGCTGGTAATGTCACTCTGGACTTTTCTGATGATTAAACAATGAGCAGTGCTTGAAAGAGAGTGGAGTATGGAAATGTTAATAACACTTGCAAAAATCGGAGCTGTTCTTGGATGTTTGCTTTTGTTGCTTACGTTGATTTGCGCATTGGTTGTTGCCGTATACGTTGTCACTATGGCTATTGATTCAGCAAGGGCAGAGCTAAAATATCGCAACAGGCAGAAAAAGTACCAAAAACAAAACGACGAACTTAAAAACTGATGGCTGATACGTGCCGGTATGATGGAATGGTAGACGTGACGGACTTAAAATCCGTTGGCTGGATAGCCGTGAGGGTTCGAGTCCCTCTACCGGCACCATTTTTTATAAGGAGGAGTGCTTCTTGGACGATAATTGGATTACAAGTTGGGCTAAAGACATTGACCTATGTAAGACGTGTGCCTACTTTGAGCCAATCTTTATGATCTGTCGGAACCCGGATAGCCCATCGTTTAAGCATCGCATGTCGGTTCCAACGTGTGCATGTGTTGCATGGAACAAGAGCACAAATAAGCTATGGTAACAGCAAATAATAACCAGTACATATTAATGCAAAATGCATAAGGAGGCTGTAAGTGTATGAACTTCTACGATTACACATGTAAGGCACTGGCAGAAGAAGGTTTGACAATGAGTGATGTACGTTGGATTGGAACGGCTGACCACTACATTGACTTTGGCCGCTTTAAGGAAATTGCTAAGAATACGGATAATGGCCGCGACTTTGTGGCAATCGACCTCATGCTGGTTGGCGACGGCTGGTGGGCGACTATTAAGGAATTCGATGATTACGACGGGTGGTTGTTCCGGCGTTACCCTAAGAAACCTGAGACGAAGTTGGATGTTTATACTCTTGCTGCGTCTGCTGAGAACTATGAAGCTAACACGCTGGAAGAGATGAACCCCACACGCATGACAGGAGCAAAGGCCACCTTTATCCTGGAAAAACTTTTAAACCAGTATACTGCTGGATGTGCCGCTACCAACCCGGAAGGAATGCAGATGCGTAATGCCCTTGCGTATGCACTTGACCTTCTGGATCACAGCGGCGAATTATGAGCTGAGGCCAACGCCTCGGCTTTTATGCTTGTATAGCTCAAACGGTCAGAGCCGCCGATTTATAATCGGCAGATGTGGGTTCAAGCCCCAATGCAAGCACCAAGGCGTGTAGCGTAACGGTAGCGCATGAGGTTTTGGCCCTCAATGCGGTGGTTCGACTCCACCCACGCCTGCCAATGCTGGCATAGCTCAATCGGTAGAGCGGCTGCTTTGTAAGCAGATGGTTGCGGGTTCGATTCCTGTTGCCAGCCCCAGCTAAATTTGAAATTGGAGGCGAGAAGCAAAACATGAGTGAAATTCAGGTTCAAGGTTGCTCAGGCATTGTAAGTAACTGTACTGTTTTCAACCTGGAAGAAAGTGTAAGGCGGGCCAAATATCCAATGTCAACAGATTTGGATAAAGTAAACGGTGAAGTTACAAAGGGCATGAACAATATTCTGAGTGCGCCCATTGGGTTCGGTCACGACAATGCTTTATGTGGAATTGTTGTCCAGTTTGATCTGCGTTTTACAAATAAAGCGTGGGTTGAAATGGAACGCTATCATTTTGTAGACATTATTTCCAGTCAAAGTACGATGCACAAGATTGCTAAGTTTGATCTGCAAGCAGACGATGCCTACAGTCCATACACAGACCCCCGTATGATTACGATTATACAGGAACTTGTAAACAGGTACAACAAAACAAACGACCCCTCAGATTATCTCAGAATCCTCTACAGCAATCCTGCCGGGTTTTACCTGACTGCCGGGATTACAACAAACTATCGTGCATTGAAGACGATCTATAAACAAAGGAAAAACCATCGACTGCCTGAGTGGAGAGCGTTCTGTAAGTGGATCGAGACACTTCCTCATAGCGAATGGATTACCGGGGGTGAGGGTAACAATGAGTAACGTAATTGCATTGTTCATCGGGCCGAGCGGAAGCGGCAAAACCACCATTGTCGAAGAGCTTGAAAAGAGATATGGCCTGAAATCATTGCCGTCATATACGACACGCCCTCAGCGCAGAGAGAACGAAAGCGGACATTCATTCGTATCAAAAGCGGACTTTCAATGCTTACAAAATCTGGTGGCCTATACGACTTTTGACAGCTACGAGTACGGGGCTACGGCCGAACAGGTCGAAGCATATGATACATACGTCATTGATTTTGCTGGAGCGCAATACTTTGCCAAAGCTTATAAGGGGAATAAACAGCCAATCGTCTTCTATATTACAGTCCCGCGCACAGAGCGAAAGAAGCGAATGTTGAAGCGCGGCGACGGTGGTTTGGCTGCGGCTCGTAGGCTCAAGCACGACGACGAGGTTTTCAACGATGTGTTGCCACAGCTTCGTGAGCTCTATGCAAATGTGAATATCATTTTCAACGACGACCTGGATCGTGCGACTGAAAAGATATACAGCATTATAGAAAGGAATGATGGCGTATGATTGTTTTGAACAACATTGATGAGCTCCCAACGGGGTGTGCGGATTGCCCGTATGTCTACTGGCCTCTCGATGAAGACGAAGATTCAGAAGTTTTCTGCGGTGTATCCAGAGAAAACCTGGTGGTTGGCTTTAGTGATTGGATGGAAACGAGCAGGCCGATAAGTTGCCCGCTCGTTGAAGTCAACGATAGTGTTCGCATGAATGCGCCGCTCTTTGATAAGGAAGAAACATTCCATAACTGTACTGTTCAGGTGTTGACCAACACTGTGACCGGAGACACTTCGGTTGGCTGGTGGCCTGAAGGACAGAACTTAAATATATAAATAAAGATATAAAGAAAGAACTGGAATATATATAAAAGACATAATCTAAAGATTTTAACAATGAAAGGAGGAGGCAACGGTGAGTGAGTATTACTATATTATGGCAGAAGCCAAGCTCAACGGCACATGGTACAACATCGACCCTTGGATCAAGAAGATGAACGGAGAATTTGAACACCAGTATCTTGGCTGGAGATCTCGTTCATTTACCGGAATCGTAGGCGAGGCTTGTCATGGCTCTGGTAATAATTTTAACTACCTTGCGCCAACGACACAGGCCATTATCAAAGATGGATATCGTTGTGAATATGGACAGGAAGATATATCTGATTGGTCTGAGCATGAACGAGTCTACCTCATTGAAGATATTGCCCACCTGAGAAAACAGTCGAATACATACGATTACGAAGGGTTCGTGTCGCGCAATGCCATTAAACGATATGAAAACAATGATGACGAGATCGGGGAGGTCCTGAGCGGCAAAGAATATGCAGCGCTCCCGTCTGATGTGCGTGAAAACCATTACACGTTTTATCAGTGGAACGACCCATATGAAGCAAAAGATTTTGCTCGTGAAGTGTTGCGCAAAGCTGACGAACAACTTTATATGTTCAACGACACGATTGATTGGAAGACACAAGAGCAACTGCGTAAGGATGGTTTGGATGCAGAGGCGACAGTAATGCGCCTTGTAGTGAGAATACTGTGAGGGAGTGATGTGTATGGATGAAATGATTTTGTATACGACGGGGTGTCCTAAGTGCCACATCCTGACACAAAAGCTGGATGCCAAGAAGATGAAGTATACGATTTGCGATGACATTGAGGAAATGAAGCGGCGTGGTTTTGCTTCAGTACCCGTCCTGCAAATCGGACAAAATACGCTGACGTTTGGCGAAGCTGTGACGTGGCTTAATTCTATCTAAGGGGTGTGGTACATATGGACATGCATATTAAACTGTGGCCTGATTTTGAAAAGGCATTTCAGGAACTCTTAGATAAGTATGGCGAACCGTTAGCAAAACTCAATGGCTTCTCTGATTCACAGTTAAGCTACACTGATTTCATTGATAACTTCGTCGATAAGGCAGTAGTTGCCGATGCCAGCATTGACGGTAACGCTAATGTAGGACATAAGGATGTAGTAGCTCTTGAAAATGAAATGAGCAAACCGCATTCCAAGCTTCTCGGCTTCAGCAAAATCTTCTATGAGCTGCAAAAGAAATACGGTTTAGAAACGGCTCGGCAATGGCTGGAAACAGAATGGACTGGCGGCTTCTATCTGCATGACGCTTATAATACCAGCCTGAAACCGTACTGCTTCCGTGGCGATACGAAGATTAAAACCGATCTGGGCGATATGGCGCTGAAAGACCTTGTAGGCAAATCATTCAAAGTCATTGGTGCTCTGGCTGAGTGGGAAAATGCAACTGCGAAATATTTCGGACGCGATGTTATGTACAAGCTTGTCGTGCGGCGGATGAATCTTGACGATCTGAAAATTGAAGAGCGGACAATTTATACGACCGCAAATCATAAATGGTTTGTGTGCGACACAGACGAACAGGGCTCTGCCAATTATATCGTACTGTTAAAACAAACTTCAGAACTGTCGCCTGATGATGTACTGTACACGATGAATGATAATTCTTGGTATGTTGTCTCTGTGGAGAATACAGGTATTGAAGACGATGTGTACTGCGCTGTAGTACCAACCACCCATGCCTTTACGCTGGATTGTGGTATTTTGACTCATAACTGCTTCGCTTATGATATTGAGGACGTTGTTACTAAAGGGCTCTTCTTTATCAATGACTTTAACAACCAGCCGCCTAAACACCTTGTCACGTTCACAGATTTTGTTTGTGAGTACATTTCGTGGGCGTGCAATAGATCGTCGGGTAAACGCAATACTGTGCCCGTTTGTGCCTTTGCCGGTTATCACCGGGGTACGCTTGCAGCGTGCTAACGGGGAAAGCTAAGTGCTTATAGCATATGCTAATCCCGTGGGAATCATTCAGCAATGAAGCCTGTAACGACTATCCCCGCGAAGGGGAGTAGGGCTATTATTGATAGACAGCCCGAAAGAGGTACACCGAACCATTGTGGTCGGCAAAAGATAGTCTAATCTTTATGGAAACATAAAGCGTCCGATGGCAGTCGGACTTCCCAGCTTTTTAATTTATTCTTACTACTTCTGGAAGAAAGACGTAGAAGCCGGGTATTATACCAAATCTCCTGAATACTATCGGGATCAGGAAGCGCAACGCTTTATCTTTAAATTAAATCAGCCCTTCCTGAGAGGCGGTATTCAGAGCGCGTAAATTGTTTGCGCCTATAAGGAGTGATCCTTATAGCAAACCTTGTGAATTGCTGAAAAATCTGTATCAGACAATCAGCAGCCAAATTTATAACCAACGTTATAAAAAGGTTCAGAGACTATCCCGCAAGGGAGTACACCGTAAGCGATTGACGGTGGAAGTACAAGGGGTCTGCCTTAGCAGATCGTGATATAGTCCGCTCTCTATGGTGACATAGAGCAGTTCATAAGAGAACGGTGTTGACGTAGCGAATCAACACGAACACATAGGTTACAAATATTTCTATCTTCGATATGCCGTATTTGGAGGCACTCTTTGGCGGCAGGACATTCCCTGATGGGACGTTTATCGTCGATTATTTAGAGGATGTCAGAGAATATCAGAAAGCATTTATGAAGGTCGTCAGTCAAATCCGCAACGAAAATATGATGACATTCCCTGTACTTACATATTGCCTCCTCAGAAAAGACGGTAAATTCGTCGATGAAGAGTTCGCTAAGTGGTGTTGCGAACACAATATGAAGTGGGCCGATAGCAACTTCTTTGTCAGCGATGATATCAATAGTCTCAGCAATTGCTGTTTTGACGGCAGTCAGACGACCCTTACAAAAGACAGAGATAACATTCGTTATGCTGCCTTTAGAGAGCTCTGGAAGCTGTCCGAAGAAACAGGTAACTATGAGTATCTGGTACCTCAGTTTAATGGTTGGAAGAAAGGTAGGCTGATTCGTCTTGCACCGCGCAAGCGTTATCAAGTCTTGACTAACTTTGACCAATCGCTGATTGTAACAGACAACCATATCAATATTACAAACCGTGGCGAAGTAGTAACCTCGGACTTGAAAGTTGGCGACGGCCTGTTGTGCTGGTGGCCGGGTCATAACGAGCCCGACGAGGTTTACGCAGAAATCACTTCGATCACTGAGCTGCCGACTTCCAGTTACAGCTACGTCTACTGCTTTGAAATGCTGGAGGGCGAACCGTGCTTCACACTGGCAAATGGCATTGTAACACACAACTGCCGCTTAAAGAGTAACATTAAAGATTTGGGCTTCTTCAATTCCATCGGCGGGACGGCTCTTGAAGTTGGCTCTGTCAAAGTCAATACGGTAAACCTTGCCCGTATCGCCTACGAGACCGACCGTGAGCATTATCTGCAAGCTCTGCACGACAGAGTGATGCTCGGTTGCAAAGTGTTGGACGTGATCCGTCACATCATCCAGCGCAATGCGGAGAAGGGATTGCTCCCCAACTATACACTTGGGATCATTAATATGAAATCCCAGTATATGACAACCGGTATCTCGGCACTCTACGAGGCAGTGCAAAAGTATGGATATACTTATAAAGATGAATTTGGGTATGTCCATTACACCGATGAGGGTATTGCGTTTGCGCAGGATCTCCTCAAAGAAATTCATAAGACCCATGATGAATTTAAACAGAAATACAACATTGATTACATGCTGAACATTGAGCAGATTCCTGGCGAGAGAGCCGCAAGCGTTCTGATGGAGAAGGATAGAATCTTCTTCCCGGATGAGGCTTATGAGCTCCCGCTTTATGGCAACCAGTGGATTCCTCTCGGCGTCAAAACCTCTTTAGAGGAAAAAGTACGTATCTCCGCATTACTGGATGATGCGTGCTCAGGTGGTTGACCAACGTTGAGCCACCTGTAAAAACCCCGTGAACCTTGCTGAAAGGGTGTGCGGTCTCCGACCGTGCTAACGGTGAAACCCCATATGGGCAATACCGTGCCAAGACAGTGAACGCACTGTAAGGTGTAACGACTAACCGTGATGAGTGTAGCGGTGTACGCTGTGAGATAAGCGCACAGTGGAAGCGCGGGGCATTCATAGCACTATGCTATGGGTGAAGAGATAGTCTAAATAATTGTCAGTTGCTCACATCAACATCGAAGCGCCGTTTACAGACTTCAATACAGCGTGGAAGATGTTGAATTACGTGGCAGATGCGGGCGTCCCGTATTTTGCCTTTAATGTCAGAATCAGTGCTTGTGAACACAACCATGGTTTCTACGGGGAGATTTGCCCCATCTGTGGTGGTCACAAGACTACAACGTATCAGCGTATTGTAGGGTTTTTAACCCCTGAGCGTACCTATTCAAAGGAACGTAAGGCAGAGTTCCGTATGCGTGACTGGTTCGACCTCGATATGATGGAGGAACTGTAATCATGTACGTTAAGAAGGTTGTCTACGAGGACTTTGTAAACTACAAGAAACCTTCTATGTTCATTGGCACAGTTCGTTGCGGCGGGAAGTGTTGCAAAGAGGGCGGCTTTCCGCTCTCCGTCTGTCAGAACTATGGGTGGAATAAAGAGCCCAGCATAGAGGTTGACGATGATAAACTGATTAAGGAGTACCTTGCCAACCCTATTACAGAAGCAATCGTCTTCGGCGGCTTAGAACCGTTTGAACAGTGGCCTGAACTGGTTAGTTTTATTACTGCCCTTAGATACAGGCACAACTGTAGGGATGACGTGGTGATCTACACAGGTTATTACCCTGATGAAATTCGCGGGCATATTAACTTGTTAAAAACCTTTGGGAACATCATCATTAAATTTGGACGTTACGTTCCTGAATCTGTTTCGCACAGAGACGATGTGCTTGGCGTAGAACTTGCTTCGCTCAATCAGTTCGCGAGGCGGCTCTAATGCCTCCTATACTCTACTGTGCGGTCGGTGGCCTGTCCTTGTGGGTTGGGATGGTGCCACCGGCCATTCTTTTGTTTGCACTTTATTACTTTTATTCTCACCGTAGGAGGTGAATAGCTTTGAAGATTATTGATTTTGAAAAGAAGGGTAACGCTGTGCGTTTCTTCCTCGGGGCAGATACCCTTAAAATGTGGTATGGCGACGACTGGGATGATACCCCGTATGAGCACAACGCTGGACAAGTCTACGAAGAGTTTGTCAGTGGCGTTTGTGATATTTATTTCCCGTTCGATGATATCGTAGTGGAACCGGCAAATGATTGGCACAACGGCGGTAATACCCGTTGGTGCAAAGATGATATGCGTGAACGCCGTGTGCCGTGTATCGTCGTTCTCCCGGCTGAGTCGATCCCTGAAAATACATGGGTCGATATGGACTGTTTTGAATACTGCAACGGCAGCAAGGACGCAGTGCGGTTTTACATGGGGGACCCGATTACTCCTGGTCGTTACATCTGGAATGCTGATATTTGAGGTGCTTGATGGATATTCTTGTTAAGAAATTACGCCCTGATGCAATCATCCCCACTCAGGCGCACAGCGGCGATGCTGGATGGGATTTATACGCTTCCGAAAAAGTTTGGGTGGCTTCTCATAGCGTGGTGAAGGTCGGCACTGGTGTGTCGTTTGCACTGCCTGATAATATGTTTGGCGCTATCTATGCCCGTAGTGGTTTAGCCACCAAGCAAGGGTTAAGACCGGCAAACTGTGTTGGCATCTGTGACTCCAGTTATCGTGGCGAATACATCGTGCCGATTTACAACGACAGCAACGAGGCGCAATGTATCAGAGCGGGGGAGAGGATCGCTCAGGTCATCTTCCAACGCTACGAGCCTGTAGAAACGAAAGAGGTGGACGAACTGCCTGAATCCGACAGGGGAACGGGCGGCTTCGGTTCTACTGGAAAGTGAGTATATTATTGAGCGGCAACACCGGTATAGGCGGTGGCGGCTATGGAATTAATGTCAAACGTAAAGAAAAGGGTAGAAGCTATCAGACTTCTACCCTTTTTTATAGGAGGTTTTTTATGGATATCCCTGTCTGGGAAAGATATATGCTGACGGTCGAAGAGGCCGCTCAATACTTTCGTATTGGGGAGACTAAGTTGCGCAGACTTATTCAAGAGCGTAACGACGCAGATTATATTATATGGAATGGCAACAGAGCGCAGATCAAACGTAAACTTTTCGAACAATACTTAAATCAATCCAACGTGATTTAAATAATCCGCACTTGCAATCATACAGATGCAATGGTATAATCCAAATGTTATACTGCGCATCTGGGGTAAGGAGGCCCAGAACAATGCAAAAACGACGAGACACAAAAGGTAGAGTGTTACGTCCAGGCGAATCACAACGACCCGATGGCCGCTATGAATACCGGTATGTCGATCAGAATGGGCGCAGGCAGTCTGTTTACAGTTGGCGGTTAGTCGCTACGGATGCGACGCCGCTTGGGAAACAAAATGCGCCACCGTTACGTGAAACAATCAAAAAGATCTCTGCAAATCTCGATAACGGTATTTGTTTCAGTGACGCTAACTCTACAACAATTGATGATCTTTTTCGTTTATATATTGAAATGCGCACCGATTTGAAATTCTCGACGCTTACAAACTATAACCGACACTATCGATTGCATATCCAGCCACTATTAGGCAATCTTCCAGTAGCATCGATTAGGCATAGTCACATTCAAAAATTTGTTCTGCAACTGCATGACAAAGGTTTGCGGGCAAGTAGCGTATATACGATGTATGCGATTGTGCGTCAATTATTACAAATTGCTGTACACGATAACTTGATTGCAAACAACCCGGCGTCAGATGCAATGAAAGCTTTGTCTCGTGCCTTGGCTATGGAAACACAGCCCCGCCACGCTTTGTCACTGTGGGAGCAACAAACGTTTCTTGGGTACACAGCGCAATCACAAAAGTACCAAAGATATTACAACCTCTTTATTGTATTACTTGGTACTGGGATGCGGATTGGTGAGGCACTCGGGTTACGATGGTGTGATTGCGATTTTCAATCACAGATCATCCATGTAGAACACACGCTCTCTTACGCGCAAACCACACGCAATCCTCATCGCTACCGTTTAACAGAGCCAAAAACCAGAGCCGGAATACGCGAGATCCCAATGCTACCAGACGTTGTGACAGCCTTACAGAACGAGCAAAAGCGATGTGCCTCGATCAAAACTGATGAGTTTAATATTGATGGATATTCAGATTTTATTTTTTTGAACAACACCGGCAAACCATTTACCCCACAATTTATCTACGGAGTTCTACAAGAATTGGTCAAAGCTTATAATAAAGCGGAATTACAGAATGCAGCCAAAGAAAATCGCGAACCGCAATTGCTACCACGATTTAGCCCTCACAATCTCAGGCATACATTCTGTACGCGCCTCTGCGAATGCAATGTTAACATCAAAGTGGTTCAAACAGTGATGGGGCATAGCAACTCGCGGACAACGATGGAGGTTTACAACGAGGCAACGTCACAATTCAGACGGCAATGTTTCGCTAATCTTAATGGCAATTATGTCATTCAGGCATCAGAGGCAACATTGTGCAGTTCATAAATGAGGGTTGTGTACGCCAGCTTGTACGCCAAAAGCGCCAATTTGCGTGTCGTTTACGCCAATTTGTACGCCAATTGACCAAGAAGTTATAAGAAGTTATAAGAAGTTATGAGAAACTATTTTGAGTCCAAACCCATTGCTTTAAATTCAAAACACATAGTTTTAAGAACTTTTAAGAACTTATAAGAAGTTATACAAAATCATGGAGTGATTCCTATGTTTATTACCTGCCTCGACAAGTAATAAAAGCGGGGAGCGCCAATGATTACAAGCACTTCCACGTCTTATCGTTGATAGTTTACGACACTTTTACGACACTTGATTTTTGCGCAGTATAACACTTGATTTGAACAGCGTGATTGAGCCCTGTGTGAACAGGTTTGAATCATGTTGCTCAAATGTAAATAAAAGGGGAAGAACGACTACAATACAGTAGTAATTCTTCCCCTTATTTTTTACATTCCAGATTCTCCAGTCAAGGCAAAAGTCATAACGTCAGTAGTCTTAGGATCAACTTCCCAAGTCATCATTTCATCCAATAAGGTTTTACCCCAATGATTTTGATGCAATTTATCTATGTAGAGCTCTTGAATGTCCAAGATGGCTTTCTTCTCATAGATAGGGAGGATCTTGGTGTCTTTATATTTGGTATAGATATCTTTGATCTCCAACCGCAAAGATCGGACAGTCGCGTCCAAAGTTATACTTAAAGACTTTTCAATACGATTACGAAAGGCCGCATCGGCTTGTTCGTTCGTTTCAATCATATTGGTAATCTTTTTGAGCTGGCTTTCTACGCCAGATTTATCAGAGCTCTCCACAATAAAAGAGGTTAGCTTAGTACGCACAGACTTGCTGATAAGGGTAACCAGGCCGACGATAGCTGTAATACATCCGATTACTGTGGCAATATTTTTAAAAGTATCAATCGTAATTGTCATGGTTACTCACCGCCCTCAGTCGGGGCGACATTGATAACCTTAGCCGCGTCGCAAATACTATCAATCAGAACACTCAATTTGGCGAGCGACTCGTCGTCGAGCTGATAGTTGACGCTCTGGGCGGTGGTTTGAACCATTCCCATAACCCAAGCCTTTTTGTCGTCGCCATTCTCAAAAGAGCGCTCTGCCTGTTGCATGTATTTCAGTGTCAGCGTCACCAGATTGTTCCAGTTCTTTTCTTCAACCGACTTACGCACATACTCAACCAGTTTGATAACCAGCGGGATGGCCGTGCAGATGCCCGTTACGAGCGCGACGATCAGTTCAAGATACGCCTGATTCATAAGACTCCCTCCTTTATATTAGATTTTTATCTGCTGTGTTTCACGGAGCCAGGATCACATTCCAGGTCTTAGCTCCGGCAATACCGTCTGCCGCACCACAGGCTGTGTGAGCACGTTGATAAGCTACCAAAGCATTGTGTGTTGCCGCTCCGAAGTCGCCGTCTACGGTCAATTTCGCGCCATCCAGAACATTCAATGCAGACTGTAATACTTTCACGTCATTGCCTTTGCAACCCTTTGAAAGCTCTCTGGTTGCAACTGTGATGCTTACGCTGGGCTTTGTAGTGATACCATTATGCGTGGACGCATTACCATACTTAGGCCGCACAGCTCCGACCACATAATTAAGCGACCGTGTTCGCCTGTACACGCCGCCGCCATCCGCCTGTGAACCGGAATTGCCCGCCGACGTGTTGCCCTCAATCGCAACGACGCTTCTGCCAACAGTCTTTTCAACAATGCCGATATGTTGCGGGTTTTTACCGCCGCTGAAATTGTACATGACCAAATCGCCGGGTTGCAGCTTGGTCTTATCCGTGATCCAGCAGCCGTTATTGACCGCCCACGTCTTCAAGACTCCACAGGACGCGACCTTATTTCCCACATAGATGGCCTTGGACTCCCCGGCCTGATTCAGCACCCAGCAACAGAAAACCACGCAGTACGGGTAAGCGCTACCCGATACAGCGCGGCCATAATACCAAGTATTATATTTGATGTTGTTGCTGTCCTTGGGGACTTCGACCGTCCCGATTTGCTTGCGTGCCACTTCCAGCACTTTACCTACAGCATTTGCCATGCTCTCACGCTCCTTCTTCACTGCTGCTCGGATTCTTCGACGCTTTCATATTCCACCTTTTGCTTATAAGGCACACCGTCCGCATCCACACCATACTTGTTCCGGGAATTCTTCATGCCAAATTGATAAAGCACATATGACGCGATCGGTGCTATAATCATCGATACCCCCGCAATAGGAAGTGCCGCATCGGGCATATTCACGCTACCATTCTCAATGGCGACCTGTGCAAGATTGTAGTATCTTACCACCATCCAGACGCCAAGGATCAGCAACGCCACGAAAGCAAAGCCGCACAGAACCTTGGAGAATTCAATCTTTTTCAGTCTTGACCGAAGTGATTTCTTCCTGCCCATAGGCAACACCTCCCTTGGGATTCCACGCACCGTAATAGCCCCACTTATTTACCGTTGACATAGAAGAAACCGCCCCGTGCTTTTCAGCCGGGGCGGTTTCCTTTTCTTTCTGCCATTGCTCGTGCTGTTGTTGAATGCGGCCATACAGCTCAGTCTCATAAAGCAGACATTCTGCGGTAGTCACGGCATTTAGCTCCGATCCCACGTGATGACAATATCGTCCGGGGTGGCTCGACCTGAGCAGTTTAGGGTGATTAACTCACTGCTCGGTGAGTACAGTGTTTCACTGCCCATCGTAACGTCGCACCATGTACCCTCTGCAAGGATCAGGATGTTTTTGGGGATTTGTTTCCCGGCGGTTTTCAGGGTTATCGTGGTAAGGGCACCCGGAGCTTGGCTCTCAGTGAGTGTCTGTATTTCTGTTATATCTGCGTCGTTATAGAAAATACCGATGCCACCCTCAGAAGGCGCGAGCTCAATAAAGATAGGCCACTCCAGCGCACGCTGCGGTCTACTGAGATCCGCCCCTACATAAACCAGGCTACCGGCTTGATACCACGGGGCATGTTTGGTTTCGGTATATTTTGTCAGAGGCTGAGACATCGTGTCTTTCGTCTCGACAGCAGCGTATGCACGCAAACGCATCGGGAGCGCAGACCAAAACTCTGCGGAGGACGAATAATTACTTGGGCTAAAGCCCGCCGCATCAAAAATGTTGAGCAGGATATTCAATATACCGCCAAAGTTGCTTTTGATTTCGGTGTATGCACTTTCACCAAGATCGCCCACTTCGCCCCAAAAGTTTTTCCATGCACTCGGTATAGTCGAATCATCACTAAAGTCAGGATATAAACCTGTTCCAGCCGCTATACTCAGCAACTCATTTGCAAAAGCTTCTCCATTCGGATACGTAGCCATTAGACCACCACCACCGTTCCGTCATAGGCCGAAGGTACAGGGACGTTCACGGTCACTGTACCATACCCGGTCCCGCTTGCAGGTGTGTATGTCCCGTTCGCCGTAACAGATAAGGGGTTAAGCGCAGGGCTCGGCACGTCTACTACCACGCTTGCGAGCCCATCATAACCACTATCTGCCGTCACTGTGCCATTCTCTGTAACCGTCTTGCTTTGCAGCGTCGGCTGAACGTCAACATCAGCATATGTATACTGTGCGACATTATGCATACCATTCGTGGTAATTTTCGTCAACTCCGGGACTGCGTTGGACGTATAATAGGTCGTGTTGATGGTCGGTGTACCCGTAAACGCACCACCAGTGTTATAAAACATATTGGAGAGTGAGATACTTGCCGTACCCGTGCCAGTGCCAAACACTGGGATGCGATATGGAGTGGTATAATCGCCATCATTGGTAGTGGAGAGTTTGATGAGTTTACATCCATAGAACATACCACTATAGCAGAAGGTCTTCAGCGACGTTGCCGGAAGAGCAGGCAATGTTATTAATTTCGTGCAACCTTGGAACATGGAATAGTAGCATTGACTTGCCAAAGTCGTAGCCGGAAGAGAGGGGGCTGCGACGAGACTTGTACAGCCAAAGAACATGCTGTAATAGCAGTCGTTTGCCAACGTCGTTGCCGGAAGAGCAGGCGCAGTAATCAGACTCGTACATCCATAGAACATGAAGCTATAGCAACCACTTACTATCGTAGTAGCCGGAAGATCCGGAGCAGTGGTCAGTTTTGTACATCCATAGAACATACCGTTATAGCAATTAACAGCCAATGTAGTAGCCGGTAATGCAGGCGCAGAAGTCAGTTTTGTACATCCATAGAACATGAATCTATAGCAATCAGCAGCCATCTCAGGATGTTCACCCTGCGCAACCGCCTCTGCATCAAGCAGGTTTTCAATATTGCCAGTGCACGTGACGCCACTCTCGGTGCTGTCATACGCCTCGAAGGTGAATGAATGCCCACTTGAAGAGATTACTGTATTCCCACTACCACGAAGATAGACCATATGACTACTGTTAGGCGTAAAACTTGTTCCATCCCATTCGATCCACCGTTCTGCATCGTCTGAGATATACATAGTTCCGTCCCACACTGGGTCAGTCACTGAGATAGTTGCAATATTACTAAAGGTCAAATACCCAAGCGGCGGTTGCACATCTACGGTCGCATACGTGTACTGTGCGACATTGTGCACTCCATTCTCGGTAATCTGCGTCAACTCCGGGATAGCGTTTGACGTGTAATAGGTCGTGTTGATGGTTGGTGTACCTGTGAACGTGCCACCGGTGTTCGTAAACATATCGGTGAGCGCATCCTTCGCAGTAGTGCCCGTACCAGATACCGGGATGCGATACGAGGTAATATACTCACCAGTGTTAGTAGTGGAGAGTTTAATGCCTGTACAACCATCGAACATGCCGTCATAGCAACCTTGATCTAATGTAGTAGCCGGAAGAGCAGGTAGAGTAGTCAGGCTCGTACATCCTTGGAACATCTGATAATAGCAATACATATTTACCGTAGTAGCAGGAAGAGCAGGAGCTGTAGTCAGGCTCGTACATCCTTGGAACATCTGATAATAGCAATAAGTAGTTAACTGAGTAGCCGGAAGACTTGGTGCTGTCGTAAGATTTGTACAACCCTGGAACATCCTTTGGTAGCAACTGCTTGTTATCGTAGTAGCAGGAAGATCAGGAGCTGTAGTCAGGCTCGTACATCCTTGGAACATACTTTGGTAGCAACTCAGAGCCAAGGTAGTAGCAGGAAGAGCTGGAGCTGTTACGAGACTTGTACAGCCTTGAAACATAAATAAATAGCACGAAAGTGTCAGCGCTATAGCTGAGAGCTTAGGAGCTTTTATAAGACTTGTACAATCTTTAAACATACAAGCGTAGCAATTGGCCTTCATCGTCGGGTGCTCACCACGGGCAACCGTTGCCGCGTCAAGCAGGTTCTCGATATTGCCTTCGCAGGTAACACCGCCTTCGTTGCTGTCATACGCGTCAAAGGTGAACGAATGGCCGTTGTTCGAAACCTTCGTGTTTCCACTGCCTTGCAGGTAAATCGTGTGGCTATCGCCGGGCTCGAACCTCGTTCCGTCCCACTCGCTCCACTGCTCGGCATCGTCGGAAATGTACATCGTCCCGTCCCATACCGGGTCGGTAACGGAGAGATACGCAATGTTACTAAAGGTCAAATAACCAAGAGGCGGTTGCACGGCGACGGTCACTGGACTGTACGCTTTGCCCTCTGGGGCAGTCGTTGTGCCGTTCACAGTAACGGTCAGCGGCTCGACGGTGACAGAAGAACCGCCGCCTTTGTGCTTGAGCAATGCAAGCAGTTCAATGTCCAGATCCATCTCAGCTCGCCTCCTCCGCGCTCTTCCATTCGCCGCTTGCATTCAGGACATAACTTGCAAGACCGGCATCTGCTACGATCGCGATAGAACCGGGCGACATACCAGACTCATTGGCTCGCAGGCTATCGAGATCGGCAGCGGTATCTAAGATAGCAGTGATTTCACGGCCACTGGTATAAGTGTTAGATTTTGCGCGAATAATTTTATAGGCCATATGTATCCCGCCTTTCTAAAACTGTAGATAAATATTACAACTGAATAATAGATGATCAACTGACAATCGTCAAATTTGTATTGTATGATTTGGGCGGATACGGATTATCCGGATCATTGATCTTGACAGAAACGTCTCCACAGTTTAAGAACTGCATGTCAAATCCGTTCGCGCAGTCCAAACCACCAGATGCCTCCCGCTGTGAAACTACATTTCCGGAAATGTAGCATCCGTTGAACATAGTACGGATATGGAT